GAACTTGAAGCAATGAATGCAGAACTGTCTACTACTGTAGATAGTATCTTAACTGACGTATTGCCCACTCTTATGAGTGTGTAATTATATAACTCTATTAATAGAAAGGACATAGAAAGGAATGAAAGATATGACAACATTTATCGCACGTATGATTATGAAAGAAGCAGACAAAAGTATTGAAGCAGGTCAGAAGAAATACAGAGCGTATTTCGTGAAAACTAAACTGTATAAGAACTGGAAGGAAGATGTAGATACTATTCTCATCACAGATGGTTATGATGATGTGATTGTTGAGGCATGAATAAAAAGAATGTATAAACTTTTGTCGAAGAGGTGAGATACCTCTTATTTTTATGCTCAAATTTAAAGGGAGTCTTGTGTTATAGCAAGGCTCTCTATTTTTATGAAAATGAGGTGAATGAATGAAAAGAGAAACACCTTTATATTGTTGCTATTCTCTTGAACAGAGAAAGTTTTTAACCAAAAGAAATATTAAATATGAAGTTGTAGGATTGAATCCAAATAATCAGCAAATGTTCTGGGTTTATATCAGAAATAAGGAATTAAATGATGCTTTGAATTTATGGACTGCTAGAAAATAGTGGTTCTTTTTATGTTTAATTTTGAGGAGGAAATGGCATGTCTGAAATAGACCATAGAAAAAATAATAATTATTCTGTATATGTTCACATAAGTCCTAGTAATAAATATTATGTTGGTATTACAAAGCTTAAACCATCTCAGCGTTGGGGCAAAAATGGATGTGGTTATAAAAAGCAAGGGTTTTATAATGCTATTCAGAAATATGGTTGGGATAATTTTGAGCATGAAATTATTGCAGAACACCTTACTGAGGAAGAAGCCTGTAATATGGAAATTGCTTTAATAAAAGCATTAAATTCAGATGGAGAAAATGGGTATAATAATCATTGTGGTGGACATTATAAATATTTAGGTATTGAAGATTTAACAGGAAAGACTTTTGGTAATTTAAAAGTTAATAAAAAATTGTACATTAAAAGAAATACTAATGGCGATCCTATAACTTATTATGACTGTATTTGTTCTTGTGGGAATCACACAATTAAAAACAATAGCATTAAATATGGTTCAAACACAAGCTGGTGTTGTCCTGAGTGCCTAAAAAAGAATATCTATAATAAACATTGTAAAAATTATAAAAGTAAGAATCATATTGAAGAAAAAGATGATGTATTATTAATACATAATTCAACTTCTGATGACATTATAATATGCTCGAACCAATATAAAGATATTATAAATCAATATACTTTTAGAATTGAATATAAAAATGAACAACCAAGTCGTGTACGAGGATATAATACACATTTATATAATAAATCTGATTTAAATTTAGAGGATATACTATATAAATATAAACATTCATTTGATTATATTATTTTTAAAAATGATCATTTAGATTATAGAGAAGAAAATCTTTTCTTTGTAGACACATCTACTTTCACTTTCTATCATCATTTATTCAATAATCATAATAATCCTATGTATTTAATAAGAACATATAAACATAAAAATTGTATTAAATATTTTGTTGAGCCTAAGTTATTAAAGAAATTACCTTATGATTATAAAAGTTTCCGAAGTAACAATCTTCAAGATATTATTAGAGAACGAAATAAAATTTTAAATATGATTGCTAGTAACAATGAGGCACTGAAATATGTAGTGTCTCTTTTTTATACATCAAATTTACAAAAGGAGGTTGCATAATATGGCAACAAAATTACTAGATATTAGTTTCTGGCAGGATACTTTAGATTTTGCCAAAATCAAAAAAGCAGGATACGATAATATTATTCTTCGTGCAGGATATGGAACTACTATTGATTCCAAATTCAACGAGTATGCTAATGCTTGTAAAAAAAATAAAATCAACATTATTGGTGTGTATTGGTTTATATACGCTACAAATCTTACAGAGATAAAGGCAAACGCTAACAAATGTTTAGAAGTAATTAAAGCACATCAACCTAAGATTGTATTTGCAGATTTTGAATATGATACTATTACGAAGGCTGCTAAGAAAGGCGTAAAACTCGGTGCAAAAGAATGTGATAGTTTTACTATTAAATTTTGCGAAACGGTTAAAAAAGCAGGATATATTCCAGGATATTATGCTAATACAGATTATTACAACAACATGTATAGTTCCGCTGTAAAAAACAAAGGCTATGTATTCTGGTTAGCTCATTATAAATCTGATTATTCATATCATGAACCACCTATTAAATGTGATTTTTTCCAGTATACAGACAGAGGTACTGTACCTGGTCTAACAGGTAAAAAATTTGATACTAACGTCTGCTTCTCTAAGAAATATCTTAAAACTTCTAATACTTCTACAATAACTCCAACAACAAATAAACCACAAGGAAGTGATAATAATATGTCAAATAACATTATTCAAAACGTAATTAATGACGCAGTTTCATTCGCTGTAGGAATTGCAAATGACAACTCTCATGGTTATAGTCAAGCAGTAAGAAGCCTTTACAATATTACTAATCCTAAGTCATATGATTGTTCTTCTCTTTGCTGTACTGCTTACTATTATGCATTCTTAAAAAATGGATTAACAACACAGGCAAACTATCTTAAATCTCATTGTAGCTATACAGGAAATATGCTTAATATGCTCAATGTAGGTTTTGAAATTGTAGCTAGAAATCAGACTGCACACGCACAAATGCAGAAAGGTGACCTTGAATTAAATGTAACTCATCACGTTGCTATGGCAATTGATAGAGATAATATTGTACATGCAAGATCATCCGAAGGAACTACAAATACTATTGATGATTCTGGTAATGAGATTAGGACTCAAGGATGGTATTTGTACTCTCATGGATGGACGCACCGTCTAAGATTTACAGGTAAAGGACTTAATTTAAGCAATATCAAGCCATCACAAACAACCTATAACAAATGGGTAGGTGCAGCCACAAAAGATGACACAGATGTATTTGCAAATCCTACAGGAACATCAAAATTATCTACATACCCAAAGCTAAATAAAGGTAATTTAGTAGACGTAATTGGTGTATCTGGAACACGTTATCAAGTGAAAATTGCAGATAAATTTGTAGGTTATGTTGAGAAAACTAACATCAAAGATCCTAATGCAGTTGTTACAAAACCTAGTACTTCTACAAGTAAAACTAAATATCCATTTGTCGGAGAAGTAACCGCATCTGAATTAAATGTGCGTATTGGTGCAGGAACAAATTATGGTAAATTACCATCCTATCCAATTCTTAAAAGAGGGAACTTAGTAGATGTATTAAAAGCCAAAAAAGATATATCTGGAAACAAATGGTATCAAATTAGAATTGCAGGTAAATACACAGGTTATGTATCTGCTCAGTACATTAAGAAGAAATAATTTTAGCTTTTGAGGAAAGGATTGAGGGATAATGAGATGATTAGTGTATTAAATGAGATAAATTCACAGGGGATATTTACAATTATCCTCTGTGTAGTATTAGTTCTTCTATTAATCGTAGAAGGTACTAAATTATGGAAAGGAACGCTTGAATCACTTGGTCTTAAAACCAATAAGGAATTGCAAGAACAAAGCTTAAATAAGCGATTAGATGAATTGGAACATAAGATAAAAACAGTAGAAAATTCTTTTATGAATAATCAAGAAGTATATCATAATCAGAGCATTGAAATTCGTAATCATTTACAAGAAAATCAAGAGAATCTAAGCAATCAAATTACAGAATTATCTACTGTAATAAATGACTTTGCTACAACGTCAAAAGAATGTACTGTTGCGTCATTTAGAAGTTCATTATGGAGAATGCATAGAGATTTTGTCTCTCAAGGATATATTACTCCTGATGGATTAAAAACATTTTTAGATATGGGAAACCTTTACGAGCGATGCGGCGGTGATGATATATATCACGAGAAGCTTTTACCAGAAATAAAGGCATTAGAAGTACATTATCCAGAGGGAAGTGTATATAACGAATAAACAATTACAGGGTAATCAGATTAATTTCTGGTTACCCTATTTTTTACGCTTACATACTGATTACTGGTATATAAACAAGATTTGCGTTCTTATTGTTACAATTTTTTAAAACGGCACGATATAACATCATGGCTTCCTTCTCAGATACTACATTCCCAAATGTGTTAAATTTTACATTTGGATTTATACGATAAATTTCATTAATAAGATTTTTTGTATTGATATTTTCATATTGTAATTGATTTGTGTTCATAGCATCTTACCTCCATGCTTACATTATACAAACACTTGTTCTGCAAGTCAAGAGGATAAAAATAATTTAGGACAGTTGAGTAATGATACTCTTCTGTCCTATTTTTTTACGTCTGTGAATTGTAAATAAAATAATACCCCACAGTATGATTTCTCGCACCATGAGGTATTATATATCGTTTGGACATTAATAGAACTCTTTATAGTTCTACTGCGACATCAATGATTGCGTCAGACCATTGATTCTTACGTAAGTATTTACCAATAGACTTTCTGTAATCTTGTGCCATTTTATAAGTAATAACGAAATTTAAGTTAATTATTTCGCCTTTGTTTCTGCGATAGCTGCCTGTGCTGCTATGGACAGAAGATAGGCTATCATCATTACTTAATATCTGAGCAGAATAATTATTTTTGCGTCCTTCTACTTGTGTGTCTAAATATATGTCTGAGTTCTTATCATAATCATTTCCTAAATTAATATACCATCTAAATTTATTGTTATCAAGAACAAGAACTTTTGAAATGAATTTATCAATGATATACTTTGGTAACTTAGGTTGTGAAAAATCTATAACCTCATTCATGGCTTGTTTTATAACTTCTATCTTCTTTTCAATTGATTCTGGTTCATCTGATTCAACTTCATCAATTGTTAATTCAGAATTTAATATAGAAATCTGTTCAGTGATCGTATTTTTTGATTCAGCAAACTCTTCTTTTGATATTTCACCATCTGCTCTCATTTCTATTAAGTTCTGTAATCGTTTTTGTAGTTTTTCTATTTTTAATTCTGTTTCCTTGATATTCTTTTTATTTGGTTTTACATCTTCTTCATAGTTTTCAGATATCATTTTTAATGCTAATATAACAGATTCACCTTTATTTTTCCAAATATGTTCTATAACCATTTTTGCCATCATATCAAGTTTCCAATCTGCAACCATTCTAATTCCGCAATATCCATCCGTATCTAATCCGTTTTTTTCACGAAATTGTTTACTTCCATAATTAAGCTGTCTTTGGCATTGATAACCATATACTGCTTCACCTGTCTTATTAGTTCTCCATTTATTTCTTCTAAAAGAACTACCACAATTACATAGAAGTTTTTTACTCCAAAATTCTTTTACGTCTTTTTTACCAGATAATTTATCTCCTACAGATTTTGTACGTCTAGCGATTATTTTTTGCACATCATCCCATTTATTTTGTGGTATAATAACAGGAATGTTTACTTTCTGATACATATAACTGTCTCTATCAAGATTATTAATTCTCTTTTGTTCAAGATAATTATTACTATGTGATTGACCATAAGCAAGTACACCTGTATATGTTGATTTTTTTAATATTCTCATTACACGTTCAGCAGACCATTTTATATCTCCACTTGCATTCTTACGTTGCTGAACAGATAATGACTTAGCGATTTTCATTGAGCCAAGACCATCTAAATACATATCATAAATCATTCTAACTGTTTCAGCCTGTTCTTCGTTAATTACATAGGTATTTCCAACACGATCATATCCTAAGATATTTCCATTACCATATAATGAGCCATTTTCTCTACTGATTTTTTGTCCTGCTTTAACACGATCAGAAGTCTTTCGGCTTTCTTCTTGTGCTAATGTAGCCATCAATGTAAGTCGTAATTCCCCATCACCATCCATAGTCCAAATATTATCATCTACAAAATATACTTCTATATTATATTTGCTTTTGAGTTCTCTGGTATATACTAAGGTATCTACTGTATTTCTAGCAAATCTACATACCTCTCTTGTTACTATTAAATCAAATTTCCCTTTTTTAGAGTCTTCAATCATCCTTAAAAATCCTGGACGTTTCTTTGCTTGAGTACCTGTTATTCCTTCATCAATATACTTTTCAACTAAATTCCAATTGGGGTGGAACTTTAATTGATCGTCATACCATTGCATTTGGTTTTGTAATGCTGATAATTGTGCTTCATGTTCAGTTGAAACACGTCCATAAAAAGCAATATTTCTTGGTCTATTTCTATCGAGGGACGTTATATAATTATCCATGTTATCTCCTTTCAAAAATAAAGCCTATTTTATATACTATTATATATAAAATAAGCCTTATTTTCAACAGTATTTTTCTATATTATGTAATCTTATACTTTTTCAAAATATTATCATAAGTTCTTTTATTAATAATGCCTTGTTCATATAAGATATTTATAATAATCAATGCGCCATCTTCATCACTGATTATATTATTTGATTCTTTTGCTTCTATATTAAATCACCCTTTATTCTTGTCCGTACTACCAAATCCACCATTACGAGAAGTTTCTACTTTATCATCTTCTGTTATTCCATACTCTACAAAAATACCTTGCATAAATGCATCTCCACGTCTAACGGTAACAATTTTATTTGTTTTAGAATCATTTGTAAGTTTTGCAAAGATATGACCTTCGTTATCTGAATAGAAATAATCACTGTCGATAATACCTACGAGATTATCTAGCTGTAAACGATATTTGAATCCTAATCCGCTTCTCGGATAACATTTCAGCACCCAATCAGTATTCATTCCACATCTGATTCCAGTAGGAATTTTAATAGTTTCACCAGGCTTTAAAGTGAATGTCAGAGGACTTACAAAGTCATATCCTGCACTGCCTTTTGTTGCTCTTTTGGGTAGTGTAATTGCTCCATAAATACTCTCAATCTCACGTCTGGTTGATGTATCTAATTCAGGAATATCAAATGTATCAAGCCAATCTTTTTCAAACTGTCCGTATGTAACTTTTTCAAATTTTGCGACTCTTTTTGCCATATTAATAATCTCCTTTGTGTATGTAATTTGTTATAATTATTTTATTAATGAACTTGTATTAAGACCACGCTCAGCAAGATATTGAATAGCTTTATCACTGTCGTAGAAGTTCATAAGCATTTTTATTGAAGGTTGATATTCTTTCCAAGTTGTTGTAATTTCTATATTCAAATCTTCTTTCCATTGTTTTACATTGAAAAATAAATTATTCCAAAAGAATAACTTCAATCCTTTTCTCTTTTTAATAATTTCAAACGGAAGAATAGGATATACATTTTTAATTTTGAGAATTTCTTCTTCCGCATTATCCCAATTAACTTTAATTATATTTTCATTTGGATGACTTTCACATATCTTACGTGCGTACAAATTTATATGAAATGGCTTAATAGAATTGATACACACTTCTGTTGTTGGTATATAATATTTAAGCATAAATTTATATCTCCAATAAATATTTTATGTAGTGATCCCAATTCATTTCTAACTGCATATACACATCTATTTTTACAGATTTCTTATCAAAATCACCAATCAAAGGAGCAATTAGAATCTCCCATTCGCATTTACACCAATAATAATACATAGTTGATAATTTAACTTTTTCTCTAAATTCTTCCAGTGTGTAATCGTCTCTGCGATTTAATAATTCGACAATTTCCTGTTTGTAACTGATATGATTAAAGATATTAAATACTTTTATTTTTCTTTTATTTATATCAGGAACAAATACATTCCATTCTAAATCAACACTATTTTTAATATTCCTCATAATATGTTTCTCCGTTTATTTGCGGATATTTTTGTTCTGCATTGTGTATTCTTTTAAGAGCAATTGAACGATTATCAAAGACATTTTCATCAATCTCATTGAATCCTAGTAAGTATGCACGTTTGTCTTTCTTGTCTACGCCACAGAACCAATTATCCATAACAGTTCTTACAACTAAATCGCACAAATCATATGTGCCTGTTTCTGGGAATATTCGTGTGTAATACACGATATCTCCTTTATCAATAGTCTTCATTTTCTGATACTTCCTCAAAAATATCTTTCATATTACTCATAAATTTGTTATATGCTTTTACTACTTTTTTGTAGAGTTTATTATTACCTCTATCATCTGGATTATAGAATGGTGCGAATAATGTTCCATTTGCATATCGTACATTTGTTGATACGAAATAATCTTCTTTATCTACGGTAAGATTAAGAATGATTTCCTCTGTGTATAACGATTTGTTTAGTATATATTGAGTTGGGGTTACTCTGAAATTATTAGATACAAAATCTCTATCTCTAATTGGTTGTTTTACACGATATGTTTTGGGTTCTACCATAAGAATTTTCTCCTTTTGTACGGGAGTCAATTAAGACTCCCATAATACTATTTGTTTTTGTTTCAATGTTTCTTGTACATTAATAACTCTCTGGTTAGATGAGCCTCTCCAATGTAGAGATATATCTCTGAGTTCATCGACATATCTTCCATCTATAAGTACATTACATTTACTAACTAATTCTTTACGCATTTGTAGCATTTTAAGTTGTTCAGAGTTAATATCGGTTATAACTGGATGCATAATCTGTTCCCATGTATATCCTGTGTATAACCAGATATTTTTAGTGGGATATGAAACTCGAATTTCATCCACGATTTTCAGAACATTTTGTACATTTTGGGGGTGTAAAGGATCACCGCCACTGAATGTAATTCCACTAATATAGTCTTTTTTTAACTCATTTAGTATTTCATTCATTGCATTTTTATCAAATGGAATCCCACTTTGGGGACTCCACGTTTGCTGATTTTGACAATTTGTACAATGATGTTCACAACCTGCCACCCATAATACAATTCTTAATCCATCACCATTGTTTTGATCTGGATATGTTATATTATGATAATTCATATTACATACTCACCCTGTCTTTAATTTCTGCATTTTTTGCTTCATTATATCTTGTTTCCCCGTGTACTCTTGTGAATCCTAAATAACCATTCATTCGATCAATTTTAGTAATCATTTTACTTCCACACTTAGGGCATACATCCATTTCAACTTGTTGATAACCGCAATCTTCACAATAGCACATAGCAAGATTTACACCTTCATAGAAGCCTTTATCCATTGCTCTTAACACCAATGTCTTAATAGCTTCTTTATTATATCCAAGATTATATCTGCAATATTGAATTTTTCCACCATTAAAATAATTCCAGAACCTTCCTTCTTTATCTTGCTTTTCAATCGGGTTCATATCTTCTGATACATGACAATGAAAGCTATTGCTTACATATTCTTTATCTGATACATTTTCTACAATTCCATAAATCTTACGGAACTGTTTAATTTGTAATCCGCATAAACTCTCGGCGGGAGTACCGTAAATTGCATAGAGTAAATGATCCTCTTCTTTGATTTTATTTGTATAATTATTGATATACTTCATTACTTCTAATGCAAATTCTCCATCTTCCCTAATGGATTTACCATTATATAATCTTTGGAGTTCATTCAATGCTGTAATTCCATAACTTAATGTCATTGGTGGTAATAATGATTTAATTTTATCGTCTGGTTTTAAATGACCGCCAAGTAATCCACCTTCGCAAAATGCAATTGGATTTACACTTGCTCTTAATTCACCAATATATTCATATGTACGTTTATGAAGATTGCGGATCATTTCAAGATAATAATTAAGAACCTCATAGAAATCTTTAGATTCCCTTCTTGCTTTAGCGAGAATCATCGGGAGATGAAGACTAACTACACCAAGATTGAATCTTCCTTCAAAGACAGGCTTATCATTTTCATCTACTGGATGCATTCCACCTTTTTCATACCAAGGTGAAAGAAATGCTCTACACATGTTAATCGTATGTCACCATACGCACTGACTAGCTTTTCCCTCAGAGGTGTCCTAAATCTCGTCATTGGGCGGTATCTTTGGAAACAGTGCTTATCTCTGTTTCTACTCGGCTACACTCATCACCGATAGTCGATTAACTTCTTTTAAGAAGCACAGCTTCATCTATAGTACAATCGAATTTCTTCTCCTATAGACCTATCTGTTAGCAGCTTACGCCACACCTGTTAAGCAAACAGTTAAATACCGTTTTACATGGGCTGATTTGCACTTACCCATAGGACTAACCACTCGTTTATATTTTTTGTACATTTCTGCTACATATCCATCACCTGTTAATGACAACCAATCTGGATACATTGTTTTTGCACTACATTCAATTCCTGCATTAAATACATCTGCACTAGGATATTTTTCAGAACCATCTCCATGTAAATCTTTGTCATAAAGAAATACGATTTTAGGGAATAATACAGGACGTTTAAATCCGTTTTTACCTTGACCTTCTTTATGAACATTCAATAATGTAATTGCAGCCATTTTACCAAATTTACTTGTTGCAAGTCCTATAGTCATTGTTACAAACGGATAGTCGCCTCGACTTGATCCAACGCTATTTAATTTATATTCTATCCCTTGCCATCCCTGTTCAAAGTCACGTTCCACTTTTTCAGTGGCATATTCACATGCTTTTTCACATCTAAAATCCATTACTTCTGGAATAATACCATTTACATCTTCGCAAATTTCTAAATATTCATTAAAATATTTATCATAACTTTTCTCTGCATATGGTTCTAAAATCTTGTCTACTTCTGGTACAGTAAATCCTCCGTATTGTTGTGCAGCCGTTGATAAAATAATATCTCCCATAACATCAAAAGCGGTGTCCAGATAATTTGGCTCATTATACCAAATATTTCCCATTTCAAATCCATTCTTCATAACTGAGCCAATATCAAATAAGCAACAGTTAAATGTATCGAGTCTTGCACTCCTATCATGAATATAAATATATCCATCTTTCATAGCCTGTTTTTCATCATGTGTTAAGAAAAATTTCTTATATAATTGGCTACTTAATTCATTGTAAATAAGACTTCTTTTAGTTGCTACTAATGCACTATCTGTATTGGCATTGTTTTTATCTCCAATATATCTGATAGCTTGACTTCTCTCATATACCTTATCCATCATATGAACAAAGTCTTTTTTGTAATTTCTATACTCTTTATACATTTTTGCAACAACTGGAAAATCTTCTTCAAGAACAGATTCTACAATATTATGCATATCATAAATTTCAATATTAGAATCGTCTTCATATAATTCCTCAATTTTTTGCCAAACATCATTTAGAATAATAGAATAATCATTTTCTGAAAATTCAAACATTGCCCGTCTTGCAGCTTTATCACAAGCGTTTACAATTTTTTGTTCATCAAAATCTTCTAAAGTTCCATCTTTTTTGATAATTCTAATCATTCATTATCTCCTTTACCAAATCTCTTATTAAATAGTTCCTTTTCAATCTTCTCTCTATCCTTTGTTGAAACCGCCAAACACAAGCACATATACGCAATTACAAGTAAACACGCAATGATAAAAGATCCAACTCCAACAATAACTACATTCATAATAACCACCCCTCTCACATATCTTTAATCTTAATTTTGAGTGCTTCTAATTCTTTATATTTATCAGTATCATATCTGGTATGATCTTTGATAATCATATGGGTTTGTTCATTGCAAATAAGTTCCACAAGTAGTTTCTTCTCGTTTTCTGTCATTTTCTTATCTTCCTTTACTATTTTTATCTTATATATTTATTTTCTCTTTTTTCGTGTTATAATATCCGTAGTGGAGATATTTATATAATTTGTTAATAGTCATAATTAGAATGTTTTTCTGAAAATAGTAATATCAGATTTATACTTAGCACATTATCTTTATCTACAAGATGCAACCTATCAACCAATATCTCCACTATTTATGAACAAATTCTTTTGATTTCACCGTTGCCACCATCTTTACATTTCAAAACAAGATGTGTACATAATGAATCTGCACAGTTTGGTTTGCGTGAAATCATATCAATTACATATTCTCTATTATCAACTTCAACAGTAATAAAATTATCCCCAATACGTCTTAACTCTCGTACTAGCTCTCCGCTACTAATGATCACTTCTCCAAAGTCACCTCTTTCCCAATCCCTAGCAGATATTGTCTAATTTCAGCCCAATTCTGTAATCTTTTACCTGTCCAATCTTTGTTCCAGCTATATGTTCTACCAAAACAAATCGTTTCTTTTGCATTGGAAGTCACAAGATTTCTTGCACTATCATCAATGAATAATCCGTCACTCATATCTATATGTGACTTATCAGAATGTTCTTTGAGATTTACACCAATAAATTCTATATTTGGAAATCTTTTCTTAATCCATTCCTCTTTTTGTTTAAGATTAGGTGAATATCCATGTGACACAATTTTAATAGTATAATATTCAGATAACTCATTGATTGCACGTTCAGCCCAAGGCATGAAATGTAATTTCTCAAAGAATCTTGGCTGATTGAAGTACAAATCAATATATCCAGGTGGAGCACAATTACATTCTTCAAATCCCCAAGTATCAACAGTCCACCAATTTACATAATGGAATTTCTTGTAATATTGAAAATCTTCATTATATAAATCAACAATCGCATCTATGGTAGCAACTAACGTTCCATCAAAATCAACATATAATGTTTTAATATCATTTCTCATCTGTGATACCTCGTTTTGCTCTGTCCTTATTGATTACACGTACCATTTTCGCAACAGATTCTTCCAGACTTCTATCATTTAGAATGAAATAATCCACCAGATGAGATTTCTCAAAGTTGGAAAATTCTTCACTTTCTTTGATGTAGTTGGCTTGCCAAGCATCATAATCTCCACGTTTTCTTGCTCTTTGACGCAAATCATTATATGGAACATTCACCATAATGGTTACTAATTCAATATCCATATCTTTTGTTTTAAGTTTTAATTCGTAATATCCTGTGGGATTGATAATGTAGAAGTCATTATCTAAGAGTTGCTGTTTTGTTGCGAAGTTGCAATATCCTACTCTATCAGTATAGGCGATCATATCATTACGATATTTCTCTATTTCATCTGGTGAAATTAATATATGGTCTGAATTTTCTTTTGTTTCACCTTGTCGTAGATATTGCCTAGTTGAATATGAACGTAAGATGTTCATATTCAATTGCTTTGCTGCTTCTTTTGTAACAGTTGATTTACCTGATCCTGTTCTTCCTAATACACAATATACTGTATGTATAATAATCACTCTCCTTATTCAGAATCTTTTAATAATTCTTCCAAACTATCAATTTGAAGCTCTGTTTGTTTATCATCAGACAACAATGCCGTAAGTTGTTTTTCTAACATATCTAATTTCTTTTTCTCATCCTTGTATCTCTGTACTTCAAGATTTGCTTTTACATAAGCAATCCAGTCATCAAGTGAGCTACCCGAAATCATTAATGTAGAAGTGTCAATTTCTAAATCTTTTGCAGATATTAAAAATGCATTAAGTTTAATTAACAACATTTCGCTTGAATCAATATGCAAATTGTAAGTAACCTTATCCAATACTAATAAACAATTAGTAATTGGATTGAATCTTGTTGGCTTTGATGCAAGCTCCTGTCTTTTTTCTTCAATAGTTTTCTTTAACTGCATAATTCTTTCATCATTTTTCTGTACCATAATAAAATCTCCTTTCCAGATAACCATTTTTTAAATAATGTTCTCCATAAATAGGATGAATATACTGATAACATTCTTCTAAATTATCAAAATATTTTTTAACCTCTCGTTCTCTTGTTTTTGTTTCCATTTCACTAGAGAACCATTTCTTTTCCTCATAGGTTTCAATAATGGTATCCATGATATACCATTTACCACTCTCTTTTTCATAATATACTTTTCTATTACCAAGAAGCTTATCTTTTTCTTTGCCAACTACAAAATCATCACCGTACCAATTATGTTTAAGACACTTTTCAATGGTTTCTTGTGCCATAGCAACAAATATATCGTATGGTAAATCAATAAGCTTATCTGCTTCAAAATCTTCTTGACAATATTCAGCATTGCTATATAACAGATTAACCATATCTGGATAATCTGGTCTTTTTTCAAGAACCATATGGGTGAACTTTCTTGTAATTGTTTTCATATGTGTTACTCTATTTTCTCTGTGCCAACTATATTCAGCACTAGGATTTCCAAGAAGAATAAAGAAAAATTCATTCTTTTCTTCTTGAATACTTCTATAGTAAGTAAGGTGTTGATTATAATAACTACTTCGACATTTACTGATTAACCATGTATCATCAAGCGGATATTCATATCCTTCTTTTCTGTTGTTACTATAATAGTAACCATGACTTTCATGGTAATAATAATTTGACTGATCTTTCCAAGGCTTTGATTTTCCCATATATACATATTGATTACCATTCAGATCCTCATATGTAGCACCAATGATTAAATCTCTTGCTTTAATAAATGTATTATTATGAATGACTTTATTCTTTTCCTGAATTTCTTTATAGTCCGAGGATTCTACAGGTACAAGAACTAATTCTTTACCATCCCAACCATAAACAAATTCACCTTCAAGTCCTTTACCTTTGATACAGTTACAATTTTCTAAAATCCACAACAGATTTGGAATTGTAATTTCAAACTCAAATCCTCTAGGGTCATATACTCTGGTATATGTCTGTCTGGGATTCCAACCATATCTATCTCCACCAACCTTCTTATTTAATACAAATCCTTCCATTGGCTCATTATCGTAGATTTCGTTTGGAATACCTTCATCTCTCCAACTTTGCCATGAGGTTTCTTTTCGTAATTTACCTTTTTCATCAAAATAGATTACATAAGCTAATTTACTTGTATAAGTATCTTTTCGTTTTTGGAATCCTACATTTATTTTTGTTGGTATAAAGATATTTGTTTTCATTATATTTTCTCCGTTCTATAAAACTAAATACCTAATTCAAGTTTTATCTGTGGTTTAATTGGATTATAATTTTCAAGGGAAAAATCTTCGATTGAAAAATCATAGAAATTATTAGACTTAGGATTAAAATTCATTTTGACTGGTTCAAATTCATAATCATAATGTCCATTAGATGTAGAAATTTTTAGCTTATGTTCATTTGACCTATTAATAAGTTCATTCGCAGCATCAAAGTGACGATCATAAATCTGTTCATTTGCTACGAAGTGTGTGAACTTACCTGGTTTATATCCTGTTGCTTTTGCAATCATCATCTGTAAACAAGCATACTGTACTTCATTAACTCCACCTGCACCACTAGCTGTAATCATATCTCCACTTCTTTGAATAAGACACATATCAAGATATTCATCTCTTACATTCCAGATAGTTAGAAATGCACATTCTACTAATGCTTTTTTGTCAATATTAGCCCAATTCCAAAAATCAATCATATGTCTTCTTCCATACGGATTTGTTTTAATATCTTTAATCAGTTCATTTATTTGATTTCGGGATAACTCATAACGATACAAATAACTATCATTATTTTCTAAAAATTCTATTTTAACGTTATCTAAAATAGTTTTTTTATTGTTAATGACATTTCTTATTGTTCTTTCAGATACATTGTATATTTCACATATATGAGTAATAGCAAGTTCGTAAAAAGCAACATTATTATTTAAATCCGAAATACGATAGCATCCATTGATTCTCGCATAAATACTATTTTCTTTACGTTTTAAAAATACACATGTATCTTTGCTATAACAATTACTACCATAATAATCTTTGTCTAAATCCCATCCTTTAAACCCGTCTTCTCTTGCTAAGAAAAATTGTGGAATATAGATTACGTCATTTAGAAAATTAGCAAAATTATGCCAATCGTGATGAACGAATACATTTTGATATGTTGGTGTTTTTTTTGTTATATTTCCACATCTATCAAACATTGCTCCCCATTTTCTTAGTAGGATTTTTATTTCATCATCTGTTAAAATATTACTTTTGTATTCTCCTACAAATCCTATTCCTCGTCTTTCTCTACAATATGGATCGTTGATATTTGTTAAAGTATCAATTCTTGCAGATGTTATATATTTTGTTTTGGTAAATTGAATATCTACATATTTATGTTCATTCTTATGTTGAGTTTTATATGGATGAGAAATAATTTTAAATTCATTGTTATTTTTCGTATAATATAATTTCCCATCAATAGAATCAAAATTATTATTTTTACATATTGTATCTTCATTATGAATTTCACCAAGTTTTTCATTTAATATTTTTCTTTTTACTTTAACAACACTTTTTTTCATCTCATTTGGTCTATGAGATTCAAGATTATAAGGATATGATCTTCCAATAGTACCATCTTCTAATTCCCAATCTTTCCACCATCCACATCCTAGTCGTTCAAATTCTGAAATTTTGTTTGATTGATTTTGATATATTGCAAATGCTTCTCTAATAGCTGTTTTCCATGCAATAGGACGTAATGTGCAGATAGGAAATTCTGTTTGAAGATTGTATGTTCTCACAATATGGTTTACAAAATATGTATGAGCTGGTGTACCATCTTCATATTTTGGACGAGGATTTTCGTCTTTTGTTCCATTTGCAAAAATGTTACGAATATCATTTACTAATAATAAATCTGCTCTTGTCATGTATTACCCCTCCACGATCCATAATCTAATATCTTCTTTAAATTGATTACATAATTTTTCATCATCTGATAAGAAATTTACAACACATTCTTTATCAAGACTTGTGCTTAGAATCCCCATAATAGATTTGGCATCAATCGTATACCGAGAATATACATAGTCGATATCTACATCTTTATATTCTCCACATTTTGCTACGAATAACCCTGCGTCATTGATTGTGTTTAATTTGACTTTACACTTCATTTTATAAAATCCTTTCCTATTATAATGTTAATTTAATAGTTGCATAAATTGTTCTTCATTGATAATTTGCACTCCCAATGATTTTGCTTTCTTGTTCTTACTGGAAGAAGATTCAATATCATTATTAATCAACGCAAATGTCTTAGTAGATACAGAACCAGATACTTTCCCACTGTAAGATTCAATGACAGATTTCAGTTCATCTCTATTACTGTATTTCTCTAATGATCCTGTAATAACAAATGTTTTCCCTTGTAGAATATTTGTTTTTTCTTCAACTTGATTATCAATTGGTGTTATAAATCCAAATTCTTTTGATAAATCAATTATTTTGTCTGAGCGAAAAGTCATATATGTTTTAAATTTGTCATATGCGACTGATCCTAAACAATTCACTTTAAACGAATTATTAATAAATTCATCAAAGTTATATTTAAAATATTCAGCAATATCTTTACTTGCACTTTTACCAATCATAGGAATTGACAAACTATAGATAAATCTATCAAGTGTTGTTTCTCTACTTTTATCAATAGATTCAAGTAAATTATCAATCGACTTTTTGCCAAATCCTTCCAAGTTATACATTTTACCTTTATAATCAGATAGATGATAAATATTCTTAATGGAATCTAACCATCCAAGAGAAATAAATTTCTCAAGTGTAGCTTCTGATAATCCGTCAATATTCAGTGCATTTCTACTTACCGCATGAACAAGTTTGCCTAATAATTTACCTTGACAATCATCATTTATACACATAAGAACTTCCGAATCATTTTCTTTTACAATTTTAGTTTCTCCACCACAAATAGGACATTTATCTGGAATTGTAAAATTATTAGATTTATCAATACTATCATGTACTTTCGGGATAACTTTATTTGAGCGATATACTCTGATTCTGTCACCGATACCAAGAGATAATTTCTTGATATAAGAAATGTTATGTAGTGTAGCTCTGGTTGTAATTGCACCATCTAAATCAATAGGTTCAAAAATTGCTACTGGATTAATCAATCCTGTTTTAGAAGTATTCCATTCAATGTCTTTGAGTACAGTTTCATATAACTGATCTTCATATTTATATGCAATAGAATGTCTAAAGAATTTATCAGTTTTACCTAATGATTCTCCATAATCATAACCATCATATGCTATCACCGCACCGTCATATGGAATATTATTTACATCAGCTAAATCTTTCATTTTTTCAAGTATTCCTTGTAAAGAATCTTTGTCTGGATTTGAATATATAAGCATAGGAACAACTTCAAATCCGCACACTTTTGCACTCTGTAAATCTTCATAAACAGATTTATGTTCAAATCCTTTAATAACACGCCATGCAATGAATCGCATATTTCTTTGTGCAGCTTCTTTACTATCTAATAAAAGTAATGAGCCAGATACAAGATTTCTTGGATGCTTATATTTCTTATCTATATCTTTAATGCTTTCATTAATCTTATTAAATGTATCCCATCCAATAATAGTTTCTCCATCAACAATCAACTCATCATCATATGGGATTTTCTTTGGAATATTCTTGATTGTTAATACATTTTGGAGAACATCTGTACCTTCATATCCATTACCTCTTGTAACAGCACTTACTAATTCACCACGAATATACTTTAATGTTGTACTAAGACCATCACATTTTACAGATACAATACACTGTTTATTTCCTGCAAATTGCTTTAAATCATTAATAGATTTTGTCTTGTCAAGTGATAGCATCAAATGATCAAGTTTAACTTCATTCAATTTATCTGATACAGTATACCCAACGTTTTGAGTAGGACTGTTTGGGAAAATGATGTTTTCTTGACTTTCTAACATCTGCAATTCTTCATATTTTTTATCCCAGTCATAATCAGACATAATCGGTGTATTTGTGTAATATGCAATAGAAGCATTATTTAGTTCTTGGATTAAATCTTTCATCTTTTCAATATGTTCATATCTACTTTCTACTCCCATGTGTTATAACTCCTTATTCCAATATCAACAATTCGTGTAAATGGGTTTTCATCTTTCTTACATTTGATGACACCTATAAATACAACATCGTTGCTTGTATCGTATTTCTTTTTATGTTCCATGAGATAATCCCATGCCTTTTGCATAGTAGAGAATTTATCTCCCATCCATCCGCTATTATCACCATATTTCACACAAGGAACATATTTATAATTCTTCTTACTCATTTATTCTCCTTAATATGGACTTTTCTTTGTATATTCTTTCAGATACTTTAACATCTCTGATTCTTCTGGAAAGAATGGATCTCGTTTATATTCAAGTGCAACATAATTTAGAAAGTTCATCATCAACTGACCAAATCTCCAATCTGGATAATATCTCATCCATACTCTTTCCAACTCTTTAGTAAATTCTGGTATTCTATTCTTGTCTCTCATATTGACCTCCATGAAACAGTTCTTTCATACATATATAAATTCTGTTAATGCATTATAATATCCAGCTAATACTCCTATCACCTGAATAGCTGCAATAATTACTAATAGCGTAAAGAAATGCAAAACTCTTTATATTGATTTTTGAGCAAAATAAGCCTAATATCGCCCAGCAAATAATACTTATAACGTTCAAAATAGTTAAATTCATATTTTTCTTATTTAATATCTCCATTCATTTTTGCTCTCAATAATGCTTGTAAATATTCTTGTGGGTTGTCCTTTGCTGCTTGAAATCCTACTTTTTGTCTTTTAATATCATCAAGTACGATTTTATATTTAGGACTATCACTTACTTCTTCTCTATATTTCTGCACTTCTTCACGGGTTACTATCTCTTTGTCAACTAAACTTCTTAATACAACTTGTACATCAATTGCTGTTTTAAGAATAGTTTCTTGTACTTGCAATTCGTGTAGAGCTTCTTCTGGTTTATAAAAATTATCATTACTTACTGGCATTTATTTACCTCTTTCTATATAATCCCCATATATAATATCTGCGACACTTTCTATATCCTCGTGTAAACTTTCTTCTGGATATTCTGTTAAACATTCAAGTACATATGAATCTTGAATAATCATTTTTGCTTTATGTGATAAAATATCGTACTTCATGATTAATATGTCTTCTAATGCTTGTAAATATGATTTAACATGTTTATTCATATTTCTCCGTTTTAACTTCTGCATAATCTGTATAAAAATCCGCAACTCTTTCAAATTCAAATATAGAATTTTCAGTTTCCACAACTACAAATAATGAATTACATGAGATTTTTACTGCGCTATTAACAGATGTAACATAGCTTGTTTTCAGTATGCTAAACTTCATTGGTGTCCCATCAGAATCTTTTACATATCTAATCACTAATGGACATCCGATTTCAATATCATCAATATTGAGTTTAACGACTCTACCAATTCTTAGAGGGTATCTACCATCTGTTCTTTCAGTGCCACGTTTGCCACATGTACCGCTATGTTTAATGCTTACAATTTTGTATAACATATTTATTCTCCTGTATCATGAAATTCTCTACCATTAAGAATATTAATCAGAGCATTTTTATCTCTTTCTAACGCAAGTGAATAGGAACATTTTGCAATAGAATCTGATTGAGATAATGGTTCTCTTTGTAATTCTTCGTCAATTTTCTTATCAAGAAATTCTACAAATCTCCATAAACGATCTTCGATAGAAGGAATTAATTTGCCATGAATGTTACCGTTTGTATCAAGCTGTACATCAGCAACGTTGCACTTATTGAAATCAGCTACTTCTTTCTTACTTAACCATTTAATCCATTTGTTGCATTTCTTACAATACAGTCCTGTCTGTGTGCCACTTTCTTTTATGTAAAATTCTTCACAACCACACTTATTACATTTTTCTGGAATGATAATTGTTCACCTCTTTTCTTCGTACTATATATAGTATTTATTTTAATTTAACACACTATATATAGTATTATTTTTGCCATGAAATTCTGCTTTCAATTATCGTAGTTATTCCTGCTAATTCTAATTTTCGTATTGACTTTCTAAACACATAATCAATGTTCTCGTTTTCTTTTATTGTTCCATCTTCTTTGAGATGTTTGTTAGGAATCCACACATTTTGATTAGTATGATTTATTACGAATCTCTTTGCTTTCATATTTTTGTATTTTCTGTAAATTAAATTAAGTGGGATTCCTTTATAATATTGTGTTTTATAGTTCATGATTATTACTATCCTTTCATTTAGTTATCTTCTTTTATTAGATTTATTGTCATCATGCTTCCAGGAGTTTCATAATATGAATCTTCTAAATATGCTATTTTATATTCATAATACGGTTTCAAAGCACTATCTATAATTCTTACCTCAGATAATTCAATTGGTTCTTTTAAGTTTGCTTCATGTATAATCACATTTACATAAATTTTATCATCATACCCCATTAAGAATAATTGAATTAAATCAGCTAACCTAACATTAGGTTGCAAATCAAGTAAATTATCAAATGTCATATCCCATACTCCTTTAAACTTTATAAAATAAAAAAGTTATCTAATTCTCAAACTTTCACTCTGTGGTTCTAAGTGACACCATTCACAATTGAGTGATCCATCTTGTCCTTCTAATCCATTTTCCTTTAAATAATCTCTAAGCTTTTCTCCATCTACAGCATCAGGTTGTTTGATTCTATATTCCTCTGGAATATTTTCTACATCAACATCAATTGTAAGTTTGCGCTTTCCACCATTTTTCTGAATGTTAAATGAGAACAAATCTGTTGTAAATTTTTTCTTTCCGATAGTTCTCATACACATTTCAAGATTTTGTTTTAACCACTTGATTCTATTTTCATATGTTTTCTTTCTTGCCGCTAATCTATTATTCTCTTTTGAAATCCCATCAATATCAGATTCAAGAGATCGAATAATCTTAGCGTAGTTGTCTGCTTTATTTTCGATTTCTCCATCTAACGCTTCGAGTGTATCAATGATTGTTTGCTCATCAATTTCCTCATCTTCTAACATATCCATAAGTTCCAGATATTCTCCTGTGAGTTCATAAATACTTGACATATATTAATTCTCCTTTTCTTTTAATCTTTTTGCATTTTCAAGTAACATATCTTTTAAAAATGTTTGCTTAGTTTTAACTTCTTTGGTCTGAATAGATTTTACAACAGCATAATTGTTGGCAATGAGAACACAATATTTTTTTGCTCTAGTAATAGCCGTATAAAGTAATTCTGAATTATTCATTATGTAACTGCTATTATCTAATCCAACAATCGTTGAACAAAATCCAGATCCTTGAAGTTTATGTACGGTACACGCATATCCTAACTCAAGATTTTTACAATCGGATTTTGTAAAGATTACTTCTCCAATGCCAATAAAATCTATTGTACACATTCCATTCTTTCCAATTTCTTTTACAATTCCCATGTTTCCATTGAATACAGGGGTTGTATCACCTTCTGAATTAATACACTTGTAATTGTTTTTTGTATTAATAACCTTATCTCCTGCTCTAATGATATATTTTTTTGCTTCGTCATTTTTCTTTTCCAATAAAATTTCAATTTCGTTGCAATTACTTAATTTGGGATTGTAAATAGATTGAATTTTAGAATTTAGATTATAACAAGATAATTCTCCACGTAATCTCATTGGAACACAAATCTGAACTTCCATAATATCATGGAATTTTTCTAATTCAACTTGAAAATGTTTGATAATTTTATCAGATATAGATTCGTCATTTCCTTTTCCAGAAATATCTAATTCCATATCCTCTAATTCTCCAATGATCGCATTTCCTGTATAATTTCCATCAAAGATTTGTTGCTGATTTGCAATTTTAATTGAAGTTGGAATAATACCACTTCTCAAAGCTTGTCTATGTGGTTTACTTAATTTTACTACTGGTAAAACATTACTATCAAGAATATCAGCAAATACTTGACAATTGCCAATAGGTGTAAGCTGTTGTACATCACCCATGATAATTACTTTTGCGCCTGTTGGAATAGCTTCAAGCAATGATAAAAACAATGTGCCATTTATCATAGTTGCTTCATCAATCAAAACAATATCAACCGCTAATTTATTCTCTTTGTTAAACATAAATTCACCATTTTGATATCCTAAAGCTCTATGAATTGTACTAGCTGGAAGTCCCGTAGCTTCGGTAATTCTTACACTGGCTTTTCCTGATAAAGCACAAGCCAAAATACTATACCCACTGTATAATGAACATATTCCATTTGCTGTTGACGTTTTACCAACGCCTGCTCCACCAGTTAAAGCCATGACATGATTATCCAGGCTAAGTTTAATTGCAGCTCTTTGTTCATCAGTAAACATGAATCCTTGTTTTTCTTCTACATTTTCTGTAATTGTTTCCCAATTTCCTATATTGAATGATTTAGGAACATAATCATCATGAATACAATCAACTTTGTTTGAATCATTTTCTACTACTTTTACAAGTCCAATTTGAAGTCTAAATAATTCATTCATGATATTTTTCTCTAAATCGTAGAATTTTTTTAATGCTATTTTAGAACCATTATCAAGAACTACAACATCATTATTATCAATCATTTGTTTTGCTGTTGCATTTACTATTTCTTCTGGTACAAAACCTAATGTATCGTATAATGCTCTCATTAAATCTTGATAATTCAAATAGCTTCTTCCTGCTTCTCCTTGATCGTTCAAATAGTATAATAAAAATCCTTTGATTCTTCTAATATCATATTGAGTTATTCCAACTTTACAAGCTACTTCATCAGCTTTCTTAAAACCGATACCTTCAACTCTCAGTAAATCATATGGATTATTTTTGACAATATCAATTACTGTATCTGGGGATTTATAAAAATCTACAAGCTTTTTGATAAATGTATGTGTGAATCCTAACTGACCTAGTTCCATATAAATAGAACTATAATCTTTAGATTCCTCATATTCATCAATCATTCTTAAAGCTACTTGATTTCCAATTCCTTTGATTTTCATTAAAGATTTAACATCTCTATTTTCAAGCAATTTAATAACATCATCATATTCATCAAAAAGCTTTTCTACTAAATTTTCATTCAAAACATTTTTCAAAAACTCTTTTTGTTTATCCTTACTTGAAATATCAATACATTTACTAATATAAATCAATCCATATGTATCTCCATATATTTCATGAGTTTCTGCTAATTTACAAAATACTTTATATGTAGTTCCATATTCAAGTGTACATGTCGTTCCTTTTAATTTAATGGTTTCGATTTCATCAATTTTATTATCTATCCATTTTGTTATTCTCATGCTGAATATTGCAAAGTCACCAGATTGTACTTTTTTACTATACTTTGGATAGATAATTCTATCCAAAGCACATTCAAATTTTAAAATTTTTTCTTCCATTAATTGTCCTCACTATCAACAATTAGGGATTTTCCCTTTCCATAGTTTCTATACAAAATCTCATATTGTGTTATGATATCCAATTCTTTATCTATATCAGCAACTATTATATTTTTACCTTCTTCATCCTTTCCAATGATCTTTTTTGCGAATTCTTTTTTAGAATTTTTAATTTCAATAATGTCACCATCTTGTAAAGGTAATATTTTAAATATCTTTTTGTCTACCTTTCTATATTGTATTTCTCCATTTTTAATGTTATATATAATTAAATTTGGAGCAATTACATTTCTTGTATTTAATACAAACCACATATCATTTTTCAATGATGAATCAACATACCTAACGGAATCAAATTTGTTTATTTGCATAGTCATTATTTCATATGGGTTTATATTTTCGTTTGGGATAATATCGAAAATTTCTAATAAAGATTTCTCATAATTGATATTGTTATAAGATTTTCCAGATTTAGATATTTCAGAATTAGATATGATAATATTTTTTATATTATCGTCTTTTATTTTCTTATTTAGTGTAGTTAGAGTTATCTTATCTTTCCCATTTAGAACAGTAAAATATTCTCTAAATGTTAGTAGTTTCTTTGTTTTTCCATAGATATTACAACAATCAGCAATTAAATATTGTTCTAAAATCTTTTTTGTTATTTTATTCTCGGTACATTTTTTTAAAAATTCATAAAAAGTAGAACTCCGATTCATACAATCAAATAATATATATGGAGTTTCATCTACCCTTTCTTCATCTTTCGTTAAGAACATATCAATTCTTTTTTTCGCTTCATTAATATAATATTCTTTATCCAGATACTCAGGAATTGATTTATCGTGTACATCTTCATTGTCAATAAATAAATGAGTAGGTGTATTTGCAAACTGTTCATAGGATTTTACACCTTTCTCAATTTTCAGTTTATAAATAGATCCATCTGATTGTCGTTTACTAGCAAATACTCTATGTACTTTACCTTTTAAAAGTTCTCCGTTTATAAATGTGATTTTATTATCTTTTCCTGATACTCCATTTCCATACCATATTTCTTTGTATTTCGCAGATAGTTTAATAACTTTTTGAAATTTTATGTACTCGTTACATTCGTTGATAGTTTGCTCAACTGGAATATCATATGCTAGATAATTTCTAACAGCATCATTCAAAATTGGCAAATCATTATCAATTGGTTTATTGAATTTAACCATAGCACCTTTACATTCCAATTCCCCATTTTTCTTAACTGCAATGTAATTATTTACATCTTTTTGAATGAGTTTTGTATATTCATCTATCTCAAACTCCATTTTAAGTCTTTTGCCCACTTGATTAGTAATTTCAATTACTTTGTTCTTCATTTCTTCATTCTCACAAAGAACAAAAATACCATCAGTATTAGTCTGTAACAATCTACAATATGGTTCAAGTTTATCAATCAAATCAAGAATGAACATTTGACCAAAAATACAAGTGAGATTTGCCATGAGTGGATCATACGATGGATTATTTCTATCTTTTCCTGCTCCATACACACCATTAATCATAGGTTTAAGAGCTTTATTTTTTGGATTCTTTTCTGATTTTAATTTTAATCTAAAATCTCTCATTTGCTTGAAGTCATCAGGATTCTTAAATTTTCTACTCAACAAACCATATTCAATATCTGTTGTAGGGTACATTGAAGCTACATCGGCATGTAAAATAATTCCTTCAAATACAGCTTCTTTGTCATCAGCCCCATGACATCCTCCCCATGCAAATACATGAGGAATACCTGCGACTGTACAACATAACTGATTATTATGTTGGTTGTCTTCTGACCGAAGATGCTCTTTATATCTCCAATTTTTAGGATTCATATACCATTCTGGAATAAATTTGTATTTATCGGATAATTGAATTGTTTCTGGAAGACGAATATCAAATTCATCATCAAGAGTATGTTGATCGACAGCATTAAGAATTTTAGGAGAAACTGCTAATTGAACCTTTGTTTTAGTAAAATACGACATATCAAGACCATATAATTCAATGATATCTAGCTGACCTTCAAAATCATCCCAACAATAATCAAGAACTCTTAATACCTCAATTACATCATGGTGATTGTAATACAATGTCTGCTTTATTTCTTCTTCTGTAAGAGGTCTATCAATATTAAAATCTACTTCTGTTTCTCTAATATCATCTCCCATAAATGCTTCTAACTGCTTCAATGATTTATCTTTTAAAATGGTATCATAATCATTCAATGGATATTTCTTTGCATTTTTTACAACTTGAAAAGGTTTTTTACCTTCTTTGATAAGTTTATCATTTACAAATCCGACATTCATTCCATCCAGGATTCCTTTAAAAATTCCTGTATCATATTGTCGTCCATTATATGAAATAAAAATATCGTCTTTGTGTGAGTTGTAAAATTCTATTAATTTTGCTCTGTCATTTACTATAACTACTTCTTTATTTCTATCTTCATAATTTATAAATGTGACGCAAAACCAGTTAATTTTACTGTATACCTCGAAATCATAACCATAAATTTTACTTTTATCTATTATATCAATCACCATCCTTATCCAAATGCAAATCCAGAAACTTTATCACTCTTATAGAACATCCAGTCATCAATCAAAACTTGTGCTGATTTTGTTTTATAATCAATTGAAAATCTACCAACAATATCAAATTCAACATTATCTCCAATATCTATAATTTCTTTATATTGTGATGCTAAAGAACTTCCTTTGGTTTGTTTTATGAATTTGATATTGTGATATGTAAATTCGATTCTATTTTGTTTAGAACCCAATAGATATAAATTATATTTATTACATGGGATATTTTTGATAAGAAATATCGGTTCGCTAATCGTGTTACCCCAAATGTAATCGTATTTCGCTACATTTTTGATAATCTGATCATGGATTTGATTTGATTCATAGATGTTATAGACATGATATGTAGGTTCATTAATACTTTTCATAGTTGATAATAATTCAAATAGTTTATTTGTATTATCAACACTTATTTCACAACCAAATGCTCCTGAATGACCTTCTACTTTATTAAATAAACCTGTATTTTTGCACCATTCATTAAAATCTAGTATTTCGCATTTATCGCTTCCTCTTCCACTTCCTCTACATATATCACCTTTTCTTCTCATTAATAAACATGGACGTTGATATTGGTCAGCAAGTCTATTAGCAATTAAACCAGTAGAATTACTATCAACATCATCTTTTGCATTACATACTAAAATTGGAAATTTATCAAGATTGTATTTTGATATTTCTTCCGATAATATTGCAGCACTTTCTTCTGTTTGTTTTTTCTGTTTACGATTACTTGACTGACATGCTTTTAACACATAGTCTTGAATTGACATATTTACAATTCCTTGACCTCTAACTTTTCTATCAAGAAATTCATTTGAATTACACAATGCTTCAAACATATAACATTTATCTTGATAATCTCCAAGTCTAATCATCGAATTGATTAATGGACACACATAGAAACCAATACCATTAATTGTAACTTTATTATTCATTGAATACATTTGAGCTTCTACAAATGTACTAATCAATTTATTTTTATTAGTATGATTTCTAATCTCTTCAAGACCTTTTAATATTAAATATCGTGTTTGAAGATTTAAAACATCCGCTCTATCGCCAATCATACCAAGAGCCACTAAATCTAAATAATCATCAGCGTAATTTACTTTATAGTATTTGTCTAATAGTTTTGTAAATTTATATGTAACTCCAACTCCTGTCATAGCTTTATCCGTAATATTTTTTGATGATTGATTATTAATTACAATTGCAGGATTTCCAGATGTATCAATTGAATGATGATCAAGAATAATCACATCTTTACCAGAGTCAATTAATCGCTTACATTCATTCCAATCACCGCTACCAGCATCAGGAATAATAACTAAATCTGAATTATCTGAACACATAGAATCTATAAATTCAGATAATCCATGTACTTTCCCACTGTGAATAAAACATCTAATTTCTATTGATGGATTTATTCTTTTGGTATATTGATATATATTTGCACCAGATGTATATCCATCAACATCACAGTCAACAAGTAAATCAATTGTATGATTCTGCGACACATGCTGTACATATACATCTCTTGCTTTTTTTATATTGTCAAATAATTCTTCACTCTCAACATGTTTAATGGTTGGATGTAAAAATGAATCAATATCTTCAATACCTTTTAATGTCAAAATATCATTTAATTCATATCCAAACCTCACATGTCCAAGTACATCATATTTAAAACTCACTCTGCACCACCTTAATTATTGATTTGTTCCTACATATATTTTATTCTCCATAAGTTTCAACAAAGTTTCTTTACCTCTATCTGTTGGAGAATCTTTATAACCTAACAAATTTGTACTATCCCATAGTACAGATACAGAAACAAATGGACTTAATTTATCTATGATTTTATCTTTTATATGTTGTGACCAGTTTTTACATTCGTCTGAATCAAGAGTTTGATATTGTTTGTCCAATGCAATAATAACTTCTCTAACTCCCAACATAAGAATTATTCCTTTTTGATAATCAGTTAAATTACTTCCGCATAAAGCAACTGTAAAATTATCTTCACCAAACATAGTATCAGTTTGAAATACTGATTTTTCAGCTTCTACAAGCATTATCTTTCTCTTTTTTTGAATTGCATTTATATTATGATTTAAACCAAATAAATTTAATCCAAGAGAATGATTATAAAATTTATTGCCAATTTTAAACGGTGCATATTTACCGAATAATTCAATATCATCGGGTAGTAATGCTCTCGATCTTACACCAACTAAATTATTGTTCATATCATAATGCGGAATGATGATTTTTTGTTGCCATGTCGAATAAAGAATATTGTACTTTTTCATTGTTTCTACAGAAATTCCTTCTTCTATCCATGATTGACAATAAAAATGCTGGAATATATTAAGAACGTTTTTATCGTAAGGAACTAATATTTTATCTTTTGGTTTTACCTTTTTATTTTTCTTATATTTTTTAATAAACTCCCAATCAGAAATTTGTTCCTGTTTACCAAATCCATACACATGATTGTCAAGATTTAATTTTACAGAAATCCAATTGATAGCTTTTTGAAATTCTTCTTGTTCATATCCTTTATATCCCATGACTACGCCAATAATATCTAATTGACCACATTCTGTATAACAATGAAATGACATAGAATCTTTATAAAAATATAATTTAGGTTTAGTTCCATGATGACATATTGTATCTGTTATCCACATATCATCGTCTTCGTAATAAAAAGTAGCTCCCATCAATTCAAGAAGTTTCTTAATATCATCTTCTGTAAGTTTACTTTTTAATTCCTGGGCGGTCATATAAGTACCTCCCTACTTAGATAATTGCATTGCTAAATCTGATCCAGATACATCAATATCAGTTTCAATAATACCAACATCTCCAACATCATCTAATCTAAAATCAATCAACGTTTTCTCAATATCAGTAATTAATTCATAGTTGTAATCCGTCACAAAACAATCTACTTCCCTCATAGTTCCCATATTGAGTTTTGTCCAAATTATAATAGTTTTCCATTTTCCACCACGATTTTTAAATATGTAGTAAGACATATTGGGGATTAATGATCCGAATGAACCATCTGACTCAAGAATTGGTTTTAATCTTTTTAAATCTTTGTGTGTTACAGGAAGTGCAAGTATACCACCATCAGCTTTTTCGATAATAGCTTTAGATCCTTTTAATGCACCTGCGTCTTTATTATTATCTTCTTTATAATTATCATTTAACTGTGTAGCTGAACCAAGATATACATTAAATTTATTACAAACTGATTTTAAAGCTGCACTAAACAAGAAAAGAATCTGATCTGTTCTAAGTCTTGTATGCGTCTTATTGTAATAATATTCATAAAGTGATGGTGAATCATTGATATAATCAAAGAAACAAGCTACTATTCCATAGTTTAAAACATATTTTTCAATAGTTTCAGAAATCAAATCAATTGTAAAATCTGGCATGTACTCTATATAATAATTATAATTCTCTATGTATTTTGCAGATTCATCAAGAATTGATTCTTCTTCTGGCGTAATATCGCTCCATTCTTCAATTCTATCCTGATCAACTCCACTAACATGAGCTAAAATGATATCTTGAATTTCCTCTTTTTCAAGCTCTGTCGAAATGAATAATACTGGTTGGCTTTCACCTGTTGGAATCCATTCTTTTTTATTCCAATCATAAATTCTATCCGATACCATGTTACATCCATCTGCTAATGAGGATCGTGATTTTCCACCACCAGATACAGAACTTCTTAAAATGTATTTTTTAGGTCGCATTCCTCGATATACTGTAGTTAAATATCCAGATTGAAACGGATAACCATATACATTTTGCTGATTCTTATGTTCATTTAATCTTTCTACAATGCCTTCACCTGCTCTAAATGAATAGTTATCACCAAAAACATTCTTCCATTTAGATTTAAAATCCATAAATTTATTATTTATTTCATTTAAAACTTCTATGCTTGTTAATTGGTTGAAGTGTTCCAGTTTTTCATCATCGTTTTCATCGTATATAAATGATGTATCCATTTTAAGTGATTCTGTAGCATTCCTAATGATTGAATATTTTCTTACATCGTCATAATATTTACCTACGTTTGATATTTTATCCGATGACATATCAATCGCAGACTCGATATAACCCCACCCATCATTGTTTTTCCATAAAGATAAAGCGGTATCAAATTGTGATATTTCATTTTCAATATCTATGGGTGTAATTTTTTCAGCCGTTCTTTTCTTAGCAATATTAATAATTGCACCCCATATCATTTTATGAAAATTCTCGGGATAATCATTTGTATTAGTTGCATATTTTTCATTCAATGCTAATCTTGGATTCAAACAATAACAACCAAATAATAAAAATATAGCTTTCTTATCTACCTGTTGATTAAAATTAATTTGAATCACCACCCTCTATCAAATCACCTAAATTAATCAATGATGTAGATGATTTTGTTTTATTCATATTTACAGATTTTCTATTTACAATTTTTGTTTTAATATCCAATTTAGATATTTTATCAGCTTGTTCTTTTTGTTTTTCTTGTTGTATATAAAAGTCACAGGCTTCATTGTAATAGTCCTCTATTATGTAAATTCCGTATTTTGTATCAAATGACTTACCTAAAATTTCTTTACAATACCATAATGTATATGTCATTGCAGCATATGGATAATTATATTCTTTTCTAAATTTCTTTATTTGCTTTAGAATCAATCCATTTGCTTTATCTAAATGAAAAATATCGAAAATATAACGCATAAGTTCTTTGTATTCATTAGCGTCCCTTTCGACTTTTTTGTAACAATCTACGCAATAACTATTATTATCGTATTTATATCTTTCCTCTGGTAATAATGTTTTACCACAACGCTTACATTTTATTGATCTAGCCATAATATACCTACTTCAAATTGGGAGGGGATTACCCTCCCGTTAATTAGTTATATTTATTTGATATTATATTTATCAACAAGTTCTTCAAGTTCCATTACAATTACTTTTGTAAGATCAATCTGCGTATCTCTTAGACTATCAAACATTTTTACATTTCCATCATCATCAAGACCTAAGTTTTTCTGTAAAACTGCGGTAGCTTCATTTAGATATCCATGCTGTGCAAGTAATGCTCCTAACTCTAATCCTTTATTTTTGATAGCATTAAAGTCTTCTACGTGAGTAGTCTTATCAATTGTTTTCTCTTTAGTTGTGAAATCTCCACCTAAATCTTCTACTGCTTTTACCCATACATCTTTTAAATCTTTAATGTTAATTTCAGTTGGAAGATTGAATGTATCTTTTAAATCTGGATATTTGTCACTTTTCTTAAATGTTACATAACGCTCTCCATCTTTCTGATACATATATCCAACAAGGAAAGCACCTTCTCTACAATATGAAAATGTGTTTTTATTAAGTTTAAGAGAATCACTCTCTTTCTTTGTATCAAAATCTTTTACGTGAGAAGACTGTGCAATACAATGAACTGTATATCCTAAACTTTGAATCAATCCAATGTTTCTTAATGCACTTTTAAATCTTAATGAACCTTCACCAAAACCACCAACATCTTTTAAGATTTCAGCATCTCTATTCTCAAGTACATATCTCTCACAAAATTCTTCATATTTGTCAAGCGTATCAATTACAATACAAGAGAATTTATTTTTTAATGCTGGATTTCTTAACTGTCCAATGATTGATTTAAAGTCTGACATACTATTTACTTTTACTGCGGTAATTCCAGGAATGTTCTGGAATCTATCTTCAAATTCTAAGAAGAATGGATCTTTATCTGGAACTAATTCTTTCAGAAACTTCATTGTACTCATTGTTTTACCAACACCAGTGTCACCCATGATAATCATTGAATACTGAGTAAGGTCAACAGATACTTTGTTTGGTTGTAAATCTAATAAATTTGGAATCATTCTAATTTTCTCCTTATATATGTGATTTATTTGTGTACCTACTCAATTCAATATGAACTGAGTAGGTGATTTACTATTTCAATTAATTATGTTTATCTCTGTAAAAATGGATTGTATGTAGTTGCAGGAGCAGGAGTTGGATTTTTCTTAAATCCTTCTGCTGTTTCTGTATGTGCTGATTCTCCCATTTCAATCTCTTTGAGTTTTGCTTTTCTCTTAGATTTCAGAGTATCTACAACATCTTCTGTAAGATCATGTTCATAAATTGTTGATACCGCAACACCAGATTTAATTTCGTTTCTTCTGATATTTCTCTTTACTTTTTTAACAATGTCTGTTCCAAATGCAGCCTTCTCAATGTCTTCTTTAATTTCAACAGTGTTAATTACAACACCTGTGAATTTAGTAAAGCATCCATCATAATATCCTGCATTGCGGAAATCTGTAGCCATTGATTTATCAACAGTCATTCTAATTGGAATCAAGTGATCAGCTTCATATTTAGCATCTTTTCCAAATCCATCAGCCATTTGACCAATGGCATTCATTGTAACTACGAGATTTCCAGTAGGAACATCTTTCACAATCTCATCTGTAATCTTTTCTACAATTCCTTCTACTTCAAATTTAGCTTCCAGAACTGTACTTTCATAATCTTTCGGCTCAATTTTATTAATAAATTTAGCGTTAATTTTGTTTGAAGATACTACTTCTCCATTAATCTTGAAGTCGTTATCTGTGAATGTACCATCTGTAATAGATACAATATCTGGTGATTCTCCTTCTGAGCAATGTTCAATATCTTTCAGGTTGTTTTTTGCATCCATATACTGTTTATAGAAGTAACTTTCTTCTGTTGTAAACTCTTTGTTTTCATTTTTCTTGTATTTATTCGCATAGAAATTAATCTCATGTTCACTATTGTCAGCAGTTCTTAATACAAGACTTCCTCCGATTGCGTCTACACCTTTTTTTGTTTTAAACTCTTCAATGTTATTTTTTACAAGTTTTCCTGTTACTGTTACTAAATTCTTTAATTCTTTCATGTGTTTTTCTCCTTAATAATTGTTTATTTAATTTTTAATTTGTTTATGATAAACGCCCTATCGGACGGAACATGGAATTAAATCTATAAGATAAATTCTATGTCAACAGTGGTTTATGGGTATAAAATCCCAAGGGTATGCTGCTAACCACCCATATTTTATTTCTCTATTCAGTTTTAAGTTATTTGGGAAATTCGATTCGATTGAATCTACAAGATTTATTTCTCCGATGAAATTTGGATTTCCTGTTATCTATCTCTTTCAGATAATGTAATTGTATCAATGTTGACTCCAAGCAATCTTTGTAATACCATTGGTGCTTCATCAATTAAAACTTTTTTACTTGTGAGTAATGATCCATTTTGAAATAATTCTTGCACTGTCATTGGCTCAGGAATAGATACCCCAATTCTTTTCGCAATATCTTTAACGACACCTACTCCTGTATAATCTGCACATACAACTGGATATTGTGTAACATGACTTCTATGTACTAAATACGTTGTTTTACCTTTTCCTCTTTCTAAATTACAAATTTCCATATTTAATTTCCTCCATTTATATATTTTTATTATCTTTATTCACAATTTAATTCTTGTCTACCGTATAAATCAAAACCAGTACATATTTCATTTAATTCAGATGTATGTTCTGAAAGATAATCCATAATATTTTTTATGATATCTATATCACCAATACCAATTATTCTTGTTAATTTTTCTTTTGGTATGTAGATTTCGTATTCATCACTATCAAATTTAATTGGAATCTTGCCATCGTAGTCTTTGCAAGATAAATTTACTATTACATTTGACGGTGATATATTAATTTCCACATCATGTAAATTATCATCCTTTAGGATTTTTGTAATATCTTCTACTACATTAATCATTTATTCTCCTTTTCATCATCCTTATTCACAATTTTGTCAATCTGATCTGTAATGTAATCAACTACATCTTTGCCAGTTTTACCAATCGCTTGAATATTATCTGTAGTTACATTATCTAAAGTAAGCATTACATACATTGTGTCTTTTGATGGAACTACCGCAAAAAGTAATCCACTGACGCCAACCCAAATAATTGATTTCTTCAAATATTTTTTACAAGTAACGATAATGCTATCATCTTTATCATACTCCATTGAAAACAGAAGCCACGCAATTCCTAAACAAATGATTGTAAATCCAAGTACAACTAATGCAATATTAATTATTACTTGAAACTTATCCACTAAATCAATTAAATAAATCAACCATGGACTAATAATCGGTTTCATAATTTTTCATCTCCTATCTATATATTCTCCATTTGAAACGAAAGTTTCATTTATAAATTCTCTAACTTTTTTAACTCTTTTTGAGCATTTTCGATAGTTTCTTTAAGATTTCTAATCTTACATTCTCTTTCTGCTAGAAGTTTCTTTTCATTTTCTTCTTTATCATCTGCATAAAACTTATCTTCAAAGTCCCAATAATTATGTTCATCTCCCCTCCATGTGCGGTTCGATACAAGAAAACTTTTTCTTACTTCAATAGTTGGAGCTTCCCAATCACATCCATGTCCACAACATCCTTTATCTTCTCTATAATCTGGATCACCAGGTTTACATTCACAATATCCCAAATAGCGTTCATCATATCCGAATGTAATTTCATATCTAAAATTTGCTTCTATGTATCTACATCCATCACTATCCTTAATTGCATTGTAAATAATCACATTTGCTTTACAGATATAATAATCATAATTTTCAATTGTGATATTATAATTATTGCAATTTCTTAAATCAGAACTAAACTCATCATATTGTCTATGATTATTTTCTAAATCTTGGCATAAACAAGAAATCAAAAATGGAATATCTAACTTTCCCCCATTTGGTTCTCTACATTCATTCTCGTATTTTAATGCTTCAATTAATTGTTCTATAAAATATTGAAATACAGTATTATTGCTATAATTCATATGTATTTATTCTCCTTTCAATATCCTCGTATCTCAAATAATTCTTCTTCGTATGATATACATTCATATCTTTTACAATTATCTACTGTACATTGAAATTCTCTACACCAAGGACTTCCATCTCCCATATGATCGTATGGACAATGATAATCTTTTCTGCAATATTCACAGTTTGTATATTTCTCACATGCCATTTATTCAATCTCCTTTACAATTTCTCTTCTTTAAATTTCTCCAACATGTCTTCATAGAAAAAAATTTGACCTTGAATGTGATCTTCAATCATATCAATAAACTGTTCCATCGCTTCATCGGGACTTTCAGAAGGAACGTATATAGAATCATATTCTACTTCCATCAACTTTGAAATATAGTAGAAATCATCTTTTTTGTCATTGTTTTGTTGCCATTCCAGGATTACTTCATCATCATAGAACTGAGTAAAATGTAATTTACCAACTAAAGCATTGGGAAATTCTTCTACCTCCCAATACCAATTTTCGTGTTCTTTACCCACTCAACTACTCCTTTCTCCTTAATCATTCGCTTCTTTTACAAGCTCGCCCACATTGTTTTTCAAATATTGACTGACTTTAATATAACCATCTGTATTATTCTTCTCTGCAAATCCTCTGAATTTTACTCTAGCAGGATAAGCATTTGAAACTGATCCGTCTTCTTCAATAACTACACAAATCGCCCATCCGAATGTATGTAAAATCATATTGATCCACCAAAGCAATCCGTTATTCCTAAATTCTTCCCATGATTTCTTTTCTACCATTTGAATTTTCTCATACTTATCACATGTACTATTCAGACTACAATAACATCTATCATGCTTATGTACACACGTTTCACAAATCTGTGCTGTCATACTATTTATTCTCCTAACATTTTCTTCACATCGAGTACGTCAATTTTCTGGTAATGATATTCAAAAGGTGATTCGATATAATTCTTATTTAGCTTATCGTTTACATCATTTACACAAAATACTGTGCATCTATCACCATGATTGCTACCATTGAAATGAATTTCTGCATTATCGCAAGTTTCTTCACCAGTTTCAAACCAATCTTTACGACACTCAAAACACTTCATAGATAATTTATATTTCTCATTCATTTTATCGACAAAATATCTTGCTGATTCTTCATCATATGTAATTCCATCTATTACTTCTCCATATGAATGAGTGATTAAATAAACACTATCTTTTTCATTTTTAATCATATACACTCTCCCATAATTGCCTTTGCTAATTTATCCCAATCAGATTCATAATCTTCTTTTGATAATTCTGTCAATACTTCATCCATTAGTAAATGTGATATACCAGATTCTCTTGCAGCTTCGATTGCTGTTTTGCCGTTAGTAATTAATTCTATAAATTTTGCGATTTTAATATCTTTCATAATTTATCGCCATCCTTTACAAATTCAAATTCTCCATTTGTATATGAATGTAACTTCCACCCTTTTACAGTTTCAAATCTATGAACATAATTTGGATGTCCATGTTTCTTTAGCATCTTTTTATTAATTCTCTTCTTTTTATGCCATTTACATGGAATAAGTTTTGAAACTTTAATATCATATTTATCAGGAATCTTAAATTTATCAATACCAAAAGCTTTATATATCTTTTGATAATCAGTGGGTTCAGATATATTAATGCAAAATGAATCATCATATTTATCTAATCGTGATGTATATTTTGTATTATATTCATACCTCAAATCACCATCTTGAATATTATTAATTTGCATAATCGGTTTATCACCATTCATTAAATACATTTCATTAATTTCTTTATTCAATTTTATTTCTCCTATGAAATTCAGAATTTATTTATTCTTGTCTTTTTAGTTCTCCTTATGATATTCCTTGTCTAACCAATGAATACAATTCTCAATCGCAGCATCTTTATTGCTAAACGTATATCCACTAGGACTACACCAAACTTCTGATTTATTGATCATAGTTCTATAAACTAAATATGGTGTAATTTCTTCAAGTGACATTGATCTAAGTCTATCTATATTTCTCATATTAAAATAACTCCCATTCCAACTCAAAGTATTTTTTATAACTACATCCATTAGATATATTCTCTTCAATAGGTACTTTTCTTATCCTTTTATTTGATTGTCTTTGAAGATAATATTTTCTCTTGGAAAAAGAATATCGTTTGAAATATGCTGGATGTTTCACATCATATTTTCCATTTACACCAACAGGATTAATTGGACACGAATAGTATCTAACATTATATGTAAGATTTTTCATTTTGTTTTTATAACGCTTATTTCTCTCACGTTTTGATCGTTTCGTATATTTTTGAGTAGCTGTCTTTTTAACAGTGTTATCTTTATCATGTTCACACATCCCAAAATGCCAAATCTTACCACCAACCTTATCGCACCAACAAGAATATTGAATGTCATCATCTTTTAAAATTCTCTTTTTATATTCATATTCTTCTATGATATAAGGACAATCTTTACAATTCATATCGGACACCTCACATATTGGTTTCTATACCATGCCATTTCTTATGTCTTTCCCAGTCTCGCCATTCAAGATTACCAAAATGGATTCTTAATTCTACATTCTCTATATCATCCTGTGCTAATATCCAATCACGATACTGCTTTACTTCACTATCCGTCAAATTATAAATGTTCTTATAATAACCTAACACCTTATCAATCTGCTCAACAGACCAATCATAATCAGATAAGGCAGCTTGACGTTTATATTCCGCAATATGTTCATCTACTTCTTTCTGTGCTTCATCATATGTGCGATATACTTTTGAGCAAGTTATAGTTGTATAATTTGGAGTCCTATTGATTCCCCAATCTTGCGGATACCCTTTATGTATTCTCCAACCATCATTAGTAATCTCTGAACGAATTTCTCCATGAAAGATTTTCGCACGTTTTACTAAGAATCCTTTATTATATGCTTCTTTTAATGTTTCTGGTTTGTTAATGTCCAATTTAAAATTAATCTCTTCATCTGTTAATGGATCTTGTTTAATCTCAAATAGCTTTGTATCATAACTCCAATTCTTAGGAAGTTTGTGAAATCTTTGTTCTGTTTCAAATTCATCAATCGGAATACCTTTTACATAGTCAGAATAGATTCTTCTACGTTCTCTTGGTGAGAGATAATCAATATAAACGCCAAATTTATACTGTTCATCTACAATTCCATAATGAACTGAATATTTATGTCCACATTGATGACACCAAAACACAATTTCGCCACTTTCAAATCTTTGATTCTTTGGCGGTATATTTGCCATAATTATTCTCCTTTCATATTTATTTTTGAATGTGTAGGTAGGGACTTGAACCCTACCATTCTATATTTCTACATATAGAATCACACCATGTCTACACTATTTATTTCTTTGTTTGAATCTTTGAAATCTTCTCAAAAATATCATAAGTCGCTACAAATTTTGAAGCCAATACATCTGGTGATTCTATTGATTCTGTGCTCTTTAATGTATTCCTCATTCTGTATGCAAGTTCTTTTATATTATTCAATAAGCGTTCCATTTCAGAAATATCTCTTGCAACTAACGCTCCAATAAAAGCATTTTGTAACAACATCATATCTTCATTTAATACATTCAGATTGTAATTAGTAAGTAGTTCACAATTGTCCAACTTTTTCGCAAGAATTTGAAAATCTTCGTTTATACTCATAATGTTCTCACTTTCTCTATGAAATCAGAGTTTTAATTAGTCCCATAATCCATCAATTTTTACTGTCCTATGGTTGATCCATCTATATCTGATTTCACTACCATATCCACACGATTCATCGCAATTATCATTTGTACATATTGGTAAAAGTTCTGTGACTTCTGGTTTGTCCATATATGAAAATTCATAACACAATAAACCCATCTCTAATTTAGAACCACATCTAGGACATTTACCTTTGATTTTATTTTTTTTTACTCATACACAATCTTCTTTATCAAACTCAATTTTACCTGATTCATAATCTTTTGACACTACGACATAGTATTCTTTATCCTCATCGAATTTGTACATATGTATCATACTGTTACCAGAACCCATAAAATAAGAATATGCTTCTGGGTTTCCTCTAAAATATTCAATTCCTTGTTGAATCCATTTATTAATTTCTTCATCTGAAACTTCAATAGCTCTAAAATCTTTACTTGATACAGTAAAATGCGTAGGATATTTTACGTTTGATGCATAAATATCAATAGAATCATCGTCAAATTCTTCAACGTCCATCTCGTAATCGCAGCATGGACAGGTGACATGGGGTAATCCTAAGTATCCTATATGAGTATCTTCTCTTAACACTTCAAGAATTGATCCGCAATTCTCACATTTTATTTTTACTTTTTCTATTTTTGGTTTAGTTTGTTCTGGTAATTGTTGCGGATTTCTTGGTATATTTTTATAATTATTTTGAATTACTTTCATTCTCTAATCCTCCATTTATTCCATAGCCTAAAATAAAACAATCATCAATAAATTTCTCACTAATGTATTTTCCGTGAGACAATCGAATTAGTTGATCTCCATATGGCTCTTTAACAGGGTATACCTCATGATGCCATCCATTAATTTTGTTTCTGATAATCAAATCAGGATAATCCTGTAAATACATTCTTCCAACCCATTCCGCCCAAAATGCATTTTCTCCGGCTAGTTTCTTAAATTTTCTACTAGACATCTTAACAATAATATCGTATACTTTGTCTGGCATAACCCATACTTCTATTTCATATTCATCATTTTTATATATACAGGCAGCTTTGCAATGTTCTGGATATTTTAAATTTAAGAAAAACTGCTCAAGATTAGTACCAATAATCGCTTTTATATTTTTCAATTTAATCCTCCACTGGTTCATATTTTTCAAACAATTCACCCATTGTTAAATGATTAAATTTCGATAAATCTATTGCACAAGCTACAACACTATGAGGCATAGAAGCTCCAATAAATTCACAGAGATACTCTGATAATGATTGATATTTAATATCTTTTGATATTTCTTCATCCCAAGGTTTTCTAATCCATCCAATCATTTTCTGGTTGTTTATTGTTACTTTTCCTTTATCAAGTGAATATAATACACTACCGTTACTACTTCTCCACCAAGCATCTTCACCTGCGAATTTCACAAATTTTTCTTCTGACAGATCTGAAATCATATCAAATATTTCATCATCCATTAACCAAACTTCATATCTATTACTTTTGTATGTACATATTGCTCCATATTCTTTTGGATAATCCAGTACAAAAAAGAATTGCTCAAGGTTATTACCTAAAATCTCTTTCATTTTCTCACCACCCTAAATACCGAAACCATTTTGCAAATAATGTCAATCCTTCTTGAATCTTATCATTCAGTTCATTGTATTTATCCATCCAATCGGAATCCTTAAAATTTATAGACGCATATATCTCATAATCATTAGCAACTTGCTCGAATGACCAAATCATTTTATCCAATAGAGCATCCCATTTCTCAGGTGTATTCGCTTCGCCATATCCAGGATAAGCAATGGTTAATTTCTTATACATCTTTAATCTTGGGAGAACATATTTTGCAATATTACAATCCAGATCCCATGTTTCTTTTGGATTTACATACAATCCTTGTTTCTTTAAACGCTTTTTATGTACTCTTTTATTCATAAAACATCACCCATCATAATATTCCAATTAAAACCCACCATGTAAAAATAACCTGAATAATGTGGATCATTTGGTCTTGAATTAAATTAATTTTCTTTTCATTAGCTTTCAGATTGTCTACAAACATATGTATCAATAAATTAACAATTAATAATACAGGTTTCCATATTCCACCAGTTACCATAAGAGCAATTGTTGGTGGTAACATAATCATAAATGACCAACTAAAGCTATGCATAAATAACGCTGCTAGGTAATCATATTTATATAATTTCTCTGGTGCGTTATTTTCCCACCATGATTTTTGTTTAGCAGATGCTAGCCATCCTTGTAAATAATAATCATCTACAATATGACAAAAAATCATAGTAAACAAAATAACTATTTTATATGCAATATTCATATTTTACCTCCATGAAATCGAGATTTCAAAATCACACTTCATCTAGTTCTCTATTCATTGTAATTTGAATCTTAATAGTTGGCTTCGTAGTTTCTGCGACACCATAACCAGTTGTTGCATTATCGTAGCTTATATGCACACATTCTGGTTCAATATCAAATCTTTCAGCTACAACACTTGCAATATCTTTTTCGTTTAATTCATAAATTGTTTTCATATTCTATTACCTCTTTCTTTATAATTTTTTCCATAGTCCCTTTAATCTAGTATCTTCCTTCAAACAATCATATTTTGCCATTCCAATAGATTCATGTTCCAAAACTCTCCAAATAGCTTTAAAAATGTTTCTTTCACAAGAAGTAATATTTCCTGCTCCAACTGAAAATCTTAATCCTTCTTTAAAGTCAAACCACATAATAGCTTCGATTTTTGTTCTTGCCTTACGATCACCTCTCCACGCAAGAGGAGAATCCGCTTCTTTGTAAAATAATACCTTTTTGTATGTTTTCATAAACTACAATCTTCCAATGCTCTAATTACTCTTTGTGTTTGTTTCTCTAATTCAACTTCTGCCTTTGCCTTGATGTATTCTTCTACGGAATCAACATCTACTTCAATGTCAATTACATCATTATCATACGGTTCACCAGTTAATTCTTCTCCATATGTGATTTCTTCAAATGGAATAACGTAATACTCACCTGTTTCGCCATCTGTGCAGCTAAATGTCAATTCGGTATTTTCATCATAACCGATTTCTTGTAATTTTCTTATAAGCTCTGTAACTTTCATTCACCAATACTTCTTTCTTTACATAGTTTTTTTAATGATTCTTCTGTGTATAATCTTCCTGTATCTTGTAACCATGTTACAAATTCATCCTTATCTTGAAAACAATGAGAACATCCATAATATTCATAGTAATGTTCCCAAAAATCATCCAAATAACTACAGCTATATATTGGTTCTCTTACAAATTCTTTCTTACATTTTTCACATTTGTGCCAGATCAATAAAGGTTTTATTTTCTTTACAGAAATAGAATCCATATGTATTTTTATAAATCTTTCTTTTGGATCACGTTTCATTATTATCACCATCTTTCTTAACTCCGATATTTGCCAACCAATACATAAATTTTGTAAATGGTCTATGATTGTATATACAAATACCAATAAAAATAAATGTAGTAATATATCCCAGTAATATCGAGCCAAGATAACATATTATATTTTCCGATGAGAAATAATCTTCATCAAATTCTTCCCCTCGCATATCTAGCAATATCATTATAGTTCCTGTTATTAACCCGATTAAAAACCAAGATATAAGAATAATTTCCTCTATTGACATTTATTCACCTACCTTGAATCGTTTGTTTCATGTGATGCTAGACCATCACTTTATCATTGATTTCTTTAATTTTAGTTCTCATATAATATCTCAAATCTTCTCTAAGTTCACGATTGCACATAATCTGTTTAATGTCATTTGAAAATTCAGTAACCATTTTATTAACAATTTTATCTGCCATTTCTTCTTCTAATCGTGATATAATTTTCTCTTTTACTTTTTCAATATCAATTTTTTCATAACATTCTTTAAGGATTTCGTATGGAACTTCATACCTATTATCATAATTGATTTTGATAAGATCCTGTTTTGAAATGTCATTGATAATCTTTTTCTGGATTAAATCATTAAATTTCTCTTCAAAATTTACCATTTCGTATCCTCCAAACTATCTAAAAATTGTTTCATCCATAGATTCTTTTCTTCTACTCTCCTTAATTCTTCTTGCCAATTTTTATATGCTCTTTTCAATTTTTCATCTGCATAGTCTTTTAAATTATCAATGTATTTTCTAACCGTATCATCAGAAGCATCTAATTCTTTATTTATGTCTTCTTCACACCATTCATATAAAAATGTATTCAACGACATATCAATTTGTTCTAAACAAAATTTCTTTAGATTTTCATGTTCTGGTGTTGGTGGAATCCATTTTTCAACTTCTTCTCGTACTTTTAGGTACTTTTTATCTTCATCTTTATATTCTTCAAGTATTTTTACTGCCCTGCCCTTATTATCATTATACTTAGATATTATATCTTCTTTTACCTCTTCAAGAGTCATGCTATATGCTTTTTCTCTTGACACTAAAGAATCTTTATATGCTTTTTCATAATAAGGATGTGGCTCAAAATGATTTGGTGTTGGAACATCTAATGATTCATCTTTTAAATCAATCGCAATTCCAAATGCTCTTGTACATAGTTTCAGAAATTCTTTACCAGATGTTATTTCTCCATCCTTAATGTAAGACGTATATCCTGTTGGCATCTAATCACCTCTCTATTCAATTGTATTTTTATGGAATCTTGAGCAGAAATGCTCTTAGAAAAATTACATATTATCTAAAGCTTCAACAAATTCGTTACCACAATCGCAAAATGTATAAATCATAGATTTCATAAGTCCCCAAGACATTCCTGAGTGACCTTGATTCTTCATTACTTCAATACCTGCGACAATAGAATTATCCTTAACAGTTTTAATAATATCTAAACATTGACCTAATTCCATACCCTCATACAGATCTCCTAATCTAATAGGCACACATGTATAATTGTAGTATTTTGTATCTTCGTTATCTTGCGCAACGATAGCAATGACAGCATCATCACTTTCGTCTTCTCCAAATGGTGTAAAATATAATGCATAACATGGTTTTCCATATTTATTGTTACCAATATTCTTCCAATATTTACTCATATTGCATCTCCTTTAATGTTATAATGAAAACCGTATTTCATCTTAGTTTCTATATGTAAATAATTTCTCTATTGCTTTCTCTGCTGCAACTCTATCTGATTTCTGTTGAACCTTTCGTTCTTTTTGCCAAATACATTTGAAATCATTTGGCATATTATATTCACTTACTAATACAATATTATTTTTGGAAAGTTGTCGAAGAAAATCATAGAACTCACCATAATTAATATTTTGTATAGAATATTGTTTTGTATCTTTATATGGTGGATCAAAATAGAATAAACAATCTTTATAATCCGCAAACTTCTTATAGTCACAACACATAAAAGTTATATCATTTAAGTGCAATGCCTGAGATTTTAAATTCTTTAAATTATTTCTATATTTGATTGTTGAACTATTCCTATCATCTGTTCTGCTATTTCTTGCAAAACCACCATCAAAATATCTACCACCATAACTAGCACAATATCCAATTAATGCCGTATATTCAATAGAATATTTATTTGTATGTAATCTTCTATTCTCTCTTACATCTGAATAATGCTCAAATGTACATATTTCTGGGGCAATGGATATTTCGTTGTCTGTTTGTATGTATTGTAATAAAGTAATTAATTCTGAATTAATATCCCCACCTACTTTATTTTCACAAACAATTTTATCAATAATATTTGCGCCACCAACCATAGGTTCTATATAGGTTTTGATATTATTATCATCAATATATTTCTGAATGATTGGCACTAAAAATTTAGAAATCCTATTTTTACTTCCTTGATATACCATTTAATTCTCTACCTTTAATCCCATTTCCATATATAACTCATCTACAGCATTACCTTTTCGCTGCAAACAGTTATATATTTTCTCGTCAATAGTATCTTTACCTTGTAAAATAATATATGTACATTTATTCTCTTGACCAATTCTATGAATACGATCTTGACTTTGCTTAAATTCTTCATAACTAAAACTCATAGAGTAATAGATGTTATATGTACAATTTACAAATGTAAGTCCAAGTCCTAATAGCTTCGGATGTGTAAATAACCTTTTAATTTTGTTATTTTTAAAATCTCTGATAACATCATCACGATTCTTTGTTTTAGATGTTAAGCCTACACCATTATATTTCTCTGCTAATTGCTCAATCTCATGCTGAAATTGACACCAGATGATTACAGGCTTATTACCAACTTCTTCAAAGCAATCTTCTAATACCTTGTTTTTACTTGTATCAAAATCTGTGATAGTTCCATCTTTATTGATTACAAATCCACTTACTATTTCTCTAAGTTTCATTAACTTTGCTGTAAATTCAAACTTAGACCATTCATTGATATTATCTTTGATATTCTGTAACATATCTTGATAATATTTATTCTGTTCTTTTCCTAATGAAAATCGTTTAACTTCAAATACTTTTGGTGGTAAATCAACGCAGTCTTCTTTCTTTAAAAATACTGATTTATCTCTCAAACGGTTATAATATGCCTGTTTATTCTCATCTGTTTGATACCAATAATGCGGATCAGACAAGTCTTGGGTAAAATACCTTGCCTGGAATCCAAAATAATTATTACCAAATACTTCTGCGTCAACAAATTTCATTTGTGGGAATATTTCAAGATTTGAGTTTGGTGTAGGAGTACCACTAAGAACAAAACGATGTGGAATTACCGTGATTAACTGTAATAGATAGTTTGTGATTTGAGATGTCATATTCTTCATTACTTGACTTTCATCAACAATCACGCATTGGAAATCCATAGACAATACTTCTTTTTTCAAAATCTTAAAGCTATCATAATTCATAACATAAATATCTGAATCTGTTTTTAATGCTTCAAGCCTTTCTTTCCTTGTATTTCCATGACAATTAACTATTTTTAAATTTGGATAGAACTGTTTACAATCGTCCATCCACGCAGTTTCTATAACAGATAACGGACATAACACCAATGTTTTACCATAATGTTTTGCAATTTCTAGTGAAATAGCAGTCTTTCCTGTACCTGTATCTGCAAAAATACCATAACAACCAGCATTTAATGCGGTATTTACAATCTCTTTCTGATACTTTCTTAGGTATGGAGATAGCTCATATTGAACTATCTCCTTTTCTTCGACCTTAATATCAGAAGAAACTAACCCATATTGTTGTAACTTTGGTAATGCGGAATCTGGAAATTCCCATTTACCTGCTTTAAACTTTCGTCCCTCAATAGTTCTAACATAAGGGATTTTCTCTACTGGAATTTCTAGTGAAATCATTCAGTAACTTCCTCTTTTACTTCATCTTTAAGTTTCTTAATTTCAGACTTCTTCATACCTAAAGCATTTAATTGTTCTTCAAGTAATTTAATTTCTGCACGAAGTTCTTTCTTTCTATCTCTCATTTGTTTCTGTTCTTCCTTTTCAGCTTTACCTTTCTCTTTATTGAGTTCTCCAATAGCAAGCTGTTCTTTAAAGCGATCAATCATCTTATCATGGTTATCATCACATTCAAAAACAGAATCATCCCATTTATCAAAAATCTCTTGTGCAGCATTATAAAATTTTTCGCTTAATTCAATTCCAATAGCATTTCTACCATTTTCAATCGCAGCTCTATTTGTTGTTCCACTACCTGCAAATGGATCAAGTACAACATCACCAGGAACAGAATATAATTTAATAAGACGTTTACATAATTCATATGGATAAGGTGTCATGTGATTTGCGCCGCCAACAGATGTATTAGGAATTTTCCATACACCAGAAGCGTATGTAGCCCATTCTTCAAGAGTAATATCTGAACCACTTTCTTTTTCCATTTCACCAGTTGTACTCTTTTTATACACATATACATATCCAAAGTTTGCGGCGATAATTGCATCTCTTACTTTAAGATTTCTATACCATAATGAACCATCTGAAATCATAGCCCTCTGTGGTGTATATTTCTCCCAACAAATTTCGCTCCAAAGAACAAATCCGTTATCAGTGAACATTTTATTAATTTCTCCAACAAGAGATTCTTTACCTCTTCGATTATCTCTACCAATAGTATAATTATAATCTTCAAACTGCATTACAAATTTACCACCTGGTTTCAAAACTCTTTCACATTCTGCAATTACAAGTCCTAAGAGATAATAATATTCTTCATAACTCTCGCAGTTACTTAAATCACTAGGATCATTGCTGTATACTCGAAGATTATGGTAAGGTGGAGAGGTAATCACTAAATCCACACTTTCAGCTTCCATCTTTTTCAGTTCCTTTAAGCAATCTCCGTTAATCCAATTGTTGAATAATCTCATATGTATTCAATCTCCTTTTCATTATTTATTATCGTTTATATTTCTTTATAAAATCTAATTCTCCATTAGACTTTAATTTCTTGTATCTAATAAGCCAGTGTTCATATTGATTAAAAGTTTCTATTGTTTCCCATAATGTATAATCAAATGGTTGATGTGTTTCAGTTTGAATTATTGTCGTGCATTGAGCTTTTAATATATCTAAATTATTCCAAGCTGAAAGTCTTATATCGTGTATATAATCTTTACATATATAATTGTACATATATGGTGTATCAAAATTTAATATATCTTCATATAGTTTAGCCTTTACTTCGTAATAACAACGCACTTTATAGTAGATACTCTCTACGTCTTTTCTTGATAATTCTTTTTCATTCAATTTTTATACCTTTCTATAAAATCTAATTCTCCATTAGACTTTAATCTTTCATATTCTTTTATCCACTGACGAGCAGTATATCTATTGTTATTTATATTCTTCCATAAGTTTTCATCAAACGGCTTATCACATTCACAAATAAGTACGTGTTGACAAAGCAGGAATATTTGACGGGAATATTCGGCAGAATAGCCACGAAATTTAGGATTTGAAATATATGCTGAGTCATATAGATAACTGTCAGCTAAAAAAGAATCATATATTTCAGTTTTTGCATTCCAATAACAGCAAACTTTATAATACACATCATTCATTTTATCTGGTGGATGTAAGTATATCTGACTTCTCCATTCATAATGATCTAACATATATCACCGTGTCCTCTTACAGACTCAATTTTTAAAATTACAGGTCTATATTTATTTTTGCCTTTTCTTTTGTCTGTAATTTCTTGTAATTTATCAAATAAAATTGGAAATTCATATTCTGTATACCAAACATCACTATATTGTTTAACATTTCCTACTGAGCCATCTTCACATACCGCTAAAGTGTAATAATCTACTTTCCACATATTATTTCTCCTACCAAAGATCATCCTTATCGTTTGTGTTCATCATCTGATCAAGTCTTTTCCCTATATTCTTAGATGCTATATCATGTATGAATAAATCAATTCTATTACAGCAATCATCACATAAATGTAATTGTACTGATTTGAATTTACCATCCGAATGCATCATTGGAATATAATATTTTTCTAAATACTTCGATTCTTTTCCACATAAATCACAGATATATTTGATCATATATTATTTCTCCTTAAAATATTTTAAATATAATCTTGTATTGTTCTTCTCAGTTCAGAAATTTTATATTCAAATATTCTAATTTGCTTCTGAATCTTATCTATTCTATCGTTTTCATATTGTACTTTATCTTCCATAATACCTTCCGCAAATCCTCGTTTAGTCAATTTATAAGCGAAAAAATCTTTATCAATTTGATTATAAACAATAGTTTTGTTGCTCTTACTTTTAATATAATCTCTTGATACATATTCAGTTCCATAGCAAGCATTTTTATACTCTAAATCATATTTTCCATTTTGATTTAGATTTCTCTCGTACAATTCTTGTCGATCAGGTTCTCCACTTTCGCCAGTTCCATGCAATAAATAATGTTTTCCATCATAATCAAAAAGAATAGACCAATCTCTCACTTTCGTTATCTTTAATAATGAAACATCTTGAATATTAATCATCAAATCACCTTCTAAAATGAAATAAATTTTTCATCATGTAAAAAACATTACAAAAATAGTTACTATTAAAGAAATACTCATTATACTAATAACATCTATATTTCTTTTACATATCATTCCAGTTATAGAAATTGCTGTACATACAATCCACATAACAATTAACAAAATTGTTGTACCTGTAATCATTCCTTCTCCTTCACAATCTTTACAGAATAACCAAGAGCTTTTTCAATATCTTCTAATGTCATTTCTTTTGGCTTTTGTTCATGCTCTATAATATTATTTAATAGCCATAAATCATTTTTGAATAATCCCGAAATCGTACATTCACCAGTTAAGCCATCTTGTTCAATATTTACTTTATCTATTGCATCATCCATATCACCAATTACAATGTTTGTAGCATAAATATATGAATCTCCAACATCTAATTTGATATCTAATAGAAACAGTTTATCTGATTTTTTAAGTTTCATATCTACGATTTTAACTAATCTCATTCCAAATTCCTCTTTTAAAATTTTTGTGTTTGTCATAATGTCTCCTTATATAAAAGCATCTGTAATAACATCTGGAAGATTTTTTAAAAGTTTATCAACTCTATTTTCATTCTTCTTTCTTACACGTTTTCTCTTATGATACATTGATAAACTACTACATTTAACAAATTGCTTACTCAATTTCGGTTCTTTACTCATATATTTCCTTTCAACCAAACGTAATTACTCCACCTGGATATTCTCTGAAAAATTGTGATACTCGTTCTAATTGTTTATCCGTCAATTTAAAATATCTTTTTCGTAAAAATCTTCTCAAATCTCTACGACTTCTAATAATTCTTCGTGGATAATTAGAAATCCTAAATGTGTCATGGTATTCAAGAACATCAGTATATAATTTTGAGCATTTTCCAATTTCCTTATATGTCTTATCTATGCCTGAACCATATCCTAATTGCCACCAATAAAATCCATATACACAAGGAATATTTTCATTATATGATTTCATAAGAAGATCATATAAATTCTTATCATATAATCCAATTTCAATATTCTTTTTAGAATCACCTGTTAAATAATATATTTCCTTTGGTGCGTTTTCTTTCATTTTCTCAAATTCTTTGTCTGTAATTGGTCTACTAAACCAAGTATGACATCCCATATTTAATTCCCCTCTTAATCATGATTTTCTTTACTCAACTCTTGTTTATATCTTCTGTTTCTCCTTTTATTTTTAATACTTTGTTGTTCTTTTAAAAGTTTACATCCATTGCAATTATTTCTATTTTTACAGAACCAACAATTATCAGTTTCTAAGAACCACCAGTAAGGCGGAGACGGACGATGTTTTCTTTTTGCTTTGCCTATTGAGAATCACCACCTTTGATACAATGAAAGATTTCTTTCAACTGTTAATTATCGCAAATTATGTATCTATATCCCATATTCTTACTACATAATTCAATCATATACGAATCTAAAGTATCAAATTTTATCAAACATCTTGTTCTATCATCAAAAAAGAATTTTTCTCCAAATGTATCAAGTCCAGAACTTTCGTTAATTATTTTAATAAAATCAGATATCTCGTATATACAAACATTAAATCCAACAACACTAGCAATTTCTTCCTCTGATAGAAGATCTTCGTTTTTTACACAATCCAAATATTCGTCTACTTCTCTACAAAAATTTTTATATAACGATTTAATATCTTTCCCACTATATATACAATTTTCAGGAACTTTTTCAATATATCCCATTAATCTATTTGTTCTTGTTTCTAATTCAATAGTTCCTGTTAAACCTTTATATGATTTTAATTTTCCTAAAAATACTGTTTTCATGAAATCAACCATTCATTACTAAACAACACATCAATATTGTTATAATTATCGAAGTTGTACATAAAATAATGACATATTCTAATTTATTTCGATTAGCGTACCGTTTTGCCGCAATCATATTTAGAATAATCAACGCACCCATTATACAATGACTAATGTCGTTCATCGCTATTCCCTTTCATCTCGTCAGATTCCCTACTCATGCTCCAATATCGCAAGAAATTGTATTGAAAACACTCAGCAGAAAAGTCTGAATAACTCTGTAATTTGTCTGGTTTGGCTTGCGCCCTGTAGCAATGACTACGTTTAGGGCAGTCACTACTACAACACATTGTAATGTCAGGCATTTTTCTTATCTTCTTTCTTCTTACGTTTCACGGAATCAGCTTTAATTTTAAGCTGTTCATTTTCAATTTTTCTCATCATTCCTCTAAATTTCCCTGTCTGTTTGCTTGTAATTCCCATAGTGTTTTTCTCCTTTTCTTATTATGAATTAAAATATTTTACAATCTGTTTGCCAATCCAACGTCCCATTGGAACAGCAACAGCATTACCAATTTACCTATAAGCATCATTATCTGTTCCACAGAACTCAAACCAATCTGGAAAACCTTGCAGTCTAGCATATTCCCTTACTGTATATGGTCTAATTCTCTTTCCATCTTTGATTAATCTTGTTCCTTTATCTTTTGCGTAATGTGCTACACATGTTGGAGCAAGATCATCATTATCTGGATCTGAAACAATTGGTTTATCTCTATATTTTCCATTAATGCGATTATATACATATTGTGGAATATCAATCGAAGCATCCTTTTCAATAATGTCTTTAAGTCTTAATGGTTGAGAATCAGGATAATCAAAATTGGTAAATGGTTTCTTACTTCCAATTAAAATCAATCGTTTTCTTTCTTGTGGCAACCACATATTTGCGTTAATAGGACATTCAACTCTCACGTAATAATCAGGTAATTTTGTCAATGCTTCCATAACTACTTTGAATTTAAGCATTCCAGGAACGTTTTCTACTACATACATTTCTGGTTGTGCTAAAGCAATATGCCTAAAGAAATGTAAAAATAAATCATCACCTGTTCTTATACCTGAAATATCAGCAATGGTTGAATATCGTGTACATGGAAATGTACCAATATAAACATCCGCATCATTCTGATCGAGAACTGTAATCTGTGTAATATCTGACTCATTTACATGATGTTTGAAATTCTTTCTCAAAGTGTCGCAACACTTTTTATCTATCTCATACGATTCAATTATGTTAATTCCAGATTCCTCTATTCCTAAATCCATTCCTCCTGCTCCACTAAAATAGCTTTTAGCTGTTATTTGCATCTTGTTTCTCCTTCATAAAACTAAATATCCATTCAACTGTAGGTTCATTCCATCCATTTCCCATTAAACTACACCTCTCAGAATAGTTAAGATTTCGATTATTTATAGTTACATTTGTAAAATTATCCGGTAAACCTTGTAGCCTTTCATATTCTATTTCTGTCAATCTTCTAGGTTTTCCCTTATCTAATACTTTCTTTTCTTGATAACCACCTCTTACACAAGTTAATGTGCAACACTTAAATTTTGGATTATATATACGTTTGAGCATTTGAAACGTATTTACTTCTAATTCTGCACAAACTCGTTTATTCATGTCTAAAATCTTAAAATCTTTTTTATAAAAATATTTGTCATTAACATTGTTCTCCATAATATCTTTTAAAACTAATGGAGATTCTTTTGGTAAATCACCTAATGAAATATTTGTCCAATAATATCTTTCACGATTTTGAGGTGAAAAAATTCCTGAATTTAAGAGAATAGGATTTACACCTACATTCTCTGTCATAATTTTTAAATCTTTATCACTACTTGGTACAACATTCTCAAACATGAAATACTTTGGTTGAATTACATTGAGAGCTTCTACCGCTTTAAAGAAAATTTTAGATGTACCATCTAACCCATTATTAACAGATTTATCTTCAATTCTACATCGAGAAAGCGATTGACAATTTGTACCAGCTAATAATAAATCAAAACCTTTAAATTGCTGAAAATCAGATTCATATAAATCTCCATGATGTATAATCCACGGAAAGTGATATTTAGATACGGCTATTGCTTCTGGTAAAATTTCATATGTATGATATTCTCTAATTGGAATACCTAATTTCAACAATGCGTACAATCCTGTTTCTACACCACCACATAGACTTAATACTCTTAATCCATTCTCCGATAAAATATTATTTTCAACTAAATGACTCAAATTCCCTTATTTTGTAGGGAGTTGTACAACTACTTTATCCTAGAATTTACCTAAATTCCTTTCTATAAATTCTGTAATGCTGCGTAAATCGGACATTCATGACTATCCGATAAAAATAATATTTCTTTGTTCTTGGAAATAATTGGGTGATCACCCATAGAAATTTACTTAGATATGTATTATTCCTCCCAATAATCATAATTAGGATTCATAAGACATTCATGACATCTACAAACTAATTCTCCATCTTCGTCCATATAATAATTGTCACCATAACCACCACATTCATAGCAGTAATCATATGGATCTTCTTCATAATCGTCTAAATCATTCATCTTTCACCTCTAATTTCTTCAAATCCTCAATACTCCAAGGCTCTTCATCTTCCCATTTGATAAAGTCAAACATATTACCATACACATCTTTTGCTATTTTATAAAAATAATAATCATTCTTGAGCATCCAACGTTTACAAAGTCGTGTAGGTTTAATTTGATATATATAAAGGTTGGTATTACTATCTCTTGCGATATAGTTCCATTTAGGTAAAAGAGCATCAAGAAATTTCTTTTCTTTTGATCTAATAGTATGTTTCTCTACAAATTCTGATTCTGCCCATCGGTAAAGACTATTACCGTCACAATAACTTCCATAATCATCGGTTTTATAAAATAAACATTGTCCGCAATTAACATTATCGCAATTAACAACTTTATTATCTTTTGTTACTGCAAGGCTGCCGCCTTCACACACAATATCTAAAATTTCTTTAGCAAATTTTTCTCTATTCTTCATTTAAACCTCCAATATACTTTATTACATACGTATTTTGCTCACATTTTCATCTTTTGGCATTTTAAACGTGATATATTCAGAATCCCTTTTACAATAAGTTTTTTCAATTACATCTAAAACTTTTAACGCATTTTCTTCATTATATGCTCCCAATACTACTGAACTATTAGCATATGTAATTTCAATATTGTTTATATGCGAATTGATTCTTTTAATTGAAATTGTTTTTCCTGCAATATCTACTAATTTTGTTCTATCTTGACTTCTTATTAACATATTCTCTCCTTTGAAATGCCAATTTCTTCTACTCACTCAACTTCTTACCACACATAGGACAATAATTAATTTTAACAACCAATCCATTTGAATCATATCCATGAATATCATATCCGTATGCAATAAGTCTTCTAGGATATTGAATTGCTACACCATAATCATTAGTCTTACCTATTATAAGTGGAACACCTTTATCACAAAATTTACAATTACTCATTTTTTCATTCTCCATTATTCGATAGTTACTTTCTTTCCAGAATACATTTTCATCCGCTTCATCTTTTTAAGAAATAGCTTCATTTCATATCCTGTAAGTCCTACACAGGTATTTCCAATTCCTTTATCATCTCCTAAATCTGGATCATATGACTGTAAAATATGTCTACCAGATTCTTTGTATCCAATGACAACTTCTTGTGTAAAATTATATTTCTTATCTTTTCTTTTATATACACACCCATACTCATTTTCTTTTTCTTTTGTAAATCCAATTTCTGCTAATTTCTCATCTACTGTTTTAAATAATTTCATTTTACGTCCTCCATATTTTAATTTTTATCATGATGTTACTTTTTAAATCCAGAACAATACTCAAAAGCATCATCATTGAATACAATAACTTCTTTATTACTCATACCACAAAATTCCATTTCATATTTTCTGATATAATTATCCATAGATTTCTGATGCATCTCACCGAAAAACGAATATGGAAATGTACTCACTTCATGATTTTTGACTTTATCATAATCAATTCCTTTTGACACACTGATATTTTTATCGAAGGCTTCTTGATTAATCCTTGTCCAACCTATAATTGAGTTCATATTAAATGTATAAGCTGTTTCAGATTCTCTCGTATATGAAACATAATTAATCACAAAATCAGTCCAAGGATCTTTCTTACTTCTGAATATCATTCCTGTTTTATATTTCTCTTTATACTTTTTTACCTTTTTCATATTTCATTCTTCTCTCTACTTCTTCATCATTTTCTTTATCATTGAAGTATTTGTATGCTAACATCATAGGATAATTAGAGTCCTTCGCCCTTGGATATAACATATACTCACACCAATTAACTTCTCCATCTTCTTTAACCCAGCTTGTGTCTTCAAATAAGTTCAAGAAAACATTTTGATATGAATATTTTTCATTCTGTACACAATAATCTTTGATGATCGTAGATTTATCATATCCATTGATTTTTACAAGAATATTATCAATCATGACTCTTTTACCTAATCTCACAAGCCATTTCGTGAATTCTCTGTACGTCTGATCAAATTCTCTATCTCTTAATGCAGCATCTACGACTAATATGTATTCATCTTGTGTACGCAACATCCCTCTACTTCTTGTTCTGTTACCATACCAATCAGTTAAATTATTAGTTCTTTCACCAAATTCATCACAGGAACAGGAACTATTGTGACCATTTTTCTGAATCACATATACATTCATATCTTTTTCTGAACCAGAAACTATCGGTAAATGCGCTAATACAGTATCAAGAATATATCTTTTCTCAGCTTGTGTGCTCCCTATTGGAGATGCTGTTATTGTTCCTGTTATGTAAGTCCAATCTGACATTATAATCACTCACTTTCGTTATTATCTTCTGGTTGATTGAAGTAAATTCTGTCGATAATCTCATAAACTTCATCAACATCAAATGTTTCTACTTCTGGAAAATATTTTCCGTTACAAATTCCACCGTGATAACGACTTGCATTGTTATTCAACCTGTCTATTAATTCATTTCTAAATTCAACTGTTGTCACTTTATCACACCTCCTGAAAGCAAGATTTCATGTACTAATTTTCAATTATAATATCATCTATAACATTCAACATTTTCCTTACTGTATAAAAATCTCCACTAAAAGCCGCTCCCGTTGTCTTTAATTCATATTTCCATTTAGTTTTGTCTTTTGTACATATAACTGGTATATTCATATACATAACTGTTCCTTTTGGAATAACAACTGGGCAATATTTATTCTTATAATCTTCTTTTAAAACTTTTAACCGTTTTTGACAAAACTTATTGTATAATCTATATTTTATATCACTTTGATACACATAAATCTTTTCAGGTGTATCATTCGAATAATCAACAGGAATAAACTTATTTACAATAAATAAAACTCCATCTGTAATTTTATAAATATCCTGATAATCAGTTTGTACTACTACTTCCATATAATCACCTCTAACATTTACATTCTTTGATTAAGTAATTTCTGTGTACTCTCAATTTTTTCAAGTAATTCCTTGTTATAATCATCTGGGATATGTCCTTTTAATAATCCTAATACACAGAATTTAATATCCCCTAATTCTTCCATAATTGTCATCTGGTTTTTTAAAATTTGCTGAAATGCTTGGTTCATAAAATAAACCTCCTATATTTAATATTAATTTTTAATTGTTACCTTTGGAAATCTCGACTTGAATAAGTCACTGAAAAATGATATGATATTCTACATAGATCATTGGTCTTGATCTATCTCAATAACTCTACTGATTGTCTACAACGTCAGTGGAGTTTTCTTTATGTACAGCAAAGCTATTTATATATTCTCTAAATTCTTCAAAATCTTCTTTAGAAAATATAGCCGATGCGTAGTAATAATCTTGATTAAACAGAATTGCAAAGATTTTTTGTAGTTTTCTTCCTAATGTCCTAAAGAATCCGTTATCCTGGTCACGATATAAATTGCCATTCGTATATGTCATATACATATAATCCTCGAAGTCTTTATCAATTTTAAAGTGGATTCCATCATCACATCCACATCTACAAGTCAAAATGAGTTCTCTACCGTCTTCTGTTCTTAATACAGACATTTTAATACCTCCATTTTTAATAATCTCCCAAATATCCCGTTACAACTTCTATCATCCATAACAATACATACCATACCACAGGAGCTAAAAAGCATTTTAATAGTGAAATTCCCAATAATTTACCCGAAAATGCCCCTACTGCAATGGAAAATAACAGATGAAAGACGGGTTTCATGAACAAAAATCCCCATGAAATTATTACATTTGCTACCATCCCACCCAGAAAAACAATCCAACCTAACTTCCTACGAAATTTATGTATCTTTTCTTTATTCATTATTCTCCAATCAGCTCCTTGTATGCTTTTAATTTCTCCGCTAACTCTGGATTATCACTTGCATACATTTCGTAACGCTTTGTCTGATCCATTTCAGTAATCATTTTATCCATCTGTTTCTTAATTTTATCAGCTTCCTTTTTACGTGCAGCTTTCTCTTTACGTTCTTCTACACGTTTATCATATGCCGATGTATCAACTTTACAGATAACCTCTGCGGTAACATTTGCATTACATTCAGCTGGTGTAAGAATTTCTTCAATTGTAAGAATATCCTTATTTGCACCACTTACTACAATTTTGTCACCTGCTTTATATGTTTCTCCATCATCATAAATTGCATAGAAATATTTCTTTTCATAATATCCTTCTTTTGTTCCTGCTACTGCATAATATCCTTCTAATTTTGCCATGTTATTATCCTCACTTTCAATTATTACAACATCTTTTTTATATAGGTAAAGAATTATCCCATTGTCAAATTCAACCTGTACAATATCTGCATTTTCTTTAACAATTATCCCCTCTTTATAAAACATACCATAAACATTACCAATGTATTTAACCCTACTCCCTACGCAACTCAATTATTCTCATCTCTTTTCTTCTGCTAATTTAAGCCATCTCAACAATTTTTCTTCTTCATGTAGCATATCAGAGTACAATTTTCTCACTTGATCCTGTTCCTTATAGAACTGTCTCACATATCTAGGAAAATCATAGCCAAATAGCCACAGAATTATTTTTCTCTTAATCCACTTCATGATTTATATTCCTTATCAAAAGCATAATCACTACAAGTCCACTTCTCACCTCTATATACAAATCCATACATGCCTTTAAATCTAGGATGTGTATATACGTCTACAACTGCACCTTGAACTTGTTTTGCCACACCTATGTTTTCTCCTTGTTTAATTCGTTTCATCATTCCAGGTCAATATCCTTTCCATTAAAATCAGATAAGTCAATAATCCATTCATATTCATCAGTTTCTTCGTTATAATGTTTTACATCTATTACAACAACCCAATTCAGAATCTTTTTAAATAAACCCTCGTCATAATTACATTCTCTATTCCAAAATGAATTATTATTAAATATGTGATACAACAACGAATGCAACTTATTATCTCTATGACTTTCCAATACCCATTCAACCATAGGAAGTAAAAATATCTGATTAGCAAGTTTATATGTAAGGTCAATGTCATCACAATAATATTTGTGATAATATTTGTTCATTGCATTAAATACTGATCCGTACTTTTTGTAATTGTATCTTCCCTTACAAATAAGAAATATCTCTTTAGATAATTTTTCTTTCTCATTATCCATTATAATTCTCTCCATATCTTCCTTTTTTAATAGATCATATTTTTCATGAATATCATCTAAAAATTCATTAAATATTAAATCAACTGCACATCCAAAACCTTCACAAAAATCATTATTAATTTCTTCTGTAAAATATTCATCATATTCATTTTTCAGCATATATTCTTTAATGAGTCGTTTTGATTGTTTTGGCTTACCATAGACATATCTTGGTATGTGATTCATAGTATTCAAAATATAATTATGAATATAATCTAATTTATAAAATTCATTTTTAAATTCTTTACTTATTGTATCTCACTTCCTTTTTTTTAATAAAACAAGTCTTTCATCTAAATTTTTAAATTTATCACACTAACTCTCTTTCATTTCTTCTCACTGAAAACCCAATTGTAAATAACATTTATTAAATCTTTGTACTTATGTTATTTTATAGTTATCTCAAACCTCAAATACTTTATAACATAGATTTTAGTGAGTAATTCTTTCTCACTTTTCGATATCAAAGTATACCGTAGCTTTTGAAGCTAATTTTGTTGAATTAAATGGTTCTAAACCCAATCTTATTTACCCATTGCGTATAGGACGGTTTCGTTACTGTGTTAAATTAAATGGTTCTAAACCCTCAAATATGTAATTCATTTACAGAGTATTTAGTGAGTCTTTACCTCACTTTTCGGATGCAAAATCATCCGTAGGTTTAGCCTAATCTCGTGGCAATGAAACCACGATTCTATCCTGTCTCTTCAAATATATTCCCAATCTGATGACCAATCATCTTCCTGTCCTTTATCTTCTTACATTTTGTGCATCGGCATTTACCAATTACAACTTCCAATCCACTGTAATCATATTTTAAATGTCGTGGCTTTTCGATTAATACCCAATTATGATTACACATAAGCATTTTTACCTTTATCATATTTTAATATTTCTCCATCACGAATTATTTTATGTGAACAAACTTTTCTCACAATCATATCCGTATCAATTTTGTCTTTCGTTTCTATTTGTGTTACAATTACAGGAACTTTTCCAAATCTTGTTTTACAATAGACTTTATCTCCTGGTTGTAATTCCTTTATCATGGCTGTCCATGTTGGAGGTATTCTCCACATATATGTTTTATGATTGAATCCATTATAATGAATACCGTATACATATGTAGTAGGCTTTCTTTTGTATGTATCGTTTTTATCTGTTGGAATTAATTTCCCATAATGTTTTCTCTGTCTATCGGTATATTTACGTCCATTTAATGTAACTATTCGTACATCTCCGTATTCAGCTCCATTATTTTTAAGCACAAGATACATAATATATCCATCAATAAGATAATTATTTTCATTTACAACTAAGTATCTATCCTGCTTATTATTCTCCTTATAGTACCTTTCACATTTATTATATTTATATGTATTTGGAATACTGCTTTCAAAATCCGCAGGAATTTTAATTTCTGAAAGTCTCATATATATATTCTCCCTTCTTATGCAACTGCTTTCTTATTAAATGCAATTAAGTCATTTCTCATATTGAGATAGTTCTTTTTCTGATCAACATCGTATGTATTATTTCTATTGAAATAATCCTTAAACCAATCATCACAATCTACATCGTTCTGATAGGAATATGCAATAATTCCAATGATAGAATCATGATTGGCGGCATCGAGAAGTTTTGATGAATTGTCAACGTCTAAAGTAATCGTATCTAAATATTCTTCATAGTCCTGTACATCTAATTCTGAAACTGCCTCATCAACACAATCCTGTACAAACTTTAATGCAGATTTCATATCAGTATGAATTGTATTATCAATTACTTCTCCGCTCACATGTTCAATTTCAGTGTTTCCAATCGCTGAATACTCTGTTACTTCTGCGATAGCAGGTTTCTCAGGTGATTCTTCGACCGTTTCTGTATCAAATAAATCATCTTCAACGGTTTCTGGTTCATGTTCTTCTGTGATTTCCTCAACAGAATCTTCGATATGTAAATATTCTTTCATCAGAGTAAACAAATGATTGAATCTTTTTGTTACGGAAGAACGATCCTTTGTTCCTTTCTGCCCATTTAAGCAATCGTATGTAATACCATCAATTTCTTTATTATGTAATGTCTCTTTAAATTCCTGAATAAATCCATTAAATTTATTATCTTCAATGTTATATTCTAAGAATTTATCAAATAAAGCAAACCATAAAAATGAATTTTTGTTATTAAAAATATCCGATGTATCACCTCTTAACACATTAGATAACTTCTCCAATGTCAAATAAAAATCAATAAATATTGATTCATTTGCATTTTCAGTTAAGTAAGCACACATTTTACCAAAGTCTTTATCAAAATGGCTAAGATATTTAGATGTCATTATTGCTTCAATAATAATTCTTCTAAGTGATCCATTCTTAATATTCGTATTTGAATAACTTGACTTATCACAATCAACATTAAAGAAGTCCATTTTTAAAATCTTATCTACATATTCAGCATAGGATTCTTCTAATCCTAGCCATCCTGACTGAGAAACGTTCATTGGTCTACATCTGTTGAATCGTGCAATATCATAAGCAATATCTTTCTTTGTACAATTCAAATTGAGCATTACAGGAACTTGATAATCTCTAAATTTGTCTTGTAATTCTTCTGGCAACTGAGAAAATTTCTTTCCACGAATATCAAACGTTTTACTTTCAGGTATTGGGAATCCATCTTCATTCAAAATTACATTGCCATATTCATCTGTTTTGTCGCTCTGATATTCAATCATATATCTCTGTACATTTTTGGAAATTGCAAATCCATCTTCCAGATAATCTTTTAAATTTGTAGAACGCTGTTTACCATCAATTAACCAGTGCATTATAATTCCAGCTTTGATTTCCTCTGAAATTACAATCTGTAAAAGTGAATTACCTTGTAAAATATCAGAAATTAATTCACTTTTTGTAAGTAAACTCCATTGTCCAGAAGTTCTTTGTAATGGATGATTGTCTCTTAATCTGTGCTGTCTTAACTGTTTACTAAGAGATTCTATTGAATAACTGGTAGACTTTGTTCTTTCTGATGTTGTTGTTTTTGTTTCCATTGGTAATTCCTCCTCAATATTTGCATTCTCACATTCTTCCGTCTTTAGAAGTTGTCTTTTTTCATACTCTTTCATATCAGAAAGATATGTATTATATTCTTTGTCCGAAAGCTTTAATATGCTTTTGATCTCCGTAGAATTACATCCTTGCATTATTAAATCTGCAATTTTGCGCTCTATACACCCAAGAGAAGCAATATATTTGACTACATTTTCTCCAAGATTTAATAGTTCTCCTGCATCAATACTGCTTTCTATATCAAAATCAGAAGGAATTATATCAATCATCTTTGTTTTTCCATCGTCAGACATGAGATTATCTAATGATGTTGGATAAATATATTCCTTAATTTCCTTTCCATCTTCTATCTTTGTTACGATTTTACAACGCTTTTGTCTGTTTTTTCTTGTAATATGCATCTTAACTTTCCTGGAAATTGCAAAATATATAAATCCATTGAATTTATCTTCATCAAAATCTTCAATTCCTTTATCTAATTGACTTTTGATATATTTTGTAATCTCTAAATTTGCTATAGAATAACATTCATCCCTGTCAATATCGGTGATACCACCAAACTGTTTTAGAATTTTATCTACAACATTATGTAATTTCTTTGCTGATTCTTCTGGTTTATCCTCATTTACTTTATAATAAGATTCCAGAATGTCTTTGTAGTGCATTCGTATCACCGATCCTCTCTGTTGATATGCTGTAATTATGTAATAATTATTTTTTCTCTTTCGTTACGCCTTTCGCATAATCTTCGAGATATTCTTTAGACAAACGTCTGTATTTATATTTAGAATTTGCAATCTTATCAATCACTTTCATGTATTTCCTGTTTTTAAATCTCTCTACATGGTATTGGAAAAGTTTTGCACAATTCCTATTTCTTTTACATATAGCACGTTGACGTTCATAATATTGCAATAAGTAACTAATTCTACTCATTGGCACTGTTCCCAATTTTGTTTCTTCATCTCGGATAAAATGTCTTACGTCAAGAATTTTCAGATCATATTCTTTAATAAGATATTCCATATTCTCAATGTATTTCTCTCTATCAGAAACACAATCAATTACCATCTTAAAGAAATTGCCGATTCCTATATCATTCATAGAAAGTTCTTTCTCTAAAGCAGTTTCTCCATGATATGTATAAGGATTATCATACTTTGAATTTCGCTGATAATCTTCATAGTAATCGTCAAGTTCCGCTAAGATACCGTTAATATCTTCTGGTAGTTTTTCTTCTTCAATTGATTTAGGTTGAGCAGCGATTTCAGAGACTAGCTGAACATTAAAGTGAAATTTTCTCAATGGTTTAGGAAGATTCTTGATAATGTTTTTTGCTTTATCTTCTGAAAATCTTTCTGCAAGTACCTGACCGCATGTTTGAGGACTACCATTTGAATCTAAACGGATATATTGCTTGCCGTTTGTAATTAAGCAATCCAATTTACATCGCCCCTTTCATTTTTATCCATATCCTTTTTTCTATATGGTAAATTATATTTTTTACACCATTTCGTTATATTCTTACCTGTTACACCATACATTTTTCCGATTTTTTCAAATGAAAAATCATAAATATATTTTTCAAGTTCTTCCTTTGTAGGTATATTTGTACTTTTTTCTTTGTCCCAACATTCTTTACACATTTTTGCTTTTATTGATTTCATATGTTTTAAACAGACTGGACATAAATCTTTTCCTATCTGTCTTTTATATGTAATTACTGTAACTGAACCTTTATCCTCAACGTTATTTTTAATTTCTTCCGCAGTTCTATTATTATATTTATATAAATATTCTATCTTTTTATCATCAACGACATACGAGCCATCATCCAATAAAATTGCATAATTTCCTGCATGAAACAAAATATGGTCTTTGTTTGTACGAAATACCATCAAATTTTCTGGACGATTATCTGTTCTAATATGATTTATATGATGTACGCATTCTGTTTCTTTTAATTCTCTATTTAACATTTTTTCTGCAACTAACACATGTTCATATACACACCCATTATCAAATGCTCGTTTATGTTCTGGCATGTAGATAGAAATATAACCATTCAAAAAAGTTTTACCATCATGCTTTAATCCTCTTGTTGGTATTAAATTTTCTTCTCTTATGTCCGATTTATTCCCGTTAATATGTTTTAATGATATATTTCCAAATAATATTTTCTTAATTGAAACATATTTATTATCAACGCATGTTACTGGAATATGATCACTATTCATTTTCCAATGATATAAAGATACTATATTATAATATTTCTTATCAAAATAAAATTTTAATCCTGTTTTAGTAGTCCCAATATAATAAGAACCACAATCTACATAATTATTTATATAATCAGACCCCCTTCCAAAAAATGCGTACAAAAACTACGATGAAAGCCGACTTTCATTTGTAATATTTCTCTATATTTAGTTGTTTAAAATTGGAATAATCGCAGAATCGCTATGATTAATAAAGATTTTGCTTGACATTTTCTACCAAGCATTCTAAACTAATTATAACATATTAGATTATTCCCGTAATCTTCTATGTTGTGTTGTTTGTAAGGTTCTTATCTCATATGGTGTTCCCGCACCGAGATAAGATCCTTACTTTTTTATTGTCTTGTGAAGATGTTTATATCATATACCAAACATTTGTTTGTGTCAATACTTTCCAGAACATTTGTTTGTATTTTTCATCTTGCAACAAAGTCTTTATTTACCAGTTCTTACAGTATTTATTTTATGCAGTAGATTTATGGAAATCTTGCGGTAAATTTTGGTAATTTTAACATCGAATAAATTCGTTCTCTGGAAATAATATCGTCTTTTCTTTTCTTTTATCATGAGTTTTTAAACTAGAAGTTATAACATTTTTGTCATATAAAATAGGCGATCCAGTATTAATAACTTTAATTCCATGTTGAACACTTATTAAAATTGCATTTCCATCAGGTATTCTTTTTTCTAAATCAAATGAAGAAAGCAATACGTTCTCTCCACCATTTTTCTTATATTCAGTTAATATTGCGATTGCTTCGTCAACAGAAATTACTTTACTCATTCTAATACCTCCACCTTAATTTTCTTATTTCCAAAATGAGTGGATAAAAAACATTTTGTAGCCATTATTTGATCTTGCTCGTTATCCAGTGATCCCCATTTCGCAATAACATCTCTCTTATCAATAGTATAAATTGACTCTCCTAAAATCATAGAATCACATTTAAGACCATTATTTTTATTAGCTTTAACTATCCAATGAGTAGGCTGATTGGTCTTTTTAATTTTTGATGTTAAGTCCATTACTACTAATGTAGGAGCATATTTATTCCCATCATCGTTCTGAATAACAATAGCTGGACGTTTCTTGCCCTGCACGTGTGAACCTGATGTAATTTCTTTTTTATTAACGAATAAAATATCATAGATATTAAATTCTTCCATCATGTGTGTGCCGCTCCTTTCTTTATCTTATGTACCCTATTATAGCGTATAGACTATATATTGTCAAGACTATATATTGCAAAAAATAAATATTTTTGTTATAATCAATTCATCAAATTTTGGAGGTATCACAATGAAAGTAATCCTCAAAGAAACCCTTGAAAAACAGGGTAAATCACAATATTGGCTTGCAAAAGAGACAGGTATAGCTCAATCTACATTGAGTAATCTTTGTGCCAATAAAACAAGTAAAATTGATTTTCTTGTGTTAGAAAAAATCTGTAATGCTCTTGATTGTGATATTACAGACATAATTTCTGTCAAAGAAAGCGATGACAAATAGTCATCGCCTACATAGTTATTATTTAAAAGCAACCTTTCATCTTTCGATTATGGTATGTTTTCCTTTATGTTCACAATCATTCTGATCACATATCAAACATCTTTCTTCATATGGGTTCATTCTGGCATAATTACAATACATAGTAATATTCTCAGATTCGTTTATTCCTGGAACTAAAAATATTTTACTCATAATCTTGTAATCCTTTCTTTGAAAGTTGGATTTCAGCATTGTATTATTCAATTCTAATTTCTGTCACACTACCATGCATTTCGTCATACAACTGCGAAGCAATAGTTTCCAAATCATCAAAATAATAATCCCATAAATCACATTGGAAGCCATCTGGTGTATCATTAATATAATATGTAGTATCTAAATCTGTATCAATTGCCACAATAATACTATCGAATCCACGTTTCTCCGCATCTACATACGCAGAAGTAACTTGCTCTAAAAACTCGTCCTGATCCATAGGTTCATCAAGTAAATCATATCCTATACTAATATTTCTATTTGCATACTCATCTGCAAATTTTTCTAAATCTCCTTCTGTTTTTACCCATTCTGGAACTGTAACAATATCTCCACCGTTTAATTCCACCCGCATTTTTATTTTCTTGACCATTTTTATACCTTCATGAAAGTCGAAATTCATTTATTTTCTTCGTACCACAAATCAGCAATTGCATGAGTTAATTCTGTTTGCAACATCCATGTCGCATTTGCTCCAAAATCGCAGCTGTAAATTTCTCTGATCCCACCCAAATCTGTCTCAGGATCAAAAAATCCAGTTTCTTCTACTTTAAGAAATTCACCATACAATTTTACTAATTCTTCTTTTGATTTTGTTTTAAAAATATTAACGTGTCCCATATGTAATACCTCACTTTTCTTTAAAATCAGTCATTCATCGTATTATTCTACGTTTATAATTATAAATTTATAATTGCAGGGTGTGAATATGCACCCACTATCTCATTTGTAGTTACATTTGAGAATACTTTTCTCATAATTTGAAATGCACCATTAACATCCGCATTGATATATTCTCCGTTATTACTCTTAAATAATCCACGTTTAATACGTCTTGATTTATTATAATTTTCTTTTATTGGTAACTCATTATCAAGAAAACTCGTTCCTGATGTATAGCTTTCTTCTGTCTTAATCAAGTTAATTCCAACGCTTTCACATTTATATTCAAGCTTATTGATAAATGTTTCGTATGGAATATACACAAAATTTTGATTAGTAACTTTATTCATTTCAGAATTTTGTTTCCATTTATCGTTCTTTCCTATAACAATCGTACCAATATCGTATTTTATACAATAATTGACAATATATTTACTTGCACAGTGCATAAGGTATTCCATCTTGAAATATCTTTTATCTGTTAATTTTTGCATTTGTTTTGTCCAGTTAAGATCGTTTACTGTTTTGGCAATACTTCTTAATCTCGACATTTTCTTATTCCAATATTGATTATAAGATTTTATTCCTTTGCCATTTATAACAATAGAAGATTCTCCTATGTTATTTACAATTGTTACAAAGTTATTTAATCCCAAGTCAATTGCAGCAATTCTATTACTGTTTAATTGGTAAATGTTTCCATCATCCTCATAAACAATTTCAATAATATAACAACCACCTTTAGGAATAATTCTTGTTGATAAATGATGTCCTTTTACATTTGATTTAATCAAATTGTTATAAGGTTTCATTCTCTTAAAAGCAAAATATAAATATCCATCTTTAATATGTGTTTGCATGTTAGTTAATGTACAAGTAAATCTTCCATCTTTCTTCTTATAAGCAGGAATTTTCGGTTTTCCTAAATATTTTTCTGGATGTAATGTATAATCTTTTACAGCTACAAGAAATGATTTCCACGATTTACATAATATTTTTGTAACCATTTGAGCAGAATTTGATCCTAACTCTTTAAATGCATCTGTACTTTTCAATTCTTTATTCAAGTCCCCATATTTTTTAATTTTTTGAGTTTTAAAAAATTCTTGACGGATAGTATAGTTGCAAAGATTATACATATTCTTTGATAAATAACATAACTCATCACATATTTGAAACATTTGATGATTTCTATTTATTACATGTTGTTCTACATTTTGTATATTATCACCTCTATTCTTTCTTCTTCAAAATCTTAGTCACTTCGCCAACACTTATACAGAATCTTTTGGCAACATCTTTCTTATCACCACTTCTATTGTAAGTGTTAATAACATCCTCGTATGTAAATTCTTTCTCTACTGGTACATTCATAAAAATATCCATAATCTATATACCTCCAAAATCTTTCTATAATACACTTCTCTGTTGTTTTCATTAATTACTCCTATTCTATCATGATACACGTATAGATTCCACCTTAGATAATAAGTCTTTTAATGTATCAACATCTACCTCTGCATTAGTCTCTCTACCGGATTTGATTGCTTCTAACAAAATATCTCTCAAATCATTAGTTTTCATAGCAATTACAGGGGCATTGTCAATAGCAGATTTCACACCATTATCTATATCTTCAATTCTCTGTGCGACACTATTAAAACATCTTCTTGCTTTCTCTCTCATAACACCGATATATCGTTTCGTTGTTTCGGTGTCTGTATGTCCGTACACAGTCTGTAAAATTCCCAAACAATCAGGATCATACTTATTAATCTCATGAGCAATATAACCAAAACTCTTTCTTAAAGAATGAGTGCTTACATTCTCAATACCGAGAGAATCCGCTGCTTTTTTGAACTGATGTCGGTATGAAGCTGCTTGTTTCTTTACTTCCTTATCATATTCTTCTTTGTTTTTTGCATAAGTCTTTAATACTCTTGGAAAAATATCTTCGTTTAAATGTTCTAATGGGTTAATATTCTCCATAGAACAATATTCATCAATGTATTTCCATGTTACATTAGATACAGAAATATCAATTGTCTTATCTGTTTTCTGCTCAATCAGAGTGTTTAACACTTCTTTTCTTCTACCATTCTCATAGTAAAAGTCACTCCATTTTAAGGATAAAATGTCACCGATACGTCTTGCCAACAGGAATCCAAACATCGTAATTAAAAATTCTTGGTGATAATGATTGTTTCTAAAGTAATCAATCATATTCTTAATATCTTCTTCTCTATAAAATGGATCAACTTCTGTTTTCCCACGCTTCTTGGTTTTCATTGTAATCTCTGATACAAGATATTCTCCATCATCAGACATATATTTAATCCATATCTGTGACTTATTATTAGAATATTTCAATGTGTCAATGTCATCTTCTTCTGTTTCAATTGGAAGGTACTTATTTTCTTCTAATACAGAATCAATTTCTTCCAATGATAATACATGATCCAGAAGTCTTTCTCTAATATCGTCAATCATTTTTGCCATAACTAATACACCTCATTCTTCATTATCTTCTCTAATTTCTCTTTCTTCTTGTTAAGATGTCGCACTCTTGTCCTTGGTCTGTACTTGTCACATTTTTGGCAATAATGCCAATGGTTAGCATCTCTACCTTTCTTACATTCACCCATACAGATATAGTACAGGCAAGGTGTTTCTCTGTCTTTCGCCATTAATCATCATCCTCCGTTCCTTCATCAGAATCATTCTTGAAATATCTATTATAATCATCTTCGAGTATAACAAGCCTCTTGCTTACAGAAGATGATGTGTTAGCTCCGGCTCTACACAATGCATTATATGATTCATTACTCGTTGCAGCTCTCTGCTTGCCTCCATAGAACTTCATAAGCCATCTTGAAAAGTCATATGTACTTTTTTCATCCTGGATAGATTTCCATACCATTCGCATAATACTAATCATGTGCGTTCTTGTGAGAATTCTTTTCGCATATTTACGATCTTCTTCATAAATCAGCTTGTAACACTCAAGAACTCTATCAAAACACTTCTCTAGTTGGATCATATCATCTCCTGTTAATTCAATTTCTTTCATAATCTTTCTCATTGTAGTATTATCCAATGCAGTATTCTCATTGTGCAAAACCATCCATGATTTAACTACAATATCCTCGTTTGTATATTTCTCTAATGCCTTTTCCGTCAAAGCATTTTTGAATAATTCGTGCTTACCTAATTCAGTAATATCTTTTCTGGATTTCGCTGTTGCTCTTGCGACTGTGATAGAGTTTAACGGCTGACCATTGTTAATATCATAAAAAATCTCACACTCTTCATCTTCTGTAACGTTGTTAATAATAATAACCGTCAATGTAGCGTCTTTAATCGCATCCTGTAATACTTCTGGAAGTTCTGAAAAACATTTTCCATTTAACTCAATATCTTCTTCTTCTCCTGTTTCTGTATTCTTAACAGTGACGGGATCAAGTCCCTCCAATGAAAATTCATCATCCAGAAACTCTACATATGTATGACTTCTCTGTTTACCATCAAGATTATTGTAAATCTCATCACGTTTTGAAGCATAAATAGGAGGAATTGGTCTGTTAAGTATAGTAGAACGAATAAGTCTTGATTTCTTATCATTCTTCCAGACAAGTCCTCTCTGAACCGCATTATCAAATACACTAACACCACTTTTATAGTTATTTACAATCTTTCTAACCGTCCATTCATCTCTTAACTTATCTGTTTTGCCTAAAATCTGTAACATCTCAATTCCTCCTTATATAACCCCTATTTACTTACGGGATAAACCTTTCGTTCAATACCTAATGATTCACAAAGAATATCTTCTAAGTGTAATGTACAAGCTGCTCGATTGTCTCTCTTTGGATATGTAACCTTTGCTTCTGTATTAAAAATGGATGGATTAATCTGACGTAAATAATCAGATAAGAAGTTATCAATTCTCTCTCTATCCTCTGAATGTTCAACCCACATTCTTTCTAATGGGATCATTACAAATGTTCCATATCCATTTTTCTCATGATTCCATCCTGCATTTTTAATAATAGAAAAAATAAAATCCAAACATTTTTCTCCACGTTTAGCAATTTCATATGTAGTTGGATAACTTCCTAATACAGATTCTTTTCTGTTACCTGGACTCTGAGTAAATTTTATATCATATCTTTTAAGCAGCTTATCGAGTGTTGTTGCTATTGGATCACCAATAATAACTCTTGCTAGATGTTTTTCCAGGGAGCTTACTGGCTCAATCTCTGAATCCTGTCCAATAAAATATTCAGCTTCAAATTTAAGTCTTTCTACAGGATCTTCCGGTGCATCCATGAGAATCGTAGCAAATAATCTGTCCATTCCTTTTCTTGGTGCAACTATTGTTCTTCCCTGTCCATCTACTACAGCAAATCTATATTCTTCGTAATGGGGTACAAGAGTAATTGGAGCAAGTTTACGTTTGTCAAAATGCAGATCTAGTCGATTAAGTCTTTTGTGACTTCTCATGCCCTGATAACGTGGGTCTACAAAACAAACACTGAGCGGTACACATGCACTTGCTGTAATAGTCCTCAATGATCCTCCTTTACCTTCTGTAATCATCGGCTTCGCATTTGCCATTACATCATTAAACTGCTCAATTCTTCTTTCTTCTTCATTCATTTTAATAACTGCGCTCATAGTTCTTTATCTCCTTTATATGATTTTTTGTATACTTAATAGACCTATCTCATTTCTGAGTAAGTCTTATTAATATCAGCGATCATTTCAATGTTCAGTTATCAAGGTACAATTTATGTATGGAAAATATGACTTGAAATAGTCCAAGATATAAGCTATAATACTTTCTGGACTTATGCTAATTGCATATTTCCTATTCTATATATGAGAGTGAGTTTTGGTTTGGTTTGGTCGCTGAGAACTCACTCTTTTTTAATACAATCATATATATTTCACTTCCTTCCTCTTAACTTAATTATATTGTACACTATATGTGTACTTTTGTAAATTGACATAGTACACAAAATATTTACTTTTCAATTGTATATTTTGTACACGTTTTGTGTACTTATGGTAACTTACAAAAAAAGAAGATATATTTCAATCTTCTTTTAGTACATATTCTTTTTCACCTTTTATTATGATTTCCATACCTAAATAATTTGCAATCAGGTACATATCTTTATCTGTAAAACTATCACGAGTCATTTTATTCGTGAAACCTTGTTTACTAATACCAATTGCATTAGCTAATTCCTGTTGCGTAATCTTCTTTCCAGAGTCTTTACGATCTTCTAATATCTGTTTTATTATTTTGGTAAATATCTTAACCGCCTCCCATCGTATATCTTCTTATTATAGAGGAAATTTATCTACGTAGCAAGTGTCAATATTTAAAATATTGTCCAGGATATGCATCCATATGTCCAAAACAAACATTGTCAAACCAAAGATATCCTTGATTGTCCCACTCAATTATATCTCCTTTTTTAATATTGACTTTTACATTAGAATTTTCATTATTTCTCTTATATCCTGATCCATTATAATCTCTAATACATATCGCCGTATTCATTTTTACCTCCAATATATACCATGAAATGTCTGTTTCAAATTGACTTACACTCTCTGTATTCTGATTCTGTAATTAATCCTTCATTATACATATCTTCAAGCGTTCTAAATATTGCATTCGCTCTCCAACTTGCATAACAATGACCATCAAATTCTCCAACAACTGCATCTTCATTCTCTTCTCGTTGTTTTTGTAATTTCTCTCCCAAATCCCAATTATGAAAGAAAACGCTTTATATTGAGCTGCAATAATTCTCAATAATTCTATTTCGTATTCTTGTGAAATTAATTTCTCTTGTGCATTTAATAATTCCAATCCTGCACTTCCTAATGGACTGTTCTCAATTCTATTCTTAAAATATTTGTCATTCATAATTTTTATTCTCCAATTATATTAACTCAACAGCGCAATAATGAATACTGCAATTCCTACATATGCGATTATACATCCTAAAGTATACATCTCATTTCCCCAATCTTATTTATAAATGTTACTTGTAATATGAACAGTCGCATAATATGTTCTTCCAATCTCTTTTGCGATTTCCACATTACCCTTATTCTGTTTCATAAGAACTTTAATTCTTCTTCGTTCTTCTGGTGTGATCTTGTTTCTATGCCTTTCTGGTATGTACGAATTTTTTATACTACACATCCAATCTGGCTCTGGTAATATAGAACCAGCTTCATATTTACGCCAGTTGATTTCTGTTTTATGATTTTTCGCCCATTCCCAAAAGTTATCAGGATCAATCAGATATCGTGTCGAATTGGAAACTTTAAACTTCTTACATGGAAGTTTTAACTTTTCAATCCATCTGATCACAACAGATATGTCACAATTGAATGCTTTTGCTATTGTTTTAGCAGCAAGGCATTCTCCGCAGTAATGATTAAGACCTAATTTCCTCGCCTTATGTTTAACAGATGATACACTTCTGTTCAAAAATTTTGCCGTAGTTTCAACTGATTGATTCAAATACCTTCTATACATATAAGTTTCTTCATCTTTTGTCCATTCTCTTCTTCCCATACACTACCTCTTAGCTCTAGCTTTCAATAAAATACGATTTTCATTATTCTCTAAAACAGTTTTGATAAATAACTCCATTTTCGTTTATGTGTATTTCTGTTACATTTTTTACATCTGCAAAAGTTTCGCCGTGTAAATGATTATTGATATATTTATAAGCTTTTTCTTTTGCATCTTCTTTATTTTGAGCATATAAAATACAAATTTTACAAAATATTTCATAGCCAGTGTCTATAATTAATTTCACTTTATAAACTTCCATAAATTTTCTCCTATTTATGCAACATTTCTCTCAACCACACATCAAAGTTAAAATTTTCCATATTTTCTTCTCTTTCTGTATAATTTCCATTATAATTACGAAAACAGTTTCCAGAATCACGCTTGTCTTTATCCCAATGTTCTACATATTTATTTGTTCCTTTCATTCTTTCTTCACCTCTTCCATAAGATATGATAATCCCTTACTATAGTGACGATTGAACCAATCATATACAGCATTCTTATTAGTTCCTTTTGGAAATGCATACCATGCAGCTTTAAGATTTCCATTACGATCTACAGGAATACTCTGAAATTCTTTCCATAATGCTTCTACATTCTTATCAATTATATTCTGTAACGTTAATTCTTTTGCTTCCATATAGTTCTCCCATCATTTATGAATTTGTTGTATGATTTGCAAAAAGGATTAAAACATCTATCCACTAACACAAATTTCCCATTAACAAAATCAAAATACTGTTTTCTACTTTTCTGTCCGCACACATAACAATTAATCATGTTCTCATTCCATTCTTGATACTGAATCACAAATTTTCTGATTAAGTCTCTGATATATTTCCGCTGACTCATCTACTCATCTAATGCTTTAATTACAGATGTTTCATATGTTAATTTTTCTGCTCTGTAAACATTGTCAATTAAACAAATCAAACCATTTGATAAAATACTTATTTCCTTTGGTGTAAGTTCCAATTTGATTTTCCCGTTATTGTCCATAATATTTTCCTCCTGATCCTCATATTAAGTGAATTGCATTCTAATTTTCCTTAAATCATTAACCGCATAATCACATATTGTTTGTAAACTTACGCTATCACAATCATCGTTTACCACTTTTGTTAAATCTTCGATAATTCTATCAAGATCATTTCTTAACTTTTCTGTTTCGTTGAATGTAAGAATCGTGCATTCTTTCAACATAAATATTTCCTCCTACAAATTAGTTGCGTTTCCATCTGCATCGTATTTAATTGGCTCAAAATGTCCTACATACCCAATATCTGTTTCCTTATCATAAATTCTTATTGAATGACCTGTACCACCTTCAAATGAATAACGTTTATCATCAGATTCTAATAAATTAATTATATGTTCAACAATATTACATAACTGTATGGCTTCTTCTTTCTGTTTTTCGACTTTTGTTATTTTTACATAAAACTTATGATTAAAACACCATTTAAGTGAATGTAATACATTTAATGTTTTATCGTACGTTCCACCAATAACACATCCATCTTCATAACAAAATCCTTTACTATCATCAAAATAAATATATTCATCTTCTTCTAATCCATCAGAAAATAATTTATCTGTATTTCCTAATTGGACAGAATTAAGACCGGCTTGTAAAGTAACTTCTCTATATTCATTTGTTGGATAAAATTGCATATGTATTCCCTGTTTCTTTCTGCAAATTAATTAGTTTTATAAATATTACTTTATGATTCGTAATTTCCTTTTTGAACTTCATTTTTAATGTAAAGTGGAATAATCCCAAATAACCAAAATGAAGTTTGCTTTATATATTGTTCACCAACTTTTGTATAATAACCAGATTGCTTAACTTTTTTAATGTAAAATCTTTCTCTTTTAACTAACATATAACAATCTCCTTTCGATCAAAAATCTATTCTAATTCTTCTATTGAAAATCCATATTTTTCTTCGAATTCATTTTCCCCGTAAGTCTCTAACATATCCATAATATTAGGATGTTGCCAATCAACAAATTCAAATAATTCTTCTGCTACATCTTTGTGTCCATTACATTCTTCTACAAAATCATTTCCCGTATAACAACTATGAAGAACATTTTTAATTTCTTCCTTATTTAATTTTGTATCTATATTAATTTCATTCAAATCAATATCTGGAATATAAATAATATCATCAGTTATTTCAAAATCACTTTTATATATAATACAGTCCTGTCCATCCGAAAAATGAAATAAATCTTTAAGTCTATATCCTTCGATTAATTTTTTCTTTAATTCTTTTGCTGTCATATTTATTATTCCTTTCTTAAAATCATCATTTCATCAAAGTCCTAAAATCATCAATGTGAATGCTATTATCAGCATTATAAATGATAAGCAGAATAGACATCCTCTAATCATACGCTGTTTTCTTTCCTTTTTTGGTGAACAAAGCCCTATATAAAAAATCACAAAACTAATTATCGCACTTGAAATACTCCTCATAATTTCATCCAATTCTTCTTTTATATTATAATTTGTTAATTTCTTCTGCAATTTTCTTCAATACATTACCGCCTTCTATTTTCTCAATGCTATCTCCATTTTCCCATATTGTTAAAATTGGGAAATCATTATATTGTTGATCAAAATAAGTTTTGTCACACATTTTCTTTCTTATCATGTTAATATCTTCTGATATACAAGCAGTGCGCCCTGTGTTGTATTCTTCTAATACATATATTTTCATTTAATTTCCACCTCTCAATCACACAAATGATTAATTCTCTCGTTATAACATTCATCTTTGATATGTAATGCATAATATAAACAGGTCTGAATATTTCCTATTTCTTCCATTGTCAAATCATATTTTTTCGCATATTGTTTTTCTTTAGTAAAAATTCCACCACATAAAAATTCTTCATCATTTAATATTGCTTTAATAACAGGCATTAATGTATTCGTCTTCATAATATTTTTCCTCACTTTCTGTCAGTAAAACATCGTTTCATTTACTTTAATACAATTAACTCTGCTTCTTCGACATATTTCTTTGCAGCATTATATCCATTTCTATTAAGTTCACCTTCAATACTAAACCAAAGTGAATCTAAAAAATTTGGAATAGATGCAAAATCTTTGTTTGGATATTTTTCTCTATATCGTTTATACGCCGTTTTATATAATTCATCTACTAAATCACGTTTCATTGTATTTCCTCCATTCTTCCAAAGAAACTCTTGTTTCATTCTATTACACTAAATCATCAATCTCAATCACATCTGGATTATCACTAAACCATGTATCGTTCTCAGAAATTTCCTTTAATTCAATAAAATCACATTCTGGATTATATTCATTGGAATGTTTTAAATATGCTGTTTTAACTTTCTCTCTTGCATCATCGTATGATTTAGCTTTAACTATCCCGATTGCTAAATGTTCAATTCTATATCCGTATAATCCTTCTATATTTAACATAACATTTCCCTCAGTTCTTCAATTTGAAATATCTCTTTCATCTGTTAATTCTCTGTTAATTAAAACAGGTGATACTCTATATCAAGTACCACCTGTAAATATGTAATATTATCGTTCTATATATTCCCATTCAGCAATAAAGTCAAATGCTTCATTGTAATACATAGGGTTCAAATCCTTGTAAGAACTACATCCAAACTTTTCCTTTAACTCATTCCACATATTAATGAAATAGCTTTTTGAGTAACATTTGTATTTAGTTCCATGCGCTCCATCCAGAAGTTTATTGATTCTGTCTTTCGCTGCTTTATACAACTTCTGTTGCTGTCTAGTGGATAATGTCATATTTTCCACCATCTTGTTAAGCATTTCCGTTTGCTCTCCAAGAAGATCTTCCATTGCATTAATCTGAACTGTTTGACCTTTTAACTGCTTCTCAATGGAATTTCTAAAGGTATCAAAATTAATTCCAACAATGGAGGTATTTGTTTCCTTAGTCATTTCATATTTTCCAGTCTTACGGATAGTCGGAAGAACTTCTGTTGTTACCCATAATCTGAATGGTTTTGCAATAGGTTTCTTACTTCTTAAAACTAAAGTATAGAATCCAGATTCACTAATAATATTAGCTTCACCTTGACGACCTAAGTTGAACTTAGACCGTTCATAAGGCTCTAAACTTGCCATTGCTACCGTTGGATTGCTATGCTCTAAAATTTTACACACATCAGTTGCAACAAACCAAGGCTCATTGTCAATTAAAACCATTCTAATTTCGCCAAAAGTTTCATTTTCAAATACTTGCAATTCATTTCTTTCCATTTGCAATTCCTCCTGTACTTGCATATTATTTAGTTCTCAATGTGCATTTGTAAAATATTGGAAATTTTCTGATTGACTAATCGTGTTGAAATGATATATAATAGATAAGTCAATCAGTTAATGGTTTTCCATGCTGATGGCGGTTAATGGTGGTTTCTAGTTTCTCAGGCTGTGAACCACCATTTCTATTTCTGCTTATCTTTCTCCCGTTCTACAAGAATCATTCTTATGAGATTAGAAAAATTTGTCCCCTTTTCTTGTGCTTCTCTTTCCAATGATTCCTCCAATTCTTTTGAAATATAAACAGACTTTCTTATTCCATTCTGCTTAGGTTTCGCCATTGGATTTCCTCCTTACGTCTATTATATTATCATTTTAACAGGTACTTGTCAACATCTATTTTCATTATTTTTATGTTCATAAGCACTATCGTAGTTACTAAAATTTCCATTCTAGCAACTACTAACTACAAACGAATCATGCTATATGTAATCCTGATGCTTTCAATAATGCTTCAAATGCGTTTATCAATTCTATCCTCATTTTCTTTTTAGCAACTGAACCTTTTCCGCCTTCTCTTATACTATTATCCAGGCGTGTTTTGTATTTTCTTACTTTATCATTCGCAAACAGATCAATCTCTTCTATTTTTCCGTTATCCATCTGCATTCTCATAAAAACGTGTGTATTCTGTTTATTTCCATCTGTATACTCTATGAAGCTTGCTAAATTCTGCATATGTATATCCTCCATCAACTCAGTATTGCTACTATAATAAGTATTGTAAGTCCAATTCCCAAACAATAACCTAACTCGTACATTTTAATCTTCTCCTTTAATCCTGTTCTAAGTATAAAATTAGCCTTATAGATTTATTCTCTACAAGGCTATAAAAGATACATTTCATCTGTTAGTCTTCATCTGGTTCATCCCATCCGTATGTATCTCTAACTTGTTCTAAAATATCATCACTGGAAATCATAGCACTACAACAAAGACATATAGGGATGGTTTTCTGTACACGTTTTCCATTTTTCTTTCCATGATATGTATATTTCCCAATAGGCACTCTATTATTAGTTGTATTACAATACCAACAATTTGACATAACTATTTCCTCCATAACGTTCTTTATATATTATTTCCTATCATTCCTTATATAAAGGATTTACACCAGCAGATTTTTCAATAGTCTTTCTTGCATTCTCAATCATCTGTTCTGCATTTCCCATATTGTCAATGTTTACTTTTAAATTTTCCATAGCTTCTGAACGTGTTTTCCCTTTTGCTATCAGCAAACCAACTCTTTTAACAGATATTTTCCATTCGTCATTATCACGTAATATAAAGAAATCTATTCCATATTTAGTAAAACATTCTGCAATAACTTTTCTCCATGCAGAATGATCTTTATTATGAAATACAATGTAAACTTCCTGGATGTCTTTTTCTTTGTGTTCTGCTTTCTTACGTGGATTATACTCAACAGGTTCTTTAAAATCTGAACTCGTAATATTTTCCAGATATGCCATTCTTTCCTTATAACCTTTAGGAAGTTTCAAGCCTGTTACACACTCAAAGATTTTAATGCTTGCTTTATTTCCATTATGTAAACGTTCTTTAATCTGGTTCTTACAATATGGAATATCATAATAATGGATTAATGGCAATAAATTATAATTCCATTTCTTTTCCATGCCATATACATCAAGAAAAATATCATCAATAATTTTAGTTTCCATTTCTGGTAAACGTTCCATATCTTCTGCAAGTAAAGTCTTAACACGTTCTATTTCTTTCCGTTCCTGTTCTACTTTTCCCAACGCAGCACGTTCATTTTCTTCCTGTAAACGTTTCTGTTCTTCCATATATACTTTATGGTCTGCAACAGCTTTTTTCATAGCTTGTTCTGTATCAAGTCCGTTATTGATAAGGTATTCAACAAAACCATATTCTGTCTTTTTCAATTCTATATAAGTCTTTTCATTCTTGTTGACAAACTTATATAATGTTTTCGGTTTGGTCAATTCGCCATTACGCTTATAGTATGTATAGTTCTCTACTTTTTCCAGATAGTAACCTTCTAAAAGCTTTAAGCAAAGATAATCTACCATATTATATATTTTTCCATCATATCTAATTAATTTGTCAAATAAGTTTTCCACTTTTGTTTTACGTGGTTCTTTGATATTGTCTGTAAATCCGAAATAAAAGCTATCTGTTTCAATCATATTCTTATCCTCCATCACTCACATTTAAAACTGTCTAATACGTTCTTTAAATTTTCCAACTGATTCTCTGCTTCTGTTCTTGCGTATTCGTCAACAAGAAATTGTTTTCTTTCCTGTCTACATTCTTCAAGAACATTCTGTAGTTTTGTATCTATACTATTAATGATAACAGTTTCCGCTGTTTCCCAGTCCTCTACTTCTTGCGATTCTCTTTCTTTAAGGTAACGATTGTATAAATCACGTTCCTGTAATTTCTGTTCTATGTCATCATCTGGAATAGGATCGTCAATCCAATTCTGCATACAGAAATGTAACAATTCTATTGATTTTCCATTGTATGTAGACATATGGAAACTATTTCCACCAGCTACGTCATACCACATTGTTATAATTCCATCTTCTGAAATTTCTACAATGTAGCGTAAATTTTTATTCTCTAAAGCTGATTTATACGCTTCAATTCCTTTATGGATGATTCTTTCTTTATTCTGTTCAATCAGTTCTAGCCATTCTCTGTTAGTCATTCTTATACCTCCAAAATTTTCCACTAAAAAAGGAAACTAATTCAATTTAGTCTCCTTTTTAGTATTCTCTATTATTCTATTCTTCATCATATCTTTCATTAATGACATCTATAATATCATCCAGATACATTTCTTCATTGTATGTTGATTGATTAGAAATTTCTAATATTTTATTATCTATATCAAAATTAAAATAAATACCGTAATCAATTCCTCCTGCATTAATTGTCACTGTCCATTCATCAATGTTATTTACTCCGTTATTTACTTTATTCAAACAATACGCAAGTGAGTTTACACTCCTTTCAATGTCCACTGAATATCTCATTCTTATTTCCTCCTATTCTCACATTCCATAGAAAACACTTTCTTTTCTATTTTTAATCATTCTAGCATGCTGATTTTACAATTCTATAATCCTGTTCTTCCCATCCATCTGCAATAAGATCGTCATACAATTTATTAAATTCTTCTGCATTGTAAATAGTTCCTAAACCCTCTGTAATATCTCGATACTCACCATCTCCAAAATCCCAAAAGACTTTCTCTTCCGTTCCTTTTTTTATTACTATATCCATGTGCTATCCCCCTTTACAATATCTCAACTTCTTTCACATTCCATGTGATTTTTGTTAAATCATCAGAAATTTTCCCATCATAACTCTGATGTGTAGAATCCCATATGAGTTCTACTGTATCATCTGGACGTACACAAGCCCATAAATGATCATGATTTACTTTTGTGATACAGATAATTCCTGTATCGTCAAATGTTCTATGCTTTTCTGCTCTTTCCTGTTTTAATAATTCCATTGCTTTTTCATAATTTGTCATAGTATCAACCCTCCATCACGTTTTGACCTGTTTATATTATTGATTATATTACAATGCTTTTAATTTCACAACACCATTATATATAGTAAATTTTCCATATACATAATTGTCTTGTGTAAAATCATAATCGTAAACGTGCCATAATTCCAATTCAGTGTTACATTTCCATCTGTTCTTATTTAAGATGTCGCAAATTTTCTTTGCGCTTCTATCCGAAGCAAAGAAAGCATATGTTTTTGAATGTAGATACTCCGTTCCCTTATTTGTCATTGCAATTAATTTCATGTTATCAATTCCTTCCTTATTATATAGTGTTCTGTTTGACCGTTCAATCGGCATACAGAACTATTTTCCGTATGCCTATCAACGGTCAAACATTGTTGTATAAGCGGTCAATTGTTCTCATGATCTTCATCATCAAACCATATTCTGTTAAACCTTCCCACATAACAATAGAAGTCTTTCCGTTTACGGTAACAAACACGCTTTCCGATTCTTCTGAATATGTCACTGTTACTCTGTTTCCGTTTGTATACGGATTTTCTTCTAACATTTCATTAAATTTGTTGATCCATTCCATTTTTCTTTTCTCCTGTTCATTCTATTAATTCTTCTATTGTTTCGCACAATCTTAAAAGAGCAGCTTTCACCACACTATTTCCGTTAAGTTGTGATAACTCATTGTATAGTTCTGTTTCCGCTTCTTCTCTGTTTTCTTCATCGTCATAGCCATCGGAAAGACAGTCGATAATCTTTCTTGCTAATTCTGAACTATTCATGTTTATTTCCTCCCTTGTGGTTTAATGAACTTTCCAACATTGCCAATAATAATCTTCTTTTGTTGCTATTTCTTCTGGAGTCATATCAGGATTAAACATTTGTGTTCTTCTAATAAAATCTTTGTACTGTTCATTAAAATCATCACAATATGTAATTTCTTCTGATAAAATTCTCCCATCATCACTCGCATATTCATAAATAATACTTGATTCATCACTATTGTATGTTTCCAAAAATTTATTAATTGTTCTGCCGTCTTCTGTTTCTATTAAATAATCTTGTAAACATTCTTTTGTAATTTTAAATCTTACTTCTCTTTCTACATCCAAAGTATCATCAATATAGTTACAAATTTTTAATTCTACAAACTTATCCATACCAGTTTACCTCCTGTCTGAAATGTGAATTTCAACCTGTTATATATATTTTCCTATTACTTGTTTTTTTAATAAGTGTTAACTCTTTAATTGTTGGAATTTTAATATTATAATATTCTTCTAAGATACATTTTAAAGAACTGTAACTCATTCCATCCCATCCCCATATATTTCCTGTGTGTTCTCTTTTAGTGATTTCTTCATTTTTGATTTCTGCAAACCATTTACCATTTTCTTGTGTAATATGATCGAGTATATACATCTTTCATTCCTCCATATCCTGATATGCAAAATTTCATTTATAACACTTTCCAACCTATACCACATTCACAAACTTTTATGCCGTATTTATCACAAAATTTCTTAACATTACCATTCATAAATTCTGGTTTGTTTTTTAGATTTTCCAATACGTTTACAAGTTCCCTTATATCATATACAGATAAATCAATTCCTTTGATTCTTCGTCCATTCAACAGTTTATTAACATCATTATTAATTTTATCAAATTGTTTCTTTGTCATAGTTTTTATTCCTCCTAAAATTCCGCTTTTCGTGTGTTCTGATACTTTTCAGTGTATTCAAATTCAGGTTCACCGTAATAAAATCCTGTTACTTCTGTACTAACGCAACGATTTGTTTTCTTTTCGATTATATCCGACATGATAAAGGTTGCATCTGCTTCTGACGAATAACATCCATACACAACTTTTTTATATGCATCTGCTTCACCTCCATCGTATGTAATAGTTTTCTTTCTCTTATCTTTAATGATAAACATATTATTTTCCTCCATGAAATTGTACTTTTATCTTGAAATTTTATCCGCATATTCCATCATAAATTGAGCTGTTTTCTTAATTGTTTTTGATTTGTCGACTACTTCATCATTAAAACAAATTGTAAATACATCGCCAACATTGTCATCAACAATCCAGTACGGTATATTCTTACGGGGTTTCCAATATGTTGTCCAATAATTATAGTTGTAATTGTCACCAATTATATTTTTTCTATAAAAGTTAGCATCTTCGATTCTTACTGGATGACAAATACCATAACCATCAAAAAGCTCTTTTGTAATTATTCTACTATTTTGATATTTTTTAATTGCTTCTTCTTTACCAAAACAAGCAATCCAATTGTATGTTAAATCTTTTTCCGTATCATTAAAATATTTATAATTCATCATCTCTTTTTCGTTCCGTGGTGTACTATATGACATTTCCCAATTAAAAGGATTGTCTAACGCCGGATTTTTCATTCTAATAGGATATGCTTGATCTCCATTTTTTCTAAGTTCAATCCATGCATTTTTTCCACTATCAAGACATGATAATAACATTATCATAGCCTTATTTACGTTTGTTGTTGCTTCTGTCCATGTTGTATGTACTTTGCTCATATGTTTAAATTCCTTTCTTTATCTATTCTTTAATGCCTCCTACTGTATAAAGTCCCAACGTTCTATAACGTCATCATCATAATTGCTATATGGGTTATATACGCAATAAGTAATGATTGTATCTCCAATTTCTGCATCATCTACGCTTGCATAGCTGATATAATAGCCTCCATCAACAGGCGGATTGAGTACAGTTCCGTTCTTTTCATTATCGGTTACTTTTCCGATAATGCGCTCAATGTACATAATGTTATGATCTGCTCTTGTTGTAAGCATTTCCTCTGTTAAGTCATTACAATCAATGACTTTTGTGATAGGTGCATTTTTTGCGACATCTGGAAATGTTCTTGCCTGTACAGGTGCGCTTGTTACGTTTCCGATAATGCTAATACTTGCAAGTGTTATAATTAATGCTTTCTTAATTCTGTTCATCATAGTTCTTTCCACCTTTCTTATATATAATTAATATCCTTTTGCAATGTAGTCTAAAAACATCCAAACAGGCATTGTAAACAGGAAGAAAGCGCAAATATATGTAAGTGCTGTTTTAACTTTCCGCTTGCGTTCCTGTTTAAATACTGCTTTCCAATAACTTCTAGTTCCATAAATCTTTTCCATAGTAGTTCCCCTTTCTTTTATGTTGTGTTATTTGCCATTATAAGCACTATAAAAGGCACGAATGATATAATTTCCATTCATGCCCTATTTAGTGATTATAAAGCGGTTTAGGCTTCATGTTTCCGTTCTAATTCTTTGCAAATTTCAGAATCGTAGCTAAACGGATATTCTTTCACAAGTCCATTCTTACTGTAAATACTTGTGATAAACTTCACATCATAGAATGATGTATAATTCAGTGAATATGTAATTGTGTTATTAATATAAATGTTTACGGATTGCCCGTTATCGTAATACTGAAAAGGTACGTCCGATATTTCCAGATCATCAAGAACTTTCTTTCCTTCATAATAATTTCTTTCAAACTGTTCTTTATTTCCCCATGTTTCACCTTTTGTAAGTTCCTGTAACATTGATACGATTGACATATTATTCCACCTCTTCATTTCATCTTTCAAAATCAATCTGTAATGGTTTTACTTTTCCGCTTCTCAATTCTTCCAGTGCGATTTTATTAACTTCATTTGTAAAATAATCCACCTTGTAAGAATCAATAATTTTGTTTTGATTGTTCATTCTGGTATAAAATTCTTGTGAATTATCTTCCCAGTACCATACAAAATAAGTATGAAGAATACAATTTTCATCATCATATACACGCTTACAACGTCTTTTATTTCCATTCATTAAGAAAATATCTTCTGTTACGTTTAATGCGTCATACTCTGTATTTGAACAATGATGTTCTACTTCTTTATATGTCCAGATGACCGATCCGCCCCAGGTTTTTCCTGTCACAATAGCTCTATGAGTTCTTAACCACGCTTGCATTTCTTCTTCTGTTCTCCATGCGTGATTCTCTATAAAATACTGATAATCACTATCTGATTTTCTATGAGACAGATAATATTTATCATGTGTTTTTGTGGAAAACATTTCTTTATTATCGTTACATTCCCACAAATTAACAGTTGCGGTAAAATAAACTCCACCATTTGCACATGCCCCGTTATGTCCAAATGTCCAGAAAATATTAGTTGTCTTTCCAATATATGTAAATCCGTTCATTTCATGATGGCTAAATGAACCACCAGAAGTACTATGACAAAATTCGCCTTCATAAATATTTGTATACATGCTACCGTGTTCACAAATTTCCGCATCGTCATTAATTTTGGTTATCATTGCGTGTGAGAAATATTCCCCGTATTCATTTGTATATTGCACTACATCCCCAACCTGGACACGTTCTCTTGATCGTGAATTTTCGATCATGTCAATGATTTTATTGGCTTTTGTTACGTCTGCTTCTCTAATGCCATGTTCATAATCAAAATGATAATTTTCTTTCTTTAATGTTTCCACTGTATATCTTGTCATGTTTTTCACCTATTTAACCTTTCTTTATAAGTTCTGATTCTTTAAAAAATTGTAGCTATTTACTTTATACTGTTCTTCTTCATCTTCATAAATATCAGAAGAACATTTAAAAGTATATCCATGTTCATTTGTATATAATTCGTTACAAGTACCTTTATATGATTGATTTTGCAAAAATAATTCGTTACCGATATAAAGACAACATGGAAAATATTTCCGTTCTTTTATGTACTTCTCGACATGGTTTAAATCATCAAATTTTAAAAATATTTCCATTCCTACGCTTGCCACATCTGGTAAAAACTGCCCAGATGATTCTAAAGGGATATAAATTTCTTTCCCTTTACAATCCGTTGAAACAAGACAAATTGCGTTTCCAACGTTTTTATAATAAATGTATTCAACACCTTGATATATGTAATAATTCGGCATTGAAAAATATTTCTTTGATTCTTCCAATGTTTCCTTGTTTATCTCTGAAATGGATTTTGTAAGTTTCCCGTTCCTGTCTCTAAATCTTTTGTTTATCATGATCTCATTTCCTTCCGTTCTCTATGATATATATGCAAAATCACCTTGCACACCTGTAACAATTACCATTTTCCCGTCATTACGACGATAAACCACGCCACAACCACGGCTATTTGACCATACACGCCAACCTTTATTAGTAACAGGCCGTTGATTCTTGTAATCCCACCATACAAAATGTGGTTTGATTCCATCTTTTTCCTGTTCTAAAGCGTTATTGATGATTTCTGATTCTGTAGCAGTAAGAATCTTTCCATCTTTTTCACCGATTAAATACAGTTTTTCGTTTGCCATGTTTTCACCTCCATATCAGAGCGTTGATTGTTTCAACGTTCTTTAAAAGCTGTTTACGTGTTTCCTCATAATCTCTTGACATTGCTTTAATCTCTGCAATGTCTTTCTTGATGTGATCCGTGTATGGATTCTTGCGACTGAATAACTTTTTGAGCATCGTTGCATCTTCCTTTCTTATTCTCTGTTTATAGGTACTAAAAAAGACATTAACAACAAGTGCTAATGCCTTCTGTACTGCCTATACTACTGTTTAATGATTACCTTCCTAAGTGAATTTCGCCGTTAGAATCTTCAAATTCTTCCCACCAATCCGCCGGATCGTTTGGGTTTCCTTCGCATACCTCCCACCCTGTAGCGTGACAAAGTTCAATGCCGTTTTCAGTGTCAAAACGTTTATCAAACGGCATTGTTTCAAGTTTTCTTCTCATTTCTTCCATGATTGTTTCCTCCCGTTTCTTTCTATGCTATCACAATCTGATAAACATTACCAGATTCTTTTTGATATGTAACGTAAAAATACTGACCAATTCCGTATAAGTCGGTTCTAAGTCTGCCAAAATAATCGAAATGAAAGTCAATACACCTCCTCACATGCACCGACAAACCAAACCACCTCTTGTGCGGTTACGTTTCAGAGTTGCTAACTCTCTTTCGAGAGATTTGACAACGGGTTCATAGTGGGATGTTCCCTCCATGTCGTAGTTGTCGTACATCTCTGAAATAAGTTCATTCAGAGAATCAATTTTGTTTTCGAGTTCCTGGATTCTTGCATATGTGCCGTAAAATTTAATCATGGTTTATTCTCCTTATCTTGTAGTTCTCTGTTTATAGGTACTAAAAAGCACACAAGCGTTATTTACTTGTGTGCTATGTTACTGCCTATAAATTTATTATCGTAAAATTTCAGCTAACTGTATAACCTGTGCTTGTGATAAATGGTCAACATATACATAACCAAAACTGTCAGTTATTTCAAATTCATCGGGAATAGTTGATGTAAAACCATCAAACATATTCTATACATAATATTTATTGCTTTCTAATTTCTTTATAGCTTCTTTCATTTTGTCACACATTCTTATTACCTCCTTAAAACATGGATTTCATTTTACAGGTTCTTCCCATCTCCATACTATTAATTTGCATTTTCCTTCTTTTGCGTCCTGTTCTGCTTTTTTCATTTTTTCATCATCTTTTTTGCCCGATACATTTTTATATGAGTCTGGAAAATAATATGCAACAATATCTTCTTCGTCGTCTGCTTCGCTTAAACTTTTAAGCGTGATGTATGATCCTGTCATCGTTTCAACCTCTCTTTCAAGTTTTTGATTGTAATATATTCATTATTTACAAAAGCGTATGCGTATGATCTTCTACGGTCATCAAGAAAAGATGATAAATAAATATTAACATCAACTCTTTCTTCATAATCTCTACAAATTTCAATACTGCATTCAACAATATTCAAATCTGTCTTGTAAGTAGATGAATAAGCAGTTACTTTACAGTTGTCAAAACCTGTAATTTTATTTGCAAGTGTTTCAATCTTTTTGATTTCACTTTTTGATAATGTGAAGTTTTCGTATGTGTTATTTTTCATGTTGTTTATCTCCTTATCTTGTGTAATATTTCTGGACGTTGATGGTATCTTCAAGGTCGCACATCTTACAGCCCTTGACGTTTTCAATCTGCTCTTGAATATCAACGGGAAAAGCAAGGCTCTCAAACGTTTCTTTGCATTCCTGGAATATCTGATTTTGAATTGTTTCGGGTAACTCACATACATATGTATGAGCTGTAATTTTAACTTTTGTCATAACTTTTGACCTCCTGTTTATTATTGTTTCTCTTTTTGCTTTCATTTTTGCAAGCCATTATAATTCAACATTAGAAATTATTTATACTTGACTACTACTCACCGCCACGGGTCTTACGCTTTTGCCCGTCTTTCAAATAACTTTGCTTGTTGATAATGCCTTGCAACCTAAGTAAAACAAAAAAGTAAATGCTTTATGATATAGAATCAACCGCATTCACAAGAATTAACTATTTCGGCAGTCATCCGCTTTTAACGATTGTATGTTATCGGAAAGTTTTATGTATCATTGATAGATGTTACCTTTCAAACTATTTCAGTCTAAACAAAATCTTACGTGATTGTTTTGCATCTTACGCCGTTTTTTGATCAGATACGGACAACTGAACTTTTTGTTATTGTTACCCTGTTTACATGGGCTTTTGGTTAGACTTTTTATTTACTTGCTATCTTGTCAGTATCGCAACCCTTGCAAGAAACTTTATAGCAGTTTATACTTTGTTGCTCTGTATTTTACAAGGTCTTCACCCGTCTGGACTTATTTTAATTTTGCCAGAATCAAAAATCTGTTTTTTGAAAAGAAATAGATAAAACTTTTTGTTGCAATTGCTTTTTTAAGATTTTAAAAATCTTTTGAAATATCCGATTAAAAGCTAACCAGATGTCGTTAGACTTGAGGTATCTACTTTTTCAAACTCGACGCGCCCTCACGGGATACTACACGGCTCATAGCTATTAACTAGAGATCTCACGAATTATTTCGCTTTACCTCACAAGCGGTAACGACTCCGCTTGTCACAATATGAAGTTTTATGTATCAACTTGTTTCCCTCTGTTGATGGTATTACTATACCATAAGGTTTATCTTATTGCAAGCGTTTTTATAAAGTTTACCTTATTTCAGCATTATGCACTATTTACTGTTATTGTAAGGTATACCTTATTGTTAATTATGCACTATTAATAATAGAAATATTGACAAAAGGCATGATAAAATGGTATTGTTATATACTACCTTTTTGCTTATTAGAAAAGAGAATGTATATACATATAATAAGAAAAGAGGTAAAAATATTATGGCAATGACAAAAAGTCAGATTGAATATGAAAAGAAAAGAATGAAACAATGTGCAAGTTATACTGTCAAGTACACACCAAAGGAAAAGAAAGAAAGTGATCGTATACAGGCATATTTGAAAAGTACAGGTATATCTGCAAATGCTTATATTAAATCACTTATTAAGCGTGATCTGGATAGCAAGGGTATAGCATATCCTGACACGACAGAAAAAGAAGAAAAATAACCGCATATAATAGGAAGTAACACTGTACAATCAATATGATCTGCATAGCCTGTTATCATGTTCAAAATGTACAGATAGCCTTGTAACGTTGTATTTGACGTTTTAAGCGGTTTTATATTAGATATGATAATTATATCGGATAGTGTGTCTAAAGTCGGTTATATGGCGTTTTACAAGGTTATTTTTAAGATAGGATGTACTTACAAGGTTATATCTGGGCAAGTTTAAAACGTGCAGTATGGTGATATTTGTGTATCATTTTAATACATTTTGAGGTGTATTTTTACGTTAAAATGTGAGCTATTTTATGCAAGAATATTGTATATTTATACATTGTTTATGATGCGTTTTTATGCAAAAATTTGTGTAATATAGCGTTGTTTTTGTGCGTTGGAATGGGTAAAATATTGCGGTAAAGTGTGGGGAAATTTGATTGATTTATGATTAAAATGTGATGTATTTTTATCTGTTTGACGTGTGGTTTTTCGTGTGTGTATGTGATAATTTTATCTATTTTTTGTGGTATTTTATGTCCTGTTTTGAGATAATTTTATTGTGATCTGCTGTTATATTTTAATGCCTAGATGGTGTTAGAATGTGCTTATTTACAATGATTTTAACGGATGCAGTCTTATATAATATTGTGTGGTTAGTGTGGCTATATTATGTGATTGTTTATGTGGTATTATGTTATATTGTATGAGTATGTATTGGAGTATATTGTATAGTATATCATAGGTATATTATAATAGTAGTATTATGTGATATATGAGCGTGTAATGTATAGTATATCATATATGTATATTGTAAGTTATATGTGATATATTATGTATATTATATTGTATATTATGATGTATATTATTGTGGGTTTATGTTTAGTTGTTTGATGGTGTTATGTGGGTATATTATATGTTATGTTAATATAATTTTATATTGTATTTGGGGATGTGATTTGGTCTGCTGTTGTGCGTCCAGATGATTTTATTTCGTCCAGATTTGTGTTATGAAAGTGTGTTACAATTTTTGTGTTACATTTGTGTAATGTTTCATAGTGGTGCGCTATCCCATTTTTATCGTTGTTTTTGATGGCAAAGTGGAGTGTATTAATCTATTTTATTACATTTTTGTGGTGTAAGTGGTGATATGAGTTTGTGTTATGGTTTTGTGTTACAATCTTGTAATCAAATTTTTTGTTGGAAATCCAACATAACGAACAGAATTGACCGATAGTCATTTATTCACGTTTTTTCTCTCATTTTCTCTTGTTTTCTATTATTTTCTCACTTTTCCTTTTTTCGAGTATACTATAATAATATTTATAATTGTCTATACAATTAAAATCTCCCGTCCGTGATCTGCTGTCCAGATGCCCGATAAAATTTTAGTTTCATCATGCTAACTTTTATATCCTATACCGCCCCATGCTTTTGCCCCTGTCAAAAAAGTCAAATAATAACAAAACTTGACTTTTTTACACTTCCAATAAAAATGCAAAAGTTAGATTTAATCAACTATAGCAAGGCTTTACAGGATCAGCTATATTATACTATTTTTATATAGATTATAATGCCAGGACAGGGGGATACTTTACATTTTTAAAACGTTGAAGTGTGGACGTTTGTGGCGTATGTGTTCAACTCACACTCCACGTCCAAAAATCAAAATTATAAATCATCACATCATATCACTAGCATAAAACTCTCACCTCATCCATTATCTCACACTCTCCCACACCACTAAACAAATTGTACCAAATTCACACACAATTCATCAAAACTACCCTATCCGACTTCGACATCGAGTTCGACAAAATCCTTATACCACAAACATAAATAAATTTTCTGACAATTTAAAATTACCATATTTTAATCAAAATCACCCATCTCAATCTCAAAAACCCCTTGTAAAATCTAATAATTTACGAACTCTCCTCGAACTCCTATCAAATCACATCTCTCAGGATCACAAACTCAGTCCAATTTCACCACCATCCAAAATCTCAAAATCCCTTGTCACATCTATCTAAATCAACAGTATCATTTCCTATTTAAGTGCATTTCATTTTATTGCTCCGCTGCAACAATCACACCTCTCGAAGTCCACAATCTCATCTTACCAGAAAACACCAGTCTAAATTGTGTCAAATTTTCGCACAATTTTAATCGCTCAAAATTCATTCAAAAATACATCACCAAAAACTTGAAATGACAAATTGACACCTCAAGATGTAATTATCAAAACTTCATTTCACATCATTTACAATAAATATCTCAAAAACGTTTCAAACAGAGAATCTTATACATGAGTACATGGGGGGTACTTTTACATCCGGGAAAATAACATCACCTATATAATCACTATACCCTAATTTTAATCCAATAAAAATTTTACCAAACAGAGAATCTATTCATTAGCAACATATAAATCAAATATTTCAATCCACAATAAGAGAAACAAATAATATCAAGACGAAAAGGAGATAACACAATGAAAGATACCTATGTATATTACAACCATAAATATCATCCAATTCATGTAGATTTATTCACAGATTATTTTAAAGATGTACAAAATGGTAATGTAGATCCATTATTAACAACTATTCAGCTTTTAAAAATGCAATTAAACAAAATATATCCATCAAATTATGATCCTCTCAATCCATACAACATCACTCTCTCATCGGCAACATTATCAAGAATTACAAATATAACAAACAAATATCTTTCCGATAAGAGAATTTATATACCAGTGTCATTAGAAAAACCAAATTACTACTATCTCGTTGCTAGAGGAAGTGGAAAATCCATTAGAGAATTATGTTATGCAACAAAAGTAATGTCAAATCATTCTTCACATATGATATCAACCGTATATTCATCTGAATATAAAACACAAAATTATAAATCAGATATGGAAAATTTATATAAGGATAAGATCTTTCACAAAGCATTAGACTACTATCTTACAAATATCCATCACAATCAGAGAAGTAATAATCAAGAAGAAATGAGTTGCTTTAAACTCATTGCCGATAGAAACAACGATACAAACAAGAAATTTCACAAGTAAAGGAGATCAACTATTATGAGAAAATCAAAAGACGACAAAAATAACACAATTACTACTATTACACCATCTACATCTGATAAGACACCAATTGAAATTGCATTACAGATTGATAAAGATGGAATGACAACATTATCAAAATTATATGATTTCTTAGAAATTGATAAAAGTCATTACTCAAGATGGTGTAAGAAAAACATTATCGAGAATCCATTTGCTAATGAAGGATATGATTATTTTACTTTTCGCCATTATGGCGATAACCCAAGTTTAGGTGGTAGACCAAAAACAGATTATAAACTCACATCAGATTTTGCCAAACAATTATGTATGACCGTAAGGAATGAACGTGGTAAACAAGCAAGAGATTATTTTATTGCTTGTGAACAAGGACTAAAGATTGCTACCGCTAAATTACAAGCAAGAAATGATGATGTTCAAGCTTTAGCGCAGAGTGTAAATAATCTTGTACAAAAGATTGATAGCAAATTTAATTCATTAGAATCAAGAGTATCTACATTGGAAAACAACACTACTACTCCAAAAGCATCACCACAAAAGAAACAGCGATTTACATATTGGCAATCAAAAATGTTTCCTAAATATCAAGCATTAGCAGAATATTTTGAGATTCAATTGAGAGATCTCTATAAGAATCTATATAGAGAATTTCAGAATATGTATCCTGATATTGAGCTAAACCAGATTGTAGATGATTATTGCTATGAGAATAAATTAGAAACTTGTTACACCTTAGACGCAATAGAGCATAATAAAACCGTAAGAGTATTATTTGAGCAGTTGGTAGATACTCTTTTGGAGAAATATGATTTAGTACTTCATAAAGAGAAACTTGTAGTGTCAACAATTTTTGATACAAAATAATTATCCTTTGTGAGAACAAATAAAAAATACACCAAAAATCAATTTGAAGGGAGAAACACATAAATGTCCACTAAGACCATTACAATTGAAAATCGCAGTCCAAAATATAATAGATTACTGAAAACTTAGCAAACCAATCAACTGATACCATCATGGAATGGAAAACGTATTTCAAGAAATGCAAAACACATCCAAAATGTAACACTGACTATTTCATAGTGGCTATTCAAGTGTGTGAAGATATTCTAAAAGAAAGAAGAGAGAAATAATACATATGACCGATTTAGAAAAGAAATTAAATAAGATTTACAATTATGCTGATTTAATCCATTCAGAGAATCTACTAATACTATCAATTATTGGCTCACTGTTAAGAGAGGTTGATAAACCAGAGATTGAAAAATGCATTAAAACTTATATTCAGCAAAGAGAGAATATACAAAAAGGAATATATGAAGATGATGTTGAGATTACACAATAATACAAGCAAGATGTGGTTTTTTAAAATATATTTTATTTATGAATGTAATGAATAAATAAAATATATTTAGTCTGTCTTATTAAAAAGTAGTATATCTTCTTTCTGTTCAGTTTAGGACATCCAGTTGATGTCTAATTTCTAAAATTGAAAATCATACAGCACCCAGGTGTCGTAAACTGAACGCTCGTATAATATGCCCAAGTCAAAAGGAAGGTGAATATTATAAACAATTACAAAGTATATATACATACAAATTTAGTTAATGGAAAAAAATATGTTGGGATTACTCAACAAGCAGAAAAAGAAAGATGGAGTAATGGTAATGGATATAGAGAAAATAAAAAATTTTATAAAGATATTCAGAAATATGGATGGAATAATGGATTTTCACATGAAATTATAAAAGAAAATATCAGTTACAAAGAAGCAAGAACTTTAGAGAAGTTTTATATATCAAAATATGATTCAGTATTGAAAGGATATAATAATTCTAATTTTAATTTGGGTATAGCGTTTCAATTTGATTTTGATGATATTGTTCCAATAAACAATCCATATGTTGAGAATAAACACAAAGAATATTTTACCAGAGTTCCAAATAGCTTTATTCAGGTAGACATTAAAAAGAAATATCATTTACATAGAATTTTTTATCTTATATATATCTTAATTGATAAACATAGAAGTTATGAAGATCAATCATATATTGTGATTTCAGAGATATTCAATTTATGTAAATATAAGCAAACAAAACACAAACCTAAAATATTTTTTGAAATAATCAAATGTTTATTGTTTTTACATGAAAGTAACATGATTAATATTACTTCTGATTTTGATATTCATAGTGTTGGATATAATGAATGTATTCAAATGGATATTATACCAGAGAATTTTGACGCAACAGATAAATTTTCAAAAATTACATCTTCGCAACTTGACTTCATAATGATGAGTGAATCAAGTATTAACAAAGAGAATATATTAATGGCATTCCTTTACATCAATTCTTATATTTTTATTCGTCCAAAAAATAAAAATAATGAAGAAACAATAAGTAATCCTAAATCTAAACCAGAAGCATTTTTTCGCAGCATGGAAAGTATGGCAAAAGAATTGGCAATTTCAAAAGATACATTAAATCAATGTATTCAATGTTTAACTTCTTCTAGCGAAAATCAAAAACCTCTTTTGATAAAAAGAGAAGTAGGTAGTATACAACCAGATCCTAAAAAGCCACCACAAAATGTTCCAAATATCTATGTACTTAATAAAGAAGGATATGAACAAGAAATTGAATGGGCTATTTTAAAGATGTTAGAAGTATATAATGTAGATTCATTTGGAGAATTAACAGGTAAAGATGTGAAATAAATTAAATCGAGATAGAAAGGATGCTGATGATACATATGATTGAATAAATAAAAAAAGAGAATATACATATATAACTATTAACCAGTATCACAAAAAGGAGTGATGCAATTATGAATTTTAAATCAAAGGAGAACATTAAATATGACAGAGACAGAAAACAGAAAAAACCATGAATACAGCTATAACAAATATTATATTATGCCAAGTAGAGAAGAATTACATAGAGGATATAGTGGTTGGCTAAACGATGCGGATTTCATTATGTCAAGAGGAAATAATCAAAAACAATCCAGAATTGTAGAAAAAATTGCATCCGATTGGCTATTCGATGAACAATGTCATAAAAATATTCTTAGTAAAGAAAGAGAGAAAAACAATGACTGAAAGAAATTTTGATAACAATAATGAAAATTGTATTGAGTTTTTATCTGGTGAACGATATGCCGTTGCAACTTTTACAAACAGGAAACATATCACTCGTTTAAAGAAAATCTATGCTGAAAGAAAAGATGAGATTAAATACTTTAGAGAAAATAAAGATGGTAGTATTTGTGTGAAATTTCCTCTTAAATGGGTTAAGATAAATCCTGGTTCTATACCTGATCCAAATAAACCCAAAAAAGTATTAACAGAAGAACAAAAGGAAAAATTGATACAGAATTTGCAAAAATATCGTGAGTCTAAAAAGAAATAGTATATATCTCTACTCTCTTATGTCCAGTTTATCGTAAAATTATAAAGAAATGATAGTCAAATTTCAATTCTACGGTATCTATTGTTAAGTTGTTCCACCTACAACTTAAAATCGAAATTCACCCAAAATTTATCAATATATATTGAGAATAATTAAATAAGGAAAATATGATGAGAAAAATGGATTACAAATATTTCTCAAAAGCCAAGCAGATTGCACAGGTGTCTGATTTTCCAAAGGTACATATCGGATGTATCGCTGTTTATCAGAATCGCATTATCGGAATTGGTTGTAATACAAATAAAACTCACCCAACCCAGAAGTATTATAACCGATATAGAATAGATGACAACGATTTTGATAATTCTGAATCACTTCTACCAAAACTTCACGCAGAAATTAATTGCATAAATCAACTGAAACATTTGAATATTAATTTTTCAAAAGTGAAGTTATACATATACCGCACTAGAAAAGATATTGTGTGTGGAATGGCTAGACCTTGTGCAAGCTGTATACAAGCGATAAAAGATCTTGGAATTAGAGAAATATATTATACAACAAATGATGGTTATTCATATGAAAAATTAGAGAAAGGATGTGTTGCTTAATGGTGTGCGCAGGTTGCCACATGAGTTATTGTCCATCAACGTGTCCTGATTATATTCCTGAGAATGCAACCCACTACTGCTCTATTTGCGGTAATGGAATTTATAACGGTGAAGAATATATAAGGAACGATGGTGATTATGCTCATTGGGAATGTATTACTGGAAAGAAAGACTTAGCTGAATGGTTAAATTATGAGATTGGAATTATGGAGGAAGATTAAAAATGAACGATGTAAATATTGGTGATATTCATTTTTTAGAAAAATGGGGCGTATGCAAATACAATGATGTAGATGACTCAAAATTGTATTCATGTACCAACTGTGAACATTTTGAAAATTGTATGGATGATGCTAATTTTGCATATGTAGGTTACGAAATGTTTTGCGATTCTATTGTTGGATGTGGATATGATTCAATGGATGAATTTTGGGAATGCAATGGTATTTAATGGGGGTATAAATGTTAGACACGCAAATTAATATGTATAGTGTAGATACTGGTCATTTTTATAGTAATTCAGAAAAGTATCTTCACGAAATGAATTGTAAATATCGAAGAGAACGAAACTATATTAGTAATAAACTTGATGGAATTAAAAAAGATTTTAATACTATTGGATGTTCTGATGATACATATGAGTTGATTAAAAAAGATATTAAATATATTTTGAGTGATAGAGAAAAAACATCAATAACCGATATGGATCAATTTAATCAGCTCAGAAATCAACTAAATTATTGGAATCATTTAATTGCACATAAAAGAAAGAAAGCTAATGAATCAAAAGAGAAATTGTTAAAAATTCTTGCAACTAAGGTTTATGAAAAAGAGAACACTACAAAACATAATGAAGAAAATGAAATAAAAAAAGATATACCATTGCGATATTTAAGACAAGAAGAATTGAAAGATACAAATGTTATTTCAGTTTTTGAATCTTCTCTTACCAGAACTATTGGAATTAAAAAAGATGAACTTACAGATGCTCTTATCGTAGTGCAGGTTTATTATTTCGATGTTTTTAAAGACTTATCTTTTTATGGTTTTATGTATAAAGGTGAAAAATATAGATATTTTACATCATCAGCAGGACAAATTCGTAAAAAGAAAGCAGTTTTTATAAAAGAATCTGTATGGAATCAGGTAGAAAAAACCGTAATGTGTGGATTAACGATTGATAAAATCAATTCTAAAGGTGGTAATAATGTTAATAAACATTTGGCTTACATGGCATTAGCAAATTCAGCAACAGATCAATGGGTTGATTTTGATATTGATAGATGTATCGTAATTGACGATTTTGAAACTAATGTTCCTGGTACATTTGATTTTATAGATGAGACAGATTATTCAATTGAAAGAAAAACTGGTTTAGTGCCAATTCCACACACTGATGGAGCTGGAATGATCTTACCATGTCTTATGAATAAAAATACAATGTTTCGTGCGCCGTGGATAAAAGGATTGCTAGGTGTATTTGATTTTGTAAAGTTTATAAAAGTAAACAACTACTCTCCTATCATCAAAGATATATATGGTAAAGAACACGATGTCATCGAAGAAAATATTCAAATTATATTTACAAAGAGTCAGTTTAAAATGTACAAGTTCTATGATTCATGGGATGAATACAAAACATACTTTAAAAAATATAATTGTCAAGCTGGTAGATGTAATACAGAAGAAGATAGAGTTAAAAATGCAAAAATCAACTATCAGATGTTGCAAACTCTTACCAATATATCGGATGAAGAAATATTACTTTTAGCATCTAAGTCAATCGAAAAGATTACTAATATATGTACATCAGAAAAAACAATGATGGAAGTATTAGGAATTACCCCATATAACGATAATATGACACCGTTTCAAAAAGCGGTTAAAATATATCCTGCGTTATTAAATGATACATATGCAAAAGATGTTATTAGAGAAGTAAAAAATAGTCTTCTCAAACAATATCGTAGTGGTCGATTAGACATTAATGGGAAATATACATTTTTACTTCCTGATTTTTATGCCGCATGTGAATATTGGTTTGGACACATTGAAACCCCAACAGGATTATTAGCAGATAAAGAAGTATTTTGTTGGTTATTCAAATATTATGATAAATTAGATTGTCTTAGAAGTCCACATTTATATAAAGAACATGCTATACGATTTAATGTTGCCAATAAAGTATACGGAGAAAGAGTTGAAAAAATAAGAAAATGGTTTACAACTAATGCCGTTTATACCAGTACATATGATTTAATTAGTAAGATTCTTCAATTTGATGTTGACGGTGATAAATCTCTTGTTGTAGCTGATCAAGATTTTATTCGTATTGCTGAAAGAAATATGAATGGTATTGTTCCATTATATTATAATATGCAAAAAGCAAAACCAGTCGAGTTGAATAATAAAAATATTTATGCAGGATTAAATGCTGCATTTACTGGTGGAAATATCGGCATTTATAGTAATAATATTTCAAAGATTTGGAACAGTGACATTTTCATTGACGGTACAGATGAAGAGAAACAACATGCTACTAATTGTGTAAAGCGATTATGTTGTCAGAATAATTTTGTTATTGACTTCGCCAAGACACTATATAAACCAGAGTTTCCAAAAGAAATATCTGCACAGATTAAGGAATTTACTAATAAAAAATTACCTGCATTTTTTGAATATGCAAAGGATAAAAAAGTTAGTGAGGATGAAAATAAGACTCAAGTAGAAAAAAGAAATGGAAGTTTTGTAAATAAACTTTATAGCGTAATTCCAAATAAGGCAATTCACACAAGGGGATTACAACTTGGAAAACTTGATTATCATAAAATGATGAGCAATGTTAATACAACTTGTAAAAAAGAAGTATCTGATTTATATGATGAATTAAATAAAAAGTACAGGTACAAAATCAATATGAAAGATGAATATATTGATAATCTGAGATATGTTGCTTGTCAAATTCGAGATGAATTTTCAAAGTTTGGCTATTCAAATGAAGAATTAACAGACATGCTTGTTAAATATTTATATGGAAATAACAAAAGATCAAAACAATTATTTTGGTTTTGTTATGGTCAATACGTTGTAAAAAATCTTGAGTCTAATATTCCTATAAAGAAAACTAAATTTATTCAGTGCGTTGATTGTGGAGAATGGTTTGAGGTTGATATAAAAGATACTAAATCCTGTCGATGCGAAGAATGTCAATTAAAAGAAAAGCGTAGAATTGATAGAGAATATCGTAGAAAAAAAAGAATGTCGATTTAGCAAAAACACCCATTGCGCATGGGCGAAAATATTTTACCAAAAATAAAAACACCCATTGCGCATGGGCGAAAATATTTTTTCATTTGTGGCTATATGGAGAGCATACCACAACAGCAACTACGCTGAAATTACAAATGAATATGCTCAATAAAACGATCGTAAACAGATGGGAGGAATAATATTATTTGACGATTAATCAAGAAAATATTATCAAAGAGATTTCAAAAAAAGAAGATATAGATATAGTGACAGTCCGAAAAGTTTTCAAATCGGCAGAGGGTATTATTTTCGACTATTTATCTTCTACTACTCCCACTGATAAAACAGTGGTTAAATTATTGGACGGATTGAGTTTGGAATGTAAATATGTTCCATCACAAGAAATTCATAGATATGAAGATATTCAATGTGATGAAAAAATTTGGGTAAAGCCAAAAATCACACGACATTATAACAGAAAACTCAATGGTTATTTTGAAAATTAGTTAAAAAGGAGAAATCTTAGTTTCTTATGAATATCTGAGAGTATCTCGATAGAAATACAGTTATGATTAGTTTGGCGACTAATTGGTATATAATCGGCGGTTGCACTGATTCTTCCCTTTTCGCTACAGTGCTTCCGTTGATTAAAAATATAACAATGCGGATTAGAGAAGTAGTTAACTCGCTTGGCTCATAACCAAGAGAACATTGGTGCAAATCCAATATCCGCTATTTGATGCGTTTTATGACGCATCATAAATTTTACAATGTTATTGTTACGATTATGTGGCTTGACACAGATAGTATATCGTGAGGTATATAAAGATAGATTTACACCCTATCGCTATAGAAATATAGTCAATTCAAGCAAAACTGACATACCAGTAACTCAAAAGGTTGCGTTTCGCAATTGAGTCTATGCGGAAATAGTATGTATTATAAGGAGCGATAAAGTGATTTAGGGGCGACCGCTGAGAATTACTTTTTGACCGCAAATCAGATAGCTCATGCAAACTTATATGCATATAATGGTGAATCAGGAGGATAAATAGTGCGAGAAATTATTAATCGAGTGCATTATCCATTTATATGAGTATATTACTTATATGAACGTTTAGTAGGGATTATAACTGAAAGACATGAAGGTGTGATGTATTTTTGTTCTCAAAAGGAATGAAAGCGTCTGGTGTAGCACATCTTCTGTAACTTGGACTTAAACTTGTTGTAAAGTAGAATAATATTATCGGGAATGGTGGAATGCCGTTTACGTTTAAAAGGTAAAAGAATATTTATATACTTAGATATTACATACAAAGCGAAAGTCTACACCTCTACATGGTGAAAACAACCTAATTCCATAGTACTTATAAGAGTATAATATGGACATTAATAAGTCTCGCAAGACTTTGAGATGTTTGATCGAGTTTGCACAGTTCTCTTAGCGGAGATTTATAGCACGGCGGTGTTAATGGAATAATAAAATCAGAGTAGTCATGTAGTAAAAGAGAAATGCCACTCTTTCAAAAAGGCGGTTGTGGAAGTTTACTATATATGCGTAAGGTATATAGTGGATACGGAAAGAACTCATAATGTTCTAAAAGAACTTCTGTATAAATGTGTAATCTCAGCATTTATAATAATAATAATGATATATAGCTCAATTGGTTAGAGCGATTGTTTCCGTATGGATTTGGTAGATTTAGGTTCAAAGCCTAATATATCAATTAAGCCAGGAATAATCAAACTCTCTTAAAATACTGGCGATAGGGGACGTTGTGAGATGTCCCCTTAAATGAGTTAGAAAGTAGGTAAATTATGTATGTAGAAAAAGATGAAATACCTTATATGCATGATAATGAAAATAAAATCAAAGATAAAATTTTGACAATTCTCTCACATGAAGAATTCACTTTAGCTACAACAAAACATCTTTTTGATAGAATTATTCAAGAAATTAATGAGAATAATAAAATTAATTTATAAATTTTCAGATTGTTCTTTTCTTCTTTGATCATTAAGTTCAGAAATTTCGTTGAATGCTTCTGTATATGCTTCCATATACTTTTTAATGAATGTTTTTACTTGAAGCGGTTGAGAACTAACAGAAGCACTTCTTTTAGCTACATAATCAGCTAATTCTTTAATTTGATTAAGATCTAAAGTTGTATTTCTCATTTGTATACCTCCAATGTATTTTTCTTACAATTATACAACTTATGATGCGATTATTCAATATTTGATTATAAAAATCCAACAATGAGTGTCGATTATTACGTTATTCGACTAATAAAATACGTATTAATAGTATGTTTGATATATCATAAAAATACATCACCGCTACTACTCATGGCGGTTGGATAAAATTAGTACAGGTGGCAGAGTCAGGTTTAATGCGGATGCCTTGAAAGCATTTGATGGATAAAACCATCCGTGGGTTCAAATCCTACCCTGTACGTTACTCTCCTACTTGGAGAAATAAATGAAAAGGACGTGAATTGTTATAAAAGCAATTAGTAAAAAAGAAATGGAATTCCTTATGAAGAAAGGTTTTAAGTTCCATAAAGACATTTTTAAGACATATAGTGGTAAGAATAAATACTACTATAGAGAATGTAATGCTATTAATAAGGCATTAGATGATTACCATAATGGATTAAATGTTGTGGAATATAAATGACAGAAAAGAAAGACAAAATATATAGGAAAGGTGGTAAGTTACCATCGGAAAGAAAAAGCATGAAGTAAACATTGAAATTATAGGTGGCAATGCGGAAGGAGTTACTGGTAGCTGTACTAGAATAAAAACTTCTAATAATTGTTATCTTTTTGAATGTGGGATGATTCAAGGTGAACACACTGTATTAGAAAATTATAAAGCTAATATGAAATATATTCAAAAAATACGTCCACAAGAATTACAATATATTATTATCGGACATGTTCATCAAGATCATATAGGGATGATTCCGACATTATATGCTCGTGGGAAATGTAATGCGAAAATTATTGTTCCAAAAGGATCTATTTCTATTTTAAAAGAAATGTGGCTTGATAGTAGTTTTATAAATTGTCGTGATGTTGAAGTCATAAATTTGAAAAATGATAGAAATTATGAACCATTTTATACAGAAGATGTGGTATATAAAACCCTTGAGTATATTGAAGAAATTGATTCTGATAAAATAGTTTCTTTATCTGATGAATTAGCCATTCGATATACAGATGCAGGTCATATATTGTTATCAAAACAATGTGAAGTGTATATAAATGGTGGTTCTCGTACAAGAAAAATATTATTTTCTAGTGACTTAGGAAATATTTCTACACAAGACACAAGAGTTTTTGTTGAAAATTTTAAACCTGTTACATCGGCAAATATTGCAATTATGGAATGTACATATGCAAGTAAAGAAAGACAATGTACAAAAGAAACATATAAAAAAGATGTCACAAAAATAAAATCAGTTGTTGAACAATATTGTATTGATAATAATAGTCGTGTTTTAATTCCATCATTTTCTCTTGATAGAACACCATATATCTTGTGGATTTTATACTCATTATTTGGCAAAGATGAAAATTTTAAAATACCAATTCTAATTGACAGTCCGTTAGCCAATAGACTTTTAGATTGTTATTCTTCTATTTTAGATGGAGAGAAAAAAGAATTATTTGATGAAATAATGTCATGGAATAATATTAAAAGAGTTATTCAACCAGAATCCAGTAAAGCTGCTATTGCAGATAAAGGCGCAAAAATTATTTTAAGTAGTTCTGGAATGTTAACAGCAGGACGGTCTGTAAAATGGACACAAAGTATTTTACCAAATGAAAATGACTGTATATTATTTATGGGTTACTCAGGCGAAAATACGTTAGCTTGGAAGATAAAATATGGGAAAGACCATAAAACAATTAATATTAATGGTAAACCTTATAAAAACAAAGCACAAATTTACGATTTGAAATCGTTCTCAAGTCATATGCAAAGAAATGAGATGCTAAATTATTACAAATCTATTAATTGCGAGAAGATTTATTTAGTTCATAGTGATTCAAATAAAATAGAATTTAAACATGACTTAGAAAATGCAATTGCAGATTGCTTAAAATCTACAAAAGTTGTTGCCGTTAATAGCGGAACAAAAATTTCATTATAAAAATATTATGAAAATCGAGGTGTCTATTATTAAAACAAAACCTATTTTCAATAGTTTTCTTGCAAAGCAATTATTACATTGTGGAAATCCAATAGTTGATTTGCAGAAAAATCATAAATTAAGAAATGCAACAGTTTTCTTCTTTGAAGAAACGGAAAAGTTTATACAAGATTTAAAAAATTTGACTGCTGAGTAATCGGCAGTCTTTTTATATTCACTAATAATACAATGAAAGGACAAGGTGATGATTATGGCAAAAGAATACGTACCTCTAGTACCATATTTATATAATGTTGGAGATGTTGTAAATGGATTGGAAATAATCAATCAGACATATGCTTTGGATACTCATGGATGGAAAAGTAAAGCGTATTATGTAAAATGCACAAAATGTGGATACGAATATGACACACCAAAAAGAGAAGGAAATTTAAAAAAATATGGATGTATTGTATGTACTGGAAAGAAAGTTGTTCCAGGAATAAATGATATAGCTACTACTGCTCCTTGGATGGTAAAATATTTTGAAAATCCAGAAGACGCGACAAAATATACATATAGTAGTAATAAAAAAATAAATATGATATGTCCTTATTGTGGAAAAGATAAGAAAAAACTTACTCCAAATACATTATATCGAAAAGGATTTGGTTGTGCTTATTGTGGGGATGGTATTTCATATCCTGAAAAATTTATTAGAAATTTATTAGATGAATTAAATATAGACTATATTTTTCAGTTAAGTAAGAAAGATTTCAATTGGTGCGAAAATTATAGATATGATTTTTATATTCCATCTAAAAATATAATAATTGAAACGCATGGGAGACAACACTATGAAGATGCATTTTCGTCAAATTTTATTGAACAAGAAAGAATTGATTTAATAAAAAAAGAATCTGCATTAAATAATGGAATTAAACAATATATTCAATTAGATTGTAGAGAATCTAATAAACAATGGATTATTGATTCTATTATTAATTCTAATTTAGACGAAATATTAGAATTTAATTATAAAGATATTGATTGGAATAAAATTGAATATAATTCATTAAATTCAATATTGCTTGAATCATGTATACTTTGGGAACAAAATGAACGATTGACAACATATGATATTGGTAAAATGCTTCATATCAATGGGGACACTATACATAAATATTTAATTAAAGGATCAGAAATCGGAATTTGTAATTATAGCTCAGAATTAGGAAAATACAGAAGAGGATTAAAATCTGCAAAAAATATATCAATGGTATGTTCAAAAAAAATTTTTTACGATAATAAAATATATGACAGTATATCATCTTTTGCAAATTCAATAAATAAAAGTCATTCCGTAGTTGGAAGATGGATAGGTGGAAATGTGTTACCAAGAAATCATAATGATAGAAAATTTTTATCAGCACATTATGCGACAAATAATGAATTAGAAAAATATTCAAATTATAGTGCGTAAATATAAAATAGAAAGAGGGTTATTATTATAGAAGTTTTAGATATTGCTTTACCTCAAAATTTAGAAAATATGTCATTACCATCACCAGAACTGGTAAATTATTATAGATTAGCTGAAAATAGAATTTTTTATATTGATTATGAAATTGATGAATCAGTATTAGAAGTTCAAAAAGCAATCATTTATTATAATATTATTGATAAAGATATTCCTGTTTCTGAAAGAAAACCAATTATTATTCTTTTAGATACTCCTGGTGGATTACTTGTAGAAACATTTTCATTGGCTCAAACAATGGTAATGTCAAAAACAAAAGTGATTACAGTAAATATTGGTACTGCTTATTCTGGCGGTGCATTACTTTTACTTGCAGGACACGAAAAATATACTCTAAAATATTCAAAAGCTATGATTCATTCTGGAAGTACATCTGGTGGAGGCGGCACATTTGAGCAAAATGAGGCGGCACAAAAGATTTATAAACAACAGATTGATGATATGGCAGAGTTCATCTTAGAAAGATCAACTATTGACGCTAAAGTTTTTAAGAGAAATAAAGCAAAAGATTGGTATTTTAGTTCAGAAGAACAAGTAAAATATGGACTTGCAGATAGAATTATTAAAAGTTTAGACGAAATTATCTAGGAAGAGTGGTTATCACTACTATTCTATTTTTATGCAAATATATAGATTCAAGGAGAAGAAAACATGATCAAGATTAACGAAATTAAAAGTAAAACCACCCCACGTAAGAAGAATATTCAGCTTAAAAATATTTCATTACATGACCTAAATCTTATTGATACAGATACAGGTGAAAACATTACTCAAGAAGTCATTGATGCCTTACCAGAAGGAATAGAAACAATTGACTTCAATATTAGTGTAGAACTTCCAGAAGAATAATAAGTTGGGTGGTGGATGATATAAAGTCATATAAAAGATTAGACGGAGAAACACCAGAAGAATTAATTTATAGAGTATGTGCCGATAAGGATTCTATTGGATCTTGGAATGATGTTGCTTTAATTTTAAATACATTATTAAATCAAGATTATGGTGAATCTACATACCGTAAAAAATTTCAATCATTTAATAAAATGTTAGATGCAAATAGAAAGAAATTTTCAGATTCAAGTAAACAGTTAGATGAATTGGATAAGAAAATTAAAGAATACCGTCAAGAACAGATTAAACTTCAAACTCTTAATATTGAAAGAAATCGTTTAGATAGAAGTGAATCTCGACAAGAGTTGTACTATCAGTATGTTGGAAATGTTATTAATACATTACCATTACCAGAATTTGAAGATATTGTAAGTTATGAAGACAATAATTCTCGTGAATATATTCTAAATCTCAGTGACTTGCATTACGGTGCTTCATTCGTAAGCGAAAATAATATTTATTCACCAGAAATCACAAGAGAAAGGTTATTCTATCTTACATCTTATATGATTGATTTTATCAAATCACACAAGCTACATAAATTACATGTTTTATGTACAGGTGATGTATTGCAAGGACTTATTCATTTAACTGATCTAAAAATCAACGATAGTACAGTCGTAAAATCATGTGTGGAAATTTGTAGATTGATTGCACAAATGTTAAATACATTATCCGCTTATGTACAGATTGAATATTATCATACCCCATCAGCTAATCATACACAGATACGTGCATTAGGTGCGAAAGCAAATGAGTTAATGGATGAAGATATGGAATATCTGATTGGAAATTATATTAAAGATTTATGTGCCAATAACAATCGTATTATTGTTCATCTTGCAGAAGAAGGAAAACAATATGTAGCATTTAGTATCAATGGGTATAATATTGTTGCCATGCATGGACACCAGATTAAAAACATTGAATCAGCAATTAAAGATATTTCTATGATGCGTAGAGAATTTGTAGATATTTTAATTTTAGGACATTTTCACGCAGGAAAACAAATAACTGTTGGTGAAGGATGTTGTGCAGATTGTGAAGTGCTAATTAATCCATCATTCATAGGAAGTGATCCATATTCTGATTCACTAATGAAAGGTAGCAAGGCTGCTGTGAATATATATGGTATACACGAAATTTACGGACATGATGAAACATACAAAGTAATTTTAAATTAGTATTGAACTAGATTATTTTCTAGTATAGACCAATTTATAATTGGATTAATTGATATGGAGAGTACACCGCTACTCTCCTATTTTAGTATAAATATATAGAAGAAAGAGGTTTTATAAATGACAAAAATTGAATTTGTAGATGCAGTCGCAAAAGAAACAGAATGGACAAAAAAAGATTCTGAGGAAGCTATTAATGCTGTAATTAAAGTAATTACAAATGCTTTGGTAGCAGGTGAGAAACTTTCTATTGTTGGATTTGGAACATTTGAAGTTGTTGAAAGAGCTGAGAGACAGGCTAGGAACCCACAGACAGGGGCTGCAATTATGGTTCCAGCATGTAAAGTCCCTAAATTTAAACCAGCAAAGGCACTTAAAGAACTTATTAATGCGTAATAATAAGAGGACTGATTATATGAATAAAATTCCAACTATTTGTTTTGAAGATATTTATAAATTTTGTGAAGCTATGGATTCTGAATTTAATAGACGATATTATGCATCTAAATCAGATGAATCTATAGATATTTCAATCTTTGCAAAATATGACAATGCAAGAAAAATCATTAATTTTCTTACTGACTATGATTATGAGCTTGCTAATATAAATTTTCATGATCCTGAGATTGATGGATATGAAGATGAATTTATAATTACGTTATGTGCAAGAATCAGTAATCATGATACACCTGAAATCTGGGTTGAGCCTGCTAAACGAAAAGACGGTTATCTTCTAAATGAAGCAGATGCGACTTATATTCTGGATGAATGTAGTAGCGCACTTTTACCAAAAGTAGAAACTGATAAGACTTACTTTGTTGAGTTAAAAGAAAATGTTGAGGATGATGATTTTGCAGATGACTTAGAATTAGGTAATTGTTACGATTGCTGTTGTCATCATGATTGCGTAGATTGTGATATGGATGACGAAGAATATGTAAATGTGACTCTTCCTAAAGAAGATATTGAAACTTTACATATGCTTTGTCGTATTTTCAAAGTGTAAGTTGTCTTTCTAATAGACATAGATCTCCTTTTAGGGTGCGTGGGTGTCATAGCTTACGCACTCTTTTTATATTCCATTGGATTGTTTTGATCAATGGAGAATTAATTATTGGGTGGGATGGATAATCCCTCAAAGAGTAAACGTAGGATGGTTGATACTCTCCTATCTCTGAACCTCTGTAAATATTAACTGGTTGGTCAGTTAGACCAATAAAGAGAATTACAAGCATATACTTATCTCTACCTTCAATTTTATTATTGGAGGAATTTTTAATGAAAAACGAAATCAAAATTAATGGAAATCAAAATTAATGGAACTCAAAAATTTATGGGAATGGATATTCCTGTTATAGAAGGTGGCTTTGGCGAAGATCAAAAAGTTATACTAGCAAGAACTGTAGCTGAAATTCATGGTGTAAGAATGAATGATATACAAGATTTAATCATTCAAAATTATGATGAATTTGAAATTGGTGTTGATGTTCTTGATTTGTGTGATGATAATTTCAAAACCGAAGCTATCGGTTTAGGATTTATAACCAGTAATCGACAAAAACACTGTTATCTTCTTTCGGAGCAAGGATATGTTTTACTTGTTGGATTTATGAGAACTGATAAGGCAAAAGAAATCAGAAAGAATTTAAGAAGAGAATATTTCACAATGAGACAAATCATTAATTCTGATGAACAATTAACGGCAAACTTACTATTATCAATTTACAAAGGTGGACAAGATGCTGTTGTAGCTTCTAAGAAATTATCAGAATTAGAAGTTGCCAAAGCTACAGCTCCGTTAATTCCAAAAGCAGAATATCATGATAATGTTCTTAATAAAGATGGTTTAATTACTGCAACTGTTATCGCAAAAGATTTAGGTCTTAGAAGTGCAATGAGACTAAATCAGATTATGAATAGAAATGGTATCATTTATAAAAATTCTTCTGGTACATGGTGTCCATATGCCAACTATGAATGGCTTATAAATGAAAAATATGCTGATTATCAGAGTTATGAAAACGATAATTCTGCACCTTGTTTGAAGTGGACTGAAAAGGGACGCAAATGGATTATCGAGAATTTTGATAGTTGGGCTAAGTAAGTTACATAGATATTAAAGAATATTACCCAATGTTAGTGTCATAGCTGATGTTGGGATTTTAAAAAACAGTGGAAACATCGGGAGTAGCTACCTGGTGTGAGGAAAATACCTGTACGCCTCTTCCACTGTTTTTCTAATAATTAGCTATTTGATAAATGTACAGGTGGAAAGATACAGGTAAAATAATATGGCAACAGCAAAACAAAGAAAATTTAATATTGAAGATTATGATTATTATGTACGAGAATATATAAAGAAAAGTGAAGAATTTGGGAATCCTATTCCTCATTCAAAGTTAAGAAAAGAACCATTTAATCTTCCTGATGCAAGATGGTATGTAAAGAATTGTACTAATGAATCTGTTAAAACTTGGGCTGATTTTGTTGATTGGTGTGGATTTGTAGTAAAAGGTAAGAATCCTACAAAAGAAAAAGTAATAAAATTAATATATAAATTACAAAATGAAACAAATCGTCCTTTAATGTATGATGATTTTAGAGGAAGAGGTTGTTATCATCCGTCAATTGAAATGATAAAACAATATTGGGGAACAATCAATAAAATGAAAGAAGAACTTGGACTTGAAATTGTTCAAGAAAGTATGATGGATAAACAACTTACAAAAGATGATTTTGATAAAGAAGTATATAATATAGTAAATTTTATAAGATTGGATGGAAGAAGTTTTATAACCACTAGAGAAATTAATGGAAATAAAAATTGGTCGAGTTATTGGACGTTAGAAAGAATGTGCAAGAAATATTATAGCATTGGATTAGTTCAATATTTATCCTCTTTTGATATTTCTTTTGGAAAACAAGGGAATGGATTAAATTATGATTTTGAAGATGGAGAACATGTTACGAGTCAATTTGAATATATGTTTTCCAGATATTTAAAAGAACATGGATTCAAATATCAAATAGATTATTTTAGAGATGTAAAATATTCTAAATTTATTGACGAATATAATGGAAATATGAATTGTGACTATGTAATACATATTAATGATAAAATTATTTATATAGAGATCGCAGGAATCATTGCAGATTATAAAATGTGGTATTACAAAAATAAAGTCATTTCTTATAGCAAATCTAAAGAACAGTATAGAATCAAACTATTAGAAAAAGAAACTATGTTAAAAAATGAAAATCTCCATTATTATATATTATTTCCATGTGATTTAACAAATAATAATTTTCAAAATATATTATTCAATGATAATTTGGATTTAAAAAATAAAATTGAATCATTTTATAAAAATAATATTGATTGGAATAAAGTTAGAAGTATTGGAGAATTGGATTATTCTCAAAATGTAATTAGAGATTTTAAAAAATATAGTAAAAACCTAAAAGAAGCGATTTAGTTATTGTAAATCTGCTTCTTTTATTATGCAAAAATTTATGAAAGGAAGTGAGATTATTGGATGGTAAAATTGCAGATAGATCTGTTGAAATAACAGATGAAGAATGGCAAATAGTAAATGAATTTAATAGAGAAATGGTTGAGGATTACCTTGATAATCAAGCTGACCTTTCTGTAAAAACCTTACCAGCGTACAAATCAGGATTAAGGATTTTCTTTACTTGGGTTAAAACCAACCTCAATGACAAGAATTTTACTGATATTAAAAAGAAAGAATTTCAAAAATATCTTAATTGGCTAACCAAACGAGGCTTTTCTGATTCTGGCATTAAATTTAAAAAATCTGCTGTAAGTACATTTTGTAATTATGTAATGATGATGTATGAAGAAGAATATCCTACATTTCGTAATTTTACAATTGGGCTTAAAGTAGTACAAACTGGATATGTTCACGAAAAAGTTCCTCTTACACCAGATGAATATATTAATTTATGTCAAGAGCTTGAGAAACGAGAAGAATGGCAAATGTTAGCATATCTTACATTTTCTTATAGTACAGGATGTAGACGTGCAGAAGCTAGACAATTACTCAAGGAAGTTATTGATTATTCTGCAAATGAAAAGAAAATCAAAGTTCTTGATGAAGATGGACATGAGTATGAAACTATTTCAAAACAGTATTTGACTCACACTATTCGTTGCAAAGGAGCATCTCTTGTAGGTAAACCACGTAAACTTAAATTCGGTGATGATGCAATGCAATGGTTGAAAAAATGGATTGAAGTGCGTGGTGAAGATGACTGTCCTTATATGTTTGTAATTAAATCTAAAGATGGAAAAGAAGTTAGACAAGTGAGTGAAAGCACTTTTAATAATTGGTGTCAAGGATTATTTACACAAATTGTTGGACGTAGGGTGCATCCTCACCTATTCAGGGAGTCAAGAGCTACAAACCTTGTTGTGTTTCAGCATAAAGCACCAGAGGTAGCTCAGAAATTACTAGGACATAATCAAGTCACTACAACTTTAGATCATTATATTATTCGTAATGATGAAAATGATGAGTCTGATGAAGCATTTACTGATTGATGTAAAATAACCCCCCACCTCAAAGCCCGTAGTGTAGACCAAACACACCTATATGGAAACAAGCGCACGACATCGGACTGTCAAATCGCTTCGGGCAAATACCTATCTTTCTATATATTTTTCTTGCTTCATATTTACTCTTCAAAGAGACATAACTTTTTCATATGATCTCTTCTCCTGAAAGGGCAGTTCACTACTGCCCTATCTTAAAGCAAACTTGTCCTTTACAATATTTTCCAATTGTGATAATGTAAAAATATCAAAAATTGGAGGTGTTGTATATGGAGTTCAACAGAAAGACACAAACTGTCAAATCATTT